TGGTGGACAGCTTGATGATGCTCGGTATCGGCCATGACAACTATGACGCTCAGGTACAAGCGATACAGAAGCTCGTCGCCTTCGCCCATGAACACCACTGCCACGTCCACCTGATCATCCATCCCAAGAAGCCCCGTGACGAAACCGAAGCGCCTAACATGTACGACATCAAGGGTTCTAGTGGACTGGTGGATAACGCGCCGAACGTCATCACCGTATGGCGGAACAAGAAAAAGTATGACGCGCAGCAGGATGAACTGCTGAACGGGATACCCATGGACGCCAAACTGATCAGCGCCCCGGATACAACGATGTCGATCCGTAAGAACCGCTACAACGGATGGGAAGCGACGATACCGCTCTGGTTCCGGGAAGACAGCCAGCAGTTCCTGGAAAGCCCCACGGAGTACCCCGTGGTCTACCTGAATCCGAACGCGGAGGAAAACTTCTGATGTCGCTGCTCGATAACCTCTACGAAACACAGGGCCAGCCCCCGCCCACTGATTTAACACGGATTGCAACGGCGCTGGACAAGATTGTGGCGGCGGGCTTCGTCATCAGCCTGCTCCCCGATGACAAGGTGCTGGTCTCGCCCCGGATAAAACTGAGCGAGAAGCAGGTCGCCTGGATCACCGCGAATAAAGCTAACATCGCGGCCTACCTGCGGCGTCAAGCGAACAGCGACGTAGAGGCGCTAAAAACGGCGTTTGGGGCGACGATTGAGAAAATCACTATCGGAGTACCCCCTGCGCTGAAAATAGCCGTAGAACGGCTCCCTGTGCGTTGTATCGACTGTTCCCACGGTCGACTTTCGCTACCTGGCGATGAAGAGAGTGCCTGTCGGCTGTGCGATGTGACGATCAACGGGAAGCGATTGACCGGGCGCTTCGGACTGCATAAGCACTATTGCGAACATTTTGAGAAGGTTTAAGAGCCAATATGACCGTGCAAATTTTACTCGGCGATTGCCGGGACGTGCTGAAAACGCTGCCCAACAACAGCATCCAGTGTTGCGTGACCAGCCCGCCTTATTACGGATTAAGATCATATCTGCCTGCGGACAGCGCCGCTAAATGCTGCGAAATCGGATTAGAACCTACGCCCGATGCTTATGTGGATGAACTGGTGGCTGTGTTTCGAGAAGTCCGGCGCGTCTTGCGGGACGATGGAGTGCTTTTTTTGAACATCGGGGATTCTTACGCTGGCAGCGGGCCGAGCGGAGCAAGCTATCAAAGCAAAACAACGCTTGATAGAGAGGGTAAATCAACAGACGGTTCTTTCGCCGATAAAAAACCCATTCCGCCCCCCGGCCTTAAATATAAAGACCTGATAATGATTCCAGCCCGAGTAGCGTTGGCGCTTCAAGCCGATGGCTGGTATTTGCGCTCCGAAATAACGTGGTGCAAAAAATCGGCAATGCCTGAGAGCGTAACCGACCGGCCCACGAACGCCACGGAAAAAGTCTTTCTGCTGACGAAATACGCCCGATATTTCTATGACGCAGAAGCCGTCAAGGAAGAAGCCACCAGCGGGCCATCGGGTACGGTCAACAAAGACCAGCCGCGCAAAATGAACTCTACACCGCTATACCAAAGTAACCGTAGCGGACGCACTCAAGAGCCGGTCAAGCAGGGTGCAATGGGCATCCCGGAGAACGGCAAGCGCAACCTTCGCAACTTCTGGCTGCTTGGGCCTGATCCTTTTAGTGGATGGGTAAAAACCGTTCGTCGACATCATGTTGAAGTCGATGCTGTTTCCGGTGACACCCTCTGCATAGTGTCACCAGATTGCCCAGTTCATGCGGCGATGTTGCTCCAGGAAACCACGGAACAATGTGATGTACGTGTAAGTGATTTATGGAACCGCATGTTTTGCAGCAATAACCATCTCGTTCAAGAGCCAGTTTCCGATTTCGTTCCCACTGACCTGACTGACGACGCGGGGAGTTCGGCTTGTAGTTCGGGCTGTTTTCTCCAGCCGTGTGATCTTTCTGCCATTGACCGTAACACGAGAATCCGCAAAATGGGCCACGATCTTGCGACCAGTTCTGCATGTATCGCTTTCTCTCAAACAGACGATTGCACTGGCGACAAGTCAGAACGATGCGGTCTTTTCGATTCGGTTGAGCGCACGCCCGCGAGCAATACAAGTGCTGACGATTCTTGTGTTTGTCCTTCGGTTCAAACGGATTCCCACAACGAACGCATGTATTCATCTTTGTTTCCCATTGATTGTACATGTAAATTATACCGAGAAGTACAAGAAAAAATAAGCCATTTTGCCACCATGCCCCGCAAACTGGTGGAACCTTGCATCCTGGCCGGAACCAGTGAAGCGGGATGCTGTAGCGAGTGCGGGAAGCCTTTAGAACGTGTCATCGAAAAGGACAACCCGCCGAATGATGGAACCACGGACAGCGCCTATCAAACCGGCATGGCCGCTAATCGATTAGCGATGAAGCGCCAAGCCGCCCGCGAACAGGGAGAGGAATTTGTTAATCAAACCCGCACCATCGGCTTCCGCCCTGCCTGCACCTGCAACGCTCCTTCGCAACCCTGCACAGTTTTAGACCTCTTCGGCGGTAGCGGCACGACAGGCGAAGTCGCCCAACGCCTGGGCCGACACGCGATCCTGATTGAACTGAACCCAGAATATATCCCGCTCATCGAGGGACGGACAGCGCAAGCCGGGATGGCGTTTTAATTTCCCGAGCTACCCAACCGGGTTAGTAGTATACTGTGCGGAAGCCGTGTAGACGCGCCTAAGAACCCCGACCCGCTACCCTAACCCTACCTGACCCCATTACCCGGCTCCAGACGGCGTCTGACCCGGAAAAAAAAAGGAAGAAATTGATGTTTGATGCTGATTTTAAACCCGACACCGAACCCCCCCGCTTGGGTTTCAAGGAACGGATGGATGGCTAAGTTCCGAGAAGAGCGGGCAGCGGCGGGTATTGTCACCGAGTACATCGACCCGATTGAACGCGCCCGATTGTCCCCTCTATCCGCAACGGCCCTACAAAAAACAGTTCGGAACACCCACTCCGGCCTCGCTGCGGCTTGGATAACCGGACGATTAATCACGAAAAAAAAGGATTCTCGAGCATTTTGGTGTGCGAATCCTTTTGAAACCGAAGGAAAACCCATGACCCACGAACACTTTGAACCCCTTTTTATTCCCCACGATAGCGTTTGTATCCCCGTCCAACTCTATCAACAAATGCGCAAAAAGATTGATAAATTTGAAAAAATAAAAATGACTACTCACAATGGTCTAAAATGGATTCTTCAGTTCGGCGAGGTCAATGACTTAGGGAAGCACGCCATCGAGTTGTGATTGAGCGAGGATTAGCCTCTAGTAATCTACCAATTACCTTGGTAGAATAGCCGTCTACGTCTACCTTTCGAGAACGCCATGCCTAGAAAAATCAAAGATGTTTGTGTAAAAACCGGAACTTACAAGGATCGTAACGGCGAAGAGAATGGCCGATGGCAGAACGTCGGTATGGTGCTGCAAATGGACGATGGCGGGAAGATGGTGATGTTGAACCGTAGTTTTAACCCGGCTGGCGTGCCGTTTAAGGAAGGATCGGATTCGATTGTATTGTCATTTTTTGATCCGAAGAACAAGGACGGGAAGCCTATCGCGGCAGCACCGGCCCCGGCTCCGGCTCCTGTGGCAGTGGTGGATGATAGTGATATACCGTTTTGATGTTGTTGATTTTTAACAAGTTTTGTGGACAATGGAAGGCTGAATGGCTGAAACAAATATTACCACGTTTTCACAGATGGTCAATCGCGAGATGTTTCAAGCAAAGGTGTTAGCCAGTGAAGCCACCGTCCTGCTTGAAGATTATTTCCGGGCAATAAAAGGCCGGTATGACAGCGGCGAAGCTTATCCCTACGAGATAGACGAGATGGTGCCGACTGTGTTTACCAGTAAACACAAGGCGGTTGAAGCGCTTTTGCGAGACTTCGCGCAAGATGTTGATTTTACCGTAAAAACCGTTCGGTTAATGACGAAACGGTATTCGGCGGTGTGCGAAATGTCGCCGAATGATGCTTATGCCAAGCTGTTAGAAGGCGAGGATGAATGACCACTGCTATCGCCTGGACTGATGAAACCTGGAACCCCGTGGTGGGTTGCACCAAGGTCTCTGCGGGCTGTAAGAACTGCTATGCCTTTGACCTACATGACAAGCGCCACCGGGCCTATCAACAGGGCAAGCTGCAAAACGTCCCGCAGTATGCCCGACCGTTTTCCGAGATTCAGTTTATCGAACAGCGACTGGACATCCCCCGGCGCTGGCGGAAACCAAGGCGCATCTTCGTAAACTCCATGTCAGACCTATTCCACGAAGCGGTCACTGACGAGCAAATAAATTCGGTTTTAAAGACCTGTGCTAACGTCCCTCGGCACACCTTTCAAATTTTGACGAAACGCCCTGAACGAATGGCCGATTTTACCTACCCGGCGAACGTATTGATCGGTGTGACCGTTGAAAACCAGGAAGCCGCCGATACCCGTATTCCTATCCTGCGCTCTATTCCGGCGACCGTCCGCTTCCTGTCCTGCGAACCCTTACTGGAATATATCCGTCTCAACCTGGACGGGATTCACTGGGTGATTGTTGGCGGCGAAAAGGCCGGACAAAAAGCCCGATGGATGAACCCGGAATGGGCTATCGGCGTCATGCGGCAATGCCAGTCACAAAACGTCGCATTTTTCATGAAGCAAATGACCAACAACATCCCTATACCCACTCCGCTAAAGGTTCGTCAATTTCCGCAGGTGTCCGCATGACCCAAACCCTTACCTCTCTCATCTCTGATTTTTCCGACTCCCTAACCCGCTGCGATGCCGAGAAAGACCTACAGGCGCGTATTGCCGTTGAAGCCGAACTCAATCACAAAATCAAGCCAGCAATTTTTAAGAAGGTGGCTACAGCTTTTTTCAAAGACAAGGCCAAGGCGCTGCGGGACGACCTGCAAGAGCAGGTGGATTTGTTCGATCAACTGATACCGGCTGATGCCTGATCCCAGCGCCGACCGGCTGATCTATGCCGCGTTCCCTCCATCGCTGCGTGATGCCATGAAGGTAGCAGCGAAACGGTTTGAGTGGACGCGAGAGGACTGGCAGATGCAGACCACGATGATCCAGGAAGTGATAGCGGACGGTTGGTATACAGCCGAAGAGATTGCTGCCGTTTATGCCAAGGAACCACCGAGGAACGAGGCGTGAGCAAAATCGGGAGTTGCACGAACAACCCCCTCACCAAATCAACTGTAATGGAGTTTGAAATGGATAACCTGAATTCTAACCTGATTGCGATTGGCAAGTCTACTTTTGGCGAAGAGTCGGTTCAAACCGTTAATGTCCGAGAGATGAAAAATATTGCTATGCTTGAGGAAATAGTCGAATTAGCTTACAACGATCATAAGCTTGCTTTGTCTTTATTAAAGAAAGTAGATACCGATTTTGTTTATTTAAAAGATGCCGTTCTTTGGATGGTGCAAACAATCAAGCAAAGCAGTATTCCTAATGAATTTGATTTACATAAGAAGTTTTTTGATAATTTAAATGAGTTGATACCGAATGCTAAAGTTGTAAAAGAAGATATTGTTAGAGAACACATGCCTGATGGATTTATTGAAATAAATAGCGAACTACATGTTGTTGAAATTAAATTAAATAAATTTAACAATTCAGCCCTAAGGCAGATACAAAGATATATGAAACACTATACTGCAAAAGGAGTTGCGGTTGCTAAAGAGTTAACATGCGTTCTTCCAGATGATATTATTTTTATTAAATTATCTGTTTAACATTCGCGCTATGTTCGACGACTTTATTGATACTCGCGATTTGGTGGTTGCCTGATGATTAAAGAAGTCTATTTCACCCAGATGGTAGTCGTGAACGACAAAGATTGTCAGTTATTAGAAATTACTGATACATGCGATAATCAGCTTCGCATTATCTCAAAGGATAAATATGTATTCCAGACTGCTGAGGGCGGTTCACTCCGACCGGGGTTTGCGGGTACACTGAATGACTCCCAAACCTCTTTCAGCGAAGGTCTCTGGCAATGATTTTCCTATAGTACTTTAAATTAATTGAGCCGTGATGCCAATTTACCACTATCAGCTTGTTGCTGATATTGAAGTTCAAGCGCCCAACATTCAGGCCGCTGAACGGGCTGTGCATCAAGAATTACATACGAGCCAACGGCATGTGCGCGGGATAGGTTCTTATATTGGCAGCGTCAAATTACCCAGCCAGCGGAAACACGAACGTCTATGTCGGGTTGAAGTTGCCGTTTCACCAGGAGAAATTAACCGTGTTAAAAAAACCTGTTAAGCTGTTTAAATATGTATCTGCTAAGAAGATTATGCAAACCCACAATCAAAATTTTGCTAATCGTGTTAATAAAATAAATGGAATTGGTATTGGTAATAAACCAATAGAATGGGGAGATGAGGAACTTTCATTAAACGACGAACAAATTATTGAACACCTAAATATAAATAAAGGTTATTTGGCATTTTCAGATACTCTTACTCGTACTATTCATGTCTGGTTTGATAATAGAGTCAGTGAAGAAAAACGATTTAGAGTTCTGGCGCACGAATTAGCGCACATCACGGGCAATCCTTGCAGGGATCCACTCAATGAAGAAGAAAGATGCGATGGATTTGCCAGGCTGGCAGTTGAGGTTTATCGGCTATGGACAAACGTTTGATAGGCGAATATGGGTGTAAATATAAGTGTTCATACGCCCTATCCACTTAAATCAGGGAAATCCGCTACAGCGACGATTCGGAACACACAAACCAGGAAATTAATGATGACGATTAAAGTATATCCCGTCAAGATAGAAGCGGTCAATGAAAATGACGATTTGGCTTTTACATTAGAAGCGTTTGATCAATTTACAGCAACTTTGACAGTAAGGATGTTGTTGAATAATCAGAACGTTGATGAATTTATTGACGCAGTTCGTAAAAGTATGACGTTATTAGAATTAGAATTAGAGAAAAAAGAATGATAACCAACTATCTATGGCGTCATCGAGAAACCCAACAGGTCGTTCGCTATTTGGCAATAGCGACAGAAAAAACAGATGAAAACCCTGATCATTGGTATAACGGCATTATTTACTGCCCTGTTGATAATCCACACAATACGTATTTTTGCCATGAAGACGTTTTTAGAAGTCGATTTGATTTTTTGCTGGATCATGAAATTCTTGCGTTGGGTCTTGAATTGAATTAAAAACAAAATAATTACGAAAAGGATAAATTAGATGGAAAATATTCCACAAGTCGGTGGTAATCACTACCAAAGTTTTAAAATCCAGCCATGGGAATATATTGTGAAAAACAATATCGGCTGGTCAGAGGGTGAAGTGATTAAGTATGTTTCACGCTGGAGGAATAAAAACGGTGTCGAAGATTTGCGCAAAGCTAAAACGGTCATCGAGAATCTTATTGCGGAAACCTTGCAGATTGAACAGCAGATACCTCCGAAACCCACCCGGTATCCAATAATTGATTATCAGTTGACTGAAAATGAATATTTGGGGTTGGATTGATATGCATGATGAAATTAAAGAAGAAATTAAAGAAGCTCAACAATGGCTAAAGCACGGTATTAATGATGCTCAAGGTCGTGATCATGTGCGTAAGCTCATTATGATCGCCATGGTGTTGATAATTGAATTGAACGCCGAAAAAGAACTCAGGGCCATCCGATGAATCTACGTCAAACGCTGGATCGCTTTTATGCGGTTTCTGAAGAGTTAAAACGCGCTATTCATACCAATAAGGTGGGAAGTCAAGAGGTGCATGATCTTTTAGATACATTGCGCGTTGTGGAACAGGTGAATAACCACCTGATGCTATCGATTCGTCAATCAATCGCGGACTGGCTGCGAGAAGGACAAGGCCATGCCTCCTTCTAATCGACTCTATGCCCTGGGACGACTCAAACCCGGAGAACGCAACAAGACGGAAGCGGCGTATGAATTGGAGTTGGAACGCCGAAAATCTCAGGGTGAGATATTGTGGTATCAATTCGAGGGGATTAAACTACGGCTGGCTGACAACTGCTTCTACTCACCAGATTTTGTTGTGTTGTTGAGTAATGGAGAGATGGAGATGCACGAGGTGAAGGGCGCTAAAGCGATTATGACGGATGATTCAAAGGTTAAAATTAAAGTCGCCGCTCGACATTTCCCATTTAGATTTATCCTTATTTTTACAAAGCCAAAAAAAGATGGCGGCGGCTGGAAAGTGGAGGAATTATGATGCCAAAACTAACAACCTGCATTATGAAAATTCCGTATGCCCGTATCTTTGATAGACGCAGGGAGATTATAGGGAAATGACTACAGATTATATTTATCAAAAGCTATTGAAAACGGTTAATGATTACGGTGATCTTGTTGAGACACGTAATCATCTAACCAAGTCGTGTTGCGATCTTGAATCAATTTTCTTTGCGCAAACACCACTTGTGACTTTACGCAAGACCGCATGGAGAATGGCATTGCGTGAAATGGAATGGTTCATGTCTGGAGACATGAGGTGCCCTGATGAACTCCTGCCATGGTGGAATGATCAGTTGACGAATGGTATGTACCGAGGCGGATATTCTCATCAGTATCGAAGAAGCGGATATTCAGGCAACTTTGATCAGATTAAGTATTTATTGGATGGATTGCGTAATAATCCTAACTCGCGCCGATTGGTAATGACTACTTGGAATCCGAGCGATATGGCGAATATTACTGAATTGAACCACAATCCGTTGACACCTAGTTGCTGTCATGGGTCAATGATTCATCTATTTGTAAGAGATGGCACTTTGTTTATGACTCATTACCAGCGAAGCGCCGATATGCTTCTCGGTATTATCCATAACTGGTGTCAATATTGGGCGCTGTTAATGTATTTTTCCAGCCACGCAAAGCTGAACGTTGGGTCATTAAGATATGTGATAGGAGACGCCCACATTTATTGTGATCCATCCCATCTCGATGTTGTTAAGGCAATTATTAATTGCGATGTATCAAAAAGACTACTGCCGTCACCAAGGTTGGTTTATAATGGTGATGGTAAAGGTGATTTTAAGGCGTCTGATTTTGAGATGGTTGGTGAAATACAGGAACCTATAACAACAATCAGACCAAAACTGTTTTGAACAAAAAAAACAGCAAATAATAAATGAAGGAATGTACCCAACAAAAATAAAAAAGATATGCCATTATTGTAATAAAGAAGTCAATATATCCAGTCTTGCAAGATACCATGGAGATAAATGTAAAATGAAAAACCCAAATCAAAATTATTTTTTTATTAGGAGCATCACATGACCCCACTCTCGATCCCCATTATTGCCGAATACCCCCGTTATATTCCTACCCGTGCCCGATTTGGCGATGCGGGCGCTGATTTGAAGGCCTATCTGCCTGAAGGCCAAGTTACTCTCAATCCCGGTGAACAACGCCTGATTCCAGCAGGAATCAAGATTGCGATTCCTATTGGCTGGGTGGGTTTCGTGACCCCCCGCAGCGGGATGGCGCTGAAACATCGGGTCAGGATCGGCAACTCGCCAGGAACGATTGACGCAGGCTATCGCAATACGGTTGGCGTCATCCTCTGGAACGACTCAGATGAATTGTTGGTGATCGAGGATGGCGACCGCATCGCGCAACTGGTGGTGGTGCCCTGCTTCCTGGGAGACTTTGAACCTGTTACCACCCTGGATGATACCGAACGCAACCAGGGAGGGTTTGGCAGCACCGGCGTCTAATGGGTCGACAACGCTCATCTTTCGAGTGGTTATCGTTTGAGCTTAATCTAACGCCTACCACTGTCCCATATACCCGTGAACGCGGGCTGTGGCTATCGGTACTGTGGCAGGCGCTGAATGATCTTATTAATGATAATAAACCCAACGAACAGCGCCGAGCAAGGCAGTGGTTTCAGGATAAGCGAATTTATATCGGATCATTTAATTGGGTTTGCGATGTCATAGGTGTCAGTACCGAAGATATACGCACCGCATTGGAAAATGATTTTGAAGGGTTTAAATATCGGTTTTTGAAGATAAAAATAGGACAACGAAATGGATAATCGAGAGCATCATCAATATTGTCAGTGTTTGCTAAATCAATGGGCGCGCTGGTTGTGCGAAAACCACGGATGGAATCATCGTAGTCCTACAGACCGGCTAGTTGACCAGGTCGGTATCGGTCAATCGGGGTTTAATACTACCATCCCCCTGGGAGTAGAACCCAACGAGATGGCGCGGCAAGCATCGGTCGCAATGCGAGAACTGCGAGAGCGAGATGGGAAATCAGCGCAGGTGATTGAAGCAATCTATTTGCGAGCCAGGAGCGCCAAAATTGCGGATGTTGCGGCCAGGATGGGTATGACCATCCCAGCGCTGTCTGCGCGCCGCAAAAGGGCTGAGAGCGCCTTTTGCGGCATTGTGCTATCAAGAGCGGGTTAGAGCCGAGTAAGCAACCCGGTTTTTTCCGTGAATATTTCCTGGAGTTGGTCACAGTACACACCGTCAACCGACTCGATTACACTGTAATCCAGCTTCCTGACTCTCCCAAATTCGATGTTATACTCGTCCATTGGCGTCAACGTGATCCGCACCGTATCGATACTACGTTGAGTGAGTCTGGATGGTAGCTTGAATTGCAGTCCGGACTCTATCGCGATAAACTTTTTAGCCCCCGTCATCACGATAAACCGTTGACCCCCTAGTTGATCCAGGATGGTTTTGGCAATCTGCTGATCATGCGTCATGGCGCACCTCCTTATCTGCCCCAATTTTGGGAGATGTTCTGTAGTGACCCCACGGCATAATGGTCTCTACGTCATTCCAGACCTTAATACCGAACCGCTTACCTTCGGAAGTGGTCAAGGTCTTAGCAGTGCGACCTGGACGGTTATTTTGATGGATCATTCGCCGAACCTCTTGATACACTTGGGACATTTTCCATAACCATCGTCCTGATCGAAAACCCATTGCTCCTTAATTGTGGACTGAAATTCTTTCCCGCAACAGGAACAGGTAAACATTACCTTCTTGGACTCACCCTCACCATCCAACGGTAACAGCGCCTTCCTCATACGAAATTCAGTGGTTTCGCACTCGACAAGATGCTGGATTTTCTCCTCTAGAGTCTTAACCCATGCGAAAGTGATGCTTTCGATTTGAACCGACTCGTTCAAGTCGATCACGGCTACCTCGCTCCAGGGATGGTCTAAATCCCCGTCTGCCACCACGCAGAACCGGCGATTTCCGGTACTCCAGATCAAGGCGTCACAAGAAAAGGCGCGTAATTCGTGGATGCAAGTCGCGGCATCAATAGCGCTCGCAACCGGAACTGATCGATGACTTATGGATTCGTAGTACATGGTTCCTCCTGGAATGGACGGTAATCGGGGTTATCGATGACAATTTTGATCTTCGCACCGTTTGAGCGGCGCTTGGCAAATTCGCCCATTATGCGACCTCCTGTTGTGCGGCACGATCACTACGCTGCAAGCGGGCAATATGCCGTTTAGCTTCTTCAACGGCTGCTGATGGGTTCTTTAGAATTCCCCCAGCCACCAAAGCTTGAGTCGACTTCCGATAGATTAGATACTCTCTACCGTCATCGATCAGGCGATAAGTGTAAGTTTCGTCTTGCATACACACCTCTTAGATTGCCCCGCAGATAACTGCGGGATTGGGGATTAAAAACGCCGCCGCGCTGGCGGCATTCTCTGCATTATAACAAGATTGCAGTCATAATACGTCTCATAAAGATTCTTTATAGACGCTAATTCTTCTTTCGTGGCTGGTCTCGTATAACGGGGTAGATCGCGAGATACACTCGCATGACCTCCGGTTAGGTTGCCAGCTATTCACGCTGCCATCACGCTCTTCTTGATCGGGAAACAGTAAAATTGCGTCCTGGTCATCAGGAAACACCCGGCAAATTGCCCGGATGTTGTCAATAGATTGTTTCGTCATAACAAACACCTCACTTAGTTAGAATTATTTGAAGGCTGTTTTATCAGCCTATACATTTTTAAATTCCCATAGAACCCGAAACCACTTTTCCACGGCAACCAATATAACCAATAGCTTCGGGTTCCATCAGGAATCAGATAAGGCATTCCGTTGTCGCCATATACCCATAGCTCGTAATGCTGTGGGTCAAGATGGACGGGTTCCCACCGCCCAAACATGAATACTACTTCCTTATACATAGAAGCTCCCGGTGATTTAAGAACACGGTCATGGGATTTTCCCTCTGACGCCAACCGCGCCGCTTCAATACGTTCGTCAGATGAGCACGCATCCACAGCGGTCAAGTGTTGCCAGGGAATACCTGCTTTTTTACCCCACAAGAAACATGCCCTCTGAGGCGTTTTGGCAAGTTGGTTGCCGAAATGCTTCCCGTTGCAAAAAACCTTATGCAGTGATTTCATCAGTTTCTCCGTTTATGCTGCTGCTTGCAGCGACTCTTTCGCAACTGCGTAATTAAGTGCGTCTTTTATTTTCATGGTTCACCCCAAGCCACACTTGGCAGTGTGGCTATGGTTGAAATTAACAATAATGTTTTCTGGATTTGTGGGTCAGTATCGGTCGAGGGAAAAAAAATCAACTCGTTATTTTAAAATAAAATAATTTAAAAATCCTATTAGAGACAATCGAACGTTAATACAGCCTAGTCAAACACACGTTAGTTGAACGCACTGACCACGCGGTTTGAAAACCGATTTAGTGCATCAATCGACTGATTACCCAAAAACCGATAACCCGCTCCCCGATCTTGGAAAGCCGAGTAGTACAGTTCCCCTCCCGCTTCACAAGAAGGGTCAACCATCGCGAACACACCCGCTCTCCAGAACACCGGGTTCCCGCACTCAAGCATATAGAAGTACAATTCATCGTTTATTTCGTCGCCCGGACGAAGGTATTTCTCTAGATTTAGCCCGGACTTTTTCCACCCTGCCAATGTTTTCATCATCACACGCCCCTTTTGGTTGCCTATATACTACAACGGTTGAACTCGCAAAAATTTCAAAACTAAATGCCCTGGCGAACCAGGGCGCGATAACTGGCTAGTAACCCATAGCCTCTGCGGTATAGTCACGCTGCCGAGAACTAGCTCTTTTCCATATCGGATAGTCCACACGGGAAATAGGATTCCAGTCTCCTGAGACTGCTACTAAAATCTCTCTCCCACAACGGCTTACCCGACCATCGCAGTCTGCCCCATCTTCATACCAGACGCGCATGACATTTATTCCGTCATACGAATAAACATCACTCACTCGATGCCAACCTTCACTATGCTTTCCCCATGATTCAAATACTACTTCATCCCCTGGACGTAGCGTTAATTTCACCGCCGACATGCACCGCCCAGCAAGGGGATACACCCAGAACCGAATATTCGGTACTGGATCACGCACATCGCATGAATACCACTTACGAGAAAAATTCGTCATTACACACCTCCATACCGTTGCGAAACTACTATCACCCCGGAAGGCTCACTACCCGGAATTTGTACCCAGTTCGCCGAGCAGTCACCGAGAATCCAAGATGATCCTGATCGGACATATCCTTGGCCTTTCAACCAGCGGATTGCCGCCATTTTTCCATGGAACGGAATTGACCGCCCCACAGCGACCTGCCATACCTCATCATGGCCTATCATACCCATTTTCGCCCGTGCCGATACCACGGCAAATTCCTAGATATACGGCACTGTATTGTGCGTTGCAGTTCAGCCTTGAGCACTTCGCGTGCTCTGGGACTACACAGGTTAATTGCCCGAACAGCCCCCAGGTAGCCAGAAAGCGAAACTACTCGCCCCGATGCCAGTTCAACTGTTAGAGACATATCTTATCCTCAATTGCCAAACGACAAGCCTTACGAGCAGAACTCGAACGCCGAAATGTCCCCAGATTAGTCCAGAGACCCCCCCCAGGAAGACCAGTCACATACGCTTGATAACCCTTACGACCAATTGCGAAGACATGCGCTGACTGAACAACTGTAGCGCCCCATTGAAATGAATAGCCATTCTGATGTGGAAGAGCGGATAGACCCCCCGCCGTAACCGACCACAAAAACCGAACGCTAGAAGACATATCACACCTCCTCATTATCCTGCGCCCAGAAGTTGCCGCAGACCCAACCGTTCTTCGTCCTCTGAACCGACGCTTCGATCAAACGCTCATACTCCCAATGATTGTAATCACCTAGATTTTGCTGATACGCCGCAAACACCGCCATCCTTGGAGGAAGGGAATAGACCAGAATCCGTCCAGGATTATTCAGACACCGAACCTCAGTAAACACCATTACACACCTCGTCAGGGTCTCCGGCGACAACCATTGGATAGCCTGATGAATCAGTTTTTCACGCTGTTTCATCGATAGCCTTCGCGCACATTGTGCATACCCGCTCTCCATCCACAAGCCCTATATATTCATCATCCAGCGTAGCCCCGCAGTATGGACATTTAGGATCAAACCATTTGTGCATTAACGCGGCTACCTTATCCACGGACTCGAAGTGAACCTCCCCTGTCACAAACCCGTATTCTGATTCAGATACAGTGATACACGTAGAACCCCGTAATTCACGGAATAGCAAAAACCAGTATGAATCATCCGCCTGTTCGGCCCGTACTTCATCCCACGGCATGATCCAGAGACCACACCACGTCATCTCATCACCTGCATATTCATCCTCACACCCCCACCAGTCCGAGCAATAGAGCGCCGCTACCCACGGTTCCTGACCTTCAAATTTCCCTAACCGAGATACATGCTCGCGAGCATCCCGGATTATTTGTTTGGCGGCAGAAAGAGTCATAGCAGTCATTATTACACACCTCTAAGTTCAACAGAGAGCCGCCCCATGCAACCCTCTCCGATGCGCCCGGAATAAAAATCCCAGGCGCAGAAGAGAGGATTACAGACCCCCGCAGACCACACATTTATCGTCAGCATCGACTAGGTCGGCGGACTCCATAAACGTCCGCACCTCCGGCAAGTTTGCGCACGCTGGACAATGCACCTGAAAATCTGCATCCAAGTAGACGTATCCGATAGGTAACACGTCCGGAAGGTACGGCGCCCCCCGAAGATCGAAACACGCCTCAATCAGATGAGCCACCCCATCATAACTACTGACTACTACTGTCATCACACACCCCGTCTTTTCCGTCCTTAAATCCGCGAAGATAAGCATCCAACAATGCTCTCCGAATATCCCAGAGATAAAATCGCTTACGATCCTCTGGGCTTTGATCGATATTATGCAACGAAGTGAGCTGTAACTGATCTTTCGCCACCTGCGTTAACACCCTATTGATTTCACGATCAAATTCAGCATCCATCAAGATACCTCTCATAAAAAGAAAATTTTCGGTCTAGAGGATTTATCCGACCTTCCTCTATCCAATAACGCCCGCCAAATTCAGATTTCGCGTTTTTAATTTCCTCCAACGCTTCGTCAAATGTCAGATCGTTTTTCCAGAGTTCAACGCCGTCTCCCGTCACAGTAAGCACGTCAAAAGCTTTTCTCGCAAAGTTTTTTGCGTTCATGTCATTTTCTCCGTAGTGTCTACGTTTTGAGGATGCATTAGAAAAAACCTTTTTCGGCCAGATAAAGAAACAAAGAGGCTGGGGTATTATCGAATAGACGATAGACCGAAACAAAGCGACCCTCATCATCCATCAAGCCAGGCTCGTAGTTCTTCCAATCAAGCCAATACCAGCCGAACAGAGAATAATTAACTCGATTCATCAACTACACCCCCCCCGGCTGTTAAGATCACTTAGTATTTCGGCCAGTTCGGCCAATACGGCATCGCGCTGGCTTTCATCCCCAGCGATAATCTGATCCGCTATATCCTGATGCGGGAGTCCACGCAAAACGGCATGGACTTCATCCAGGCTATTCGCGCCATCAGCGGACAGATAACTGTGTACGGCTTTCATAATAATGTTACTCATAATCGCGATATCCGAATACCACCACGCTTCCCGAAAAAAACTGCGAAGTCAGGATAGTCACTATCATTCCCATCCTTAAACAGAATTAATTCAGGACCACCTGCTTCAGGTGGAATTGCATCAACACATGGAAATCGCCGACTATTAGGTATCCGATCTAGCAACTCACATGCCCTTTTTATCGATGAGACAGTATAGTCAGGCTCTCCGTTCCAATCTGCACAACCATAACTAGACCCCCCATGAAAGTATACGCGATACTTCATCACACACCCCCTGCCGCTGTTTCAAAGCAACTCGCTTTCGCGATCATTTCCTCCGCTAAATCACTTGCCACAACTCGCAAGTATTCACCATTATCGCTTTCAAGCCCCCACAATGTCTGTTCAAACCCATTGATTTCATCATTGAAGTCATCTAGCAAACTGACTTCAAGTCCACAATATTCCCACTCCCCATTACACCATGCTTTAAGACGCTTGAAATCTTCTCTGGCAATTTCATGCGCCCGATCACGAGTACAAACGCAATCCTTCATAAATCGCTGTACGGAAGCGCGATGATCGTACAGCCTCCGAAAACCATCATCCCTCCATAAAACACGTTCACCACATACCCGTTCCCGTTGAGTCCATTCAGAGACTAACCCATGAAAGTCTGCCCTATCACCCTCCCATGGTGTTCCGGCGAACTCATCACTGAGTACGTTCGCAAGAAACATCATTCCTTGATGCGAAAACTTGAAAGAATTGATCACCGGAATAATCATGATGCACCCCCCGACCGACGTAGATTCCACAGGCTGTACAGCGCTGACCTCGCTGGAACTACCCAGCGCGCTACTTCAGTAGAGTTAGAAGCAGAGGAAGAAGAAACGAGTTCAGGAATGGAACGGCTCAACCAGCGCCGATGACGAAGAGCAGATGCTGTGTCCACAACAAGCATTAAAGCCTCGAAGAATAACGGCATGTCCAATGATATTGATATTGGAAGAGAAGACCTCGAAGAAGACCGAGCCGCTCGATATGCATCTGACCACGCTTTACGCGTAGATGAATTATTAGTCTGTAGACTACGCAACATAACTGTACCCTCCAATTTGCTCATCATGATTTGGCACCCCCATCAGCGCTCATGATTTCCATGTTTTTAGCATGGGCCGCCTCGAACTCTTCACCCTCCAATTTGCGGAGGTCTTTCACCGGTACGAATGCCATGATGCTTTCCTCTGTTGCCCCAGGTAGTTGTTCAGTTGAAAGACTGGTTTGGTGAGTAGTTCGATCTACTCACCCCAGTGAAAAATTACACTAAAATCAAGAAATTTCTTTCGGATATACCGAAATCGCCAATTTCAAACCCTCCTTGTCGAACTCCCCTGTCCATGCCTCGATCACTGCGTCCTGCATGGCCTCCCGTGCATCATCAGGAATCGCTACCTCGCGCGTTCCCCATTTCCTGATAATCCGATGCTCTACCTTCCGACTTCCACCGCAACGTGCCATAATGTCAGCATATAGCGCCTTACGTGAAGCCCGCTTTGGCCCAGGAAATAGAGTTTTATAGGACTCTATTAGTGGAACGACTAGCATATACTTACCCCCCCTACAAGAAACAAAACCAGCGAACACCCTATAGTCCTCCAGGAACAACTACTATGAGCAGAATGAGCAGACCGAACCTCCAAACAAACCGGGTTTAAATTCACCCGAACCAGAGGAAACCACCCCGACCGAGAAGAAGCACGCTTACGATCCTCTTCGGCCCTGAACCATTCATCCCGAGCCAGCAACAAACATTCGCGCCACGATACTGAACGTATCGGAACACCTAGCCTCGCAGCATGGAACCTGCGAATAGCCCAAGCCCTAGACGCCAGGCACCGACAATCAGAAATAGAAAGTTTCGTCATCATTACACACCTCCAAGACCTAGAAAGAACTATCACCTCTTTCCCTGAACCCACCTCCTAACGAACTAAGGAGAATATTAGCCCATAAGAAACCAGAATACAACCCCCTTTTGAAAATAAATAGAAAATAATATTGACGCTCAATAAAAAAAAGACTAGGGAAAAAACAACAACAACTACCCAACGACTGAATGATGACTGAAACAACGGCGATACATAAGGAAGTACCTGTAGCCACAAAGAGAAAAACTAAAAAATCCGCACCAGGTAGCAATCTGAAAAAAATAATAGACAGCGCACGACGCCAGCAGCAGCAGCAGGAACAGGAACCACGTCAGATTAGCCGATCTTCATCACTCTATATCTATACCCCCCAAATCGCTGACCAGATTATCGCTAGGCTTGCTTCTGGCGAAACCATCCTCCGCATTGCGAGAGACGAAGGAATGCCTGATCCTGCATCTGTCCATTTCTGGATTACCACGAAACCAGATTTTGCGAAACGCTATCACGAAGCGCGATCTTGTGCCGCTACATCGATAGTGGAACAGATGATGGAAGATATTGAAACAGAAGATAGGCCCGAGCAGGTTGGACTGCTCAGATTGAAGGCGGAAACAAAACGATGGATAGCGGCTAGATTTAATCCACAAATGTTCGGCGATACGCGAAAAATAGATATTTCGGGAGAAATAAAGCACACACACACGCTTTCTTTAACAGAAGATCAAAAAAAACGCATTGCTACTGAATGGATTATGGCAGAAACGAATAAAAATGAGCCTATTTTGATAACCGGAACTGCCGAAACGAGCGGCCCGGATAAAAAACTAATAAAGAAAGCGCAAAAGAATAAATAAAAACGGCGCTGTACGTGAAATCTGTGAGTCGAGCAAGGGGATAACCCGCCAGATTTCGCGTAGCTCGCATAGAAATTCAAGATTATTGTTATTATCGTGAATTTCTACAGGGCAAAATTTCCGATCCAGCCAAGGATGTTCATGACCTACCCTCAAAGCTTTGCTGACTTTATAGAGAGAATAAATATATTCCGTTCGCTTGCCCCAGCGAACAGAATAAAAAAAGTTTACTAAATTTTCCTACACTTCTTGTTTAGATGCCTCTGTGAAATCTCGCCAGCCCACACGATCCGGCGGCCTGCGCGGGCACCCCCCGGCCTGCGCGATGCGACCCCCCCCGCCCGTCCGCGCCTCGGGTATGTATTTATATGTTATATCCTCGACATTTCGCACCTATTTTTGATTTCATAGTAAAAATCCTCGTTCTTGCATGAAATCAATGGGGTGGTTACAGTAGTAAACGCCTTTTGTTTTTCGGTTGGTTAGAGTTTCGCAACCATTGACAGTACATTTGACAGGTGGTAATTTCTTAGGGCCACGTTGAGCCATGATCTGTTCTCCGTGAAAGGACAGTGAATGGATGGGGCTAGCAGGCTGTGCCTTGAACAGCCTGCTATTTTTGTGCTATAGTTTACCAAGGTGGTTAGTAGATTTACAAATAATCTTGGTGGCTACGCCTCTAGGGCCTACGGCCTGGCTACATGGGCCACGTTGGCTACGATGCCCCATTAAATCATAAAGGTAAATATAAAATTCCTTTGAAATCAATGACTTAACGTATCATTTATGGTACATTTAACCCAAATATTTGCGTTAAATGATCCATAAAAAACCGTTTTTTCTTAGAAATCAATAAGTTAAATAGGCGGTAAAATGGCGCTTTTTGAAATTAATCGGAGTCCTATCCCGTATCGTCTATACCTGTTAGCTAACCTAACAGAGTGGACAGCGATGCAGATGAATCCGAAGCTTAACGCTGGAGCACATCGGGTGTTTGGGGCGCTGGTGTCGAAGATGGGTAGGATGAATTATGTCAATCTGACTTATCGGGAGCTTGGGGAGATGACCGATATGGATGTCAGTCATATCAGACGGGCGCTCTCTATCCTGAAAGATGAAGGCTATGTGAAACAGCTATCGCAGCCAAACCGCAATATGCGATTAATGATTAACCCACAAATACTCTGGCGGTATTCATGGCGGGATTATCAGAAAGGGCTGGCGATATTTAAAGGTGCTGATTGTTTAAACACCCTATCGACTACGAAAAAATCGGTATCGCTAGAAAAACCCGATAAAGCGGTTATTGAGCAATGTGATTGACAAAACAATGGTTTTTCGCATAATAAAAAGAACTGTGGCTCTGCCATTTTTTTAGAACCCATGATCAAGAAACAGCCGAGACCTAAACGCGAACGCGAACCGCAACCGAACCCGGTTCCCTGCCCCGAGATTGAAACAACCCTGATCAAGAATCATCGCATTCTTGATATGCGCGGGAAGAACATTCATCACCTGACGGTATACGCCTTTTCGCATCATACGGAGGGGCGGGTGTACTGGAAGTGCTGGTGCGACTGCGGGACGCTGTGCGAGGTGTCAGCCTATGCCTTACAGAACAATAAACGTAAAAGCTGCGGGTGTTTAAATCCTGTGGGGCGCAAGGGCGATGCAGCGCTCAGGAAGTCGATCAAGAAGCGGCACACCATCATTAAACGCATGAGGGCTGGCGTCCCGATTCAAGACCCTCCTATTATTGTGGACGGTGATCCTGCGGTGGCGTTCGCGCACGATGCCCTATTGTCCTACGCCTGCTTGCAGTGGGCGAACTATGAACCTGCTACGCATCATCGTCTGATCGCGCAGTACCTGGAGCGAGTGGAGCGGGGAGAGATTAAGCGGTTGATGATCACGGTTCCACCGAGGCACGGAAAGGAATGTGCCCACAGTACCCCAGTTTTAACGATGGATGGCTGGAAAACACACGGCGAACTCAAGGTTGGCGACTTTGTTTTTCATCCATCCGGCAATCCGGTTGAGGTGCTGGCGGAATCTATATCGAGTGGTGATATGTTTGAAACTCACCAAGATGATTTTTTGGTTAAAACAACTTCTGGAGAAACCATCCGTTGTCACGCTAGACACGAATGGCGGGTTTTTGATCGCCTTATGCACCAGTGGCGCGTGGTAGAAACTCAGTATCTTTTTTCCCAACCTCCAGGACACGGGCCGGTTGGGAAACGTGGTTATCACTATAGATTTAAGCTACCAGATACTAGCTCAGTGTTGTTTGATCACGCCGATCTTCCATTAGACCCTTATTTTCTGGGAGTCTGGTTGGGCGACGGGACATCTACTGGATCAGATTTTGTTTATCATCCAAAGGATCGTGAGCCGAGAGAAGAGATCGAACGGCGCGGGTTTGTGGTGACCAGCGAAAACACTCATGCAACAACAGGTGTTGTTAGTGTTGGGTTTGGTTGGCAAGGTATTAGACAAACCCTGCGAGAACTGAGAATTCTTGGTGAAAAGAATATACCGGAAATTTATCTTCGGTCATCGTTAGATCAACGCTTGGATTTGCTGGCAGGACTGATTGATACTGATGGACATGTTGAGCGTTCAACCGGGCGGGTTCGTATTTCTACGGTGTCGGTTATACTTAAAGACGCCATTGTTGATCTACTAACAGGACTTGGGCAACGACCTTATGTTACTGAACAGCAGCCCTGCACAAGCAGTAGTGGGATTGTAGGAAAAAGGCCGGTTTTCTATATTGGATTTCAGCCGACACTGGATATTCCAACAAAAATTCCAAGGAAGCAAATCGACTGGATAGCCATTGATCGTAGAAGGTTGGCGATTACTGAGGTTATTTATCAGCCCAACGGTGAGCAAGGTAAGTGTATTCAAGTCGATTCTCCAGACGGCCTCTACCTTGTAGGTCGAACCCTAATCCCTACCCACAATTCCATGCTCCTAAGTGAGTATTTTCCGGCCTGGTATTTAGGACGCAACCCCGATAAACGAGTGATCGCGGCTTCCTACGGGCAAGACCTCGCCTCTGACTTTGGACGAAAAGTCCGCAACCAAATCGCTGATCCGCTGTTTCAAGAAATCTTTCCTGACGTGAAACTGGCCGAAGACTCGGCGGCTGTCGATAAATTCAATCTGGCGCATCCGAAAACAGGTGGCTACTTCGCAGTCGGTGTCGGCGGGGCGCTCACGGGTCGTGGCGCAAATTGTCTACCAGGAGACACAAAGATATTAACAAGTCATGGTATTATATATATTTCCGATATATTAAGATATAATTCTCCGGTAATGGCATTGTCGTTTTCTGAAAAGAACAATGCGTTTGTTTGGTCGCCGATTGTGGCCGTATCTCGGAGAAAATCACATGAGCTTGTTAGAGTTGTCACTAACAGAGGGTCAATCACCTGCACACCAGAACACCCATTTTACATTGCAGGGGTCGGCTACATCGAAGCCCAATCGCTTACGGCAGGCCAGAATATACTTGCCTACGAAATGCTAGAAATACCAGAAGGAGTTTATGAAGGATCGAAGGGAAATGGAGTATGCGAAGAAACGGGGAAGGACGGGAATATGGTATTGCTCAAAGGAATGTGCAGACAAGGGTCATTCAACAAGAATGATGGGAGAGAACAACTCGAATTATCAAGACGGAACGGAAATAGATCGAGGTACATTAAGGAGGATGACACCGGAGATTCTAGCGAGAGATGGGTCGCGGTGTGTGGCTTGCCATGCAACGGAGACTCTTCATATCCATCATATCGACCAGAATCCAGCAAACAATGTAATGGAGAATATGGTGACTATTTGCCATTCCTGCCACATGAGGGTTCACAAGTTGGGACGGCCATCATTTGCATGGTTGAGCCTGTATACAACGATTTAGTCGAAGTGTATGACATAGAGGTTTTTGAACACCATAATTTCGTAGCACTGACAGACCAGGGGACGCCCCTGGTTGTAAAAAACTGTTTAATCGTAGATGATCCTATAAAATCGAGAGAAATCAGTGACTCGGAGTCAAGTCGCCGCAAACTCAAAGACTGGTATACGAGCGTTGCCTACACTCGTTTAATGGATAGTGGTTCTATTATTGTCTGTCAGACTCGGTGGCAACTTGAGGATTTGGCGGGTTGGTTACTTAAAGAACATCGTCACGAAAACTGGATACATCTGGACTTACCCGCCATTAACGAGAAAGGCGAGGCGCTGTGGCCAGAGCGTTACCCGATAGAAGAACTGGAGAAGATTCGCCGCACCCTCCCAGCGCGAGATTGGGAAGCTCTTTATCAACAAAAGCCGTTCGTTGAAGAGGGTGAAATCTTCCGGCGCGGTTGGTGGAAGAAATGGCCCGACAGCAAACCACTTCCTGAATGCAGTTATATTATTCAATCCTGGGATACTGCCTATACCGAACAGGACATTAAGGCAAATTCTTTTAGCGCCCGCACAACGTGGGGTGTGTTTCAACATGCCGATGAAGATTATGCGAACGTGATCTTGCTGGAACGTTGGAAAGGACAGGTAGATTATTCGGCTCTACGGAAAGAGGCATTAGCTGCTTATCGAGAATACAGTCCAGACAAGATTATTATCGAAAAGAAATCCTCCGGTATCTCTCTGGTGCAGGATTTAAGAAAGGCAGGATTGCCGATTCATGCGTTTAACCCCGAACATGATAAGATTGCTCGTGCCTATCGAGCACAGTCTTTGTTTGAGAACGGTCGGGTTTATTATCCAGATCGGAAATGGGCGGAAGATGTGATTGACGAGATGTGTACCTTTCGACCCGGTAATCCCAATGACACCGCCGATACGATTTCTCAAGCGTTTATCTGGTTGACGAATTCATGGTTGGTGCGCAACTCCGCTGACGTAGACGCCGAGAAAGAAGAAGAACTCCCCAGTAATGTTAAACGCTTAAAACCGAGAAAAGCTGCTTATGGTTAATGATCCCGCTCGCGCCGCACAGTTTTCCAAGACACTGCAAGAAATCCTCAATCGCTCACTGAATCCGTCTTTAGATCGGACTTCTCGCGACAAACAACTTGAGATTCTTGTTGAGATCATTCGTAGTCATGTGCGTACGAATGAATTAAATGGGGCGTTACAGGACTGGATGACGTTTACTAATACCTCCTGTGAGGACACCTCCCTTATTTCAGGTTGGTATCGTCAGGAATTCCTGAATTGAAAAAATGCGACTGCGAAGCTTTAAAACTCTTCAAACAACTGGAGCGCCGCACGAATGAATTACAAGGCGATCTAATAAATCTAACAGCCCGTCTGAGGTTGCTGGATATGAATAATGCGGAAGACCTCCAGGAATTATTTGATATAGTGCAGAGCATTCAAGAACGCTTCAATCAACAGGTATCTGATGAACGCACGATTCCAACGGGTTCAATCCCGGATTCACCTTTTCCCCCATCGGGCACGCTCTCAATCGCTCCATTCCTGGCTTAAACAACTGGATCAGCAGTCGCTCCCGGATCGTAGCCAGGATTTAGCGGCTCAACTCCAACGCATCGCCGCACTGGTTGCTGGCGTAGAACTTGATCCACCAAAACCGTCGTGAGACGGATAGAGAGACTTTATGGTCATCTTGGCTGAAGAACTGATAGAACAACCCACCCTCGAATCCGCTCTCCCCGTTCCGGTTCCAGCCCCAGAAGACCCTGCTATGGCTGGGTTGTTCGCGCTCATGGAACAGGGTGGGATGGAGATATTGACTGATGAAGAGCAGGCGCTGATGGGCGACCTGCTTCCTGCCGGAAGTACGGGCGCATTTGATGAAAATTTGGCGCTGGAGATGGATGAATCCGAACTCTCCCGAATTGCTGATGACGTGATTCAGCGATTTGACTGGGATCAACAGTCGCGCAAAGACTGGTTTGAACGTGAAGCGATGGGGATTCGTCTCCTGGGTGTCTCGGAGAACGTTGAAGGTGGGGCTAGTTTTGACGGTGCTAGTGAGGTCGTTCACCCACTAATGATGGAAGCCACCTTACAGTTCCAGTCGCGCGCCCTGTCAGAGATTTGGCCCTCTAACGGCCCCTGCAAGACAGTAGTGATGGGTGAACTCAGTCCCGAGAAGGAAAGTCAGGCCAAGCGCGTCCAGGATTATATCAATTACGCTTATACGATTGAGATGAAGGATGCCTTCTCGATCACCGACCAGATGTTGTTCCGCCTGCCGCTATCAGGTTCGGCGTTCATTAAGCTGTATTGGTGCCCGATCAAGCAGAAGATTTCCAGACAACTGATTCACCCCAGCGATTTTGTAGTGCCCTATCATTGCGATTCCCTGGAGTCCGCTCCACGAACGACCCACGTTTTGCGCATGATTCACAACGACGTGCGCAAGCTGCAACGTTCCGGGTTCTATCGGGATATAAAGTTGTTTGAACCCTCAGATGAGGATTTTCAGACCGATATGACGCTGCGTGAAGAAGAGGATGCGGCGGATTCGCGCAGTCCGTTGACCTGGGACGATAGCTCACAGCGCCATGTGATTCTGGAACAGACCTGTTACCTGAAGCTGAAGGGATTTGATGAAGAGGATGGTCTGGAATCACCTTATGTTGTCCATGTCGAAAAAGAACAGCAGAAGGTGCTGGCGATCTATCGGAACTGGAAAGAGGACGACTCGACCCGTACACCCAAGCAGCATGTCGTGCATTACAAGTTCCTTCCCGGATTAGGCTTCTATGGGTTTGGCCTGCTGCATGTAATGGGCGGATTGACTCGTTCGGCGACTGGAGCGCTGCGGGCGCTGCTGGATTCAGCGCAGTTTGCGAACCTGCAAGGGGGTTATCGCAGTCGGGACGCCAAGTTGAGCGGTAAAGATACTACGGTATCTCCTGGCGAGTGGAAACAAGTCGAGTCCACGATAGAAGAACTCAGTAAAGCTTTCTTCCCGCTGCCCTATAAGGAACCGAGTCCGGTATTATTCAATTTGCTTGGCCTGCTGGATCAACTGGGGCGGCGTATGGGTGGCGCTACCGAGGTTCTGGTGGGTGACGCAAACAACAACGGCCCGGTAGGCACTACCCTGGCGCTGATTGAACAGGGCTTGAAGGTGATGAGCGCGATTCACATGCGCCTGCATCGTAGTCAGCAGCAAGAACTGCATCGGTTCGCGGAACTGTGCTACGAGTCGATGCCGGAAAGCTATCCGTACTCCATCCCCGGTCAAGACATGGTCGTCATGTCGGAAGATTTTGATGAGCGGGTGGATGTGATTCCGGTTTCAAATCCAAACATCGTCTCATCCAGTCACCGAATCGCCATGAGCCAAGCGGTTTTGGATTTGGCGAACTCTCGACCAGATTTGTATGACATGCGGGCGGTTCACATGGATATGCTCCAGGCAATACGTGTGCAAAATCCTGAGCGGTTTATGCCGACCGAGAAGCCGATCCCTAGGCTTGATCCAGTCAGTGAGAATTCCGCGATTTTGTCCGGCGAACCCGTTCAGGTGTTTCCTGATCAACTGCATGACGCGCATATCGCTGTGCATTTGGATATGATTCCGCGCATTAGTCAACTCGATACCGGCGCAAAAGGCTCCGCAAAGCGGATGCGGATTGAAGAAACGCTGCTTGATCACGTTGCCCGTCACATTGCTGAGAAGACCCGCATTCAGTATCAGCAGGCGCTGGCGCAACAGGGTGTTCAGCTACCTGATCAGGAAGTCCCACCCGAAGTCGAGGCGCAGATTTCTCAAGCAGCAGCAGCGGCGGCTCAGACAATTCGCCCGGAAGAGAAACCCGGCCCTGATCCGCAAGAGACTGAAGCGGCTCGACGTGCTGCGATGGAAGAAGAACGGGTGCGAGCGGAGATTCGGCGGCGGGATGCGGTAACGGCGGCTGACCTGGAACGCAAAAATGCGGTGACAGCTTCGGATTTAAATCGAAAGGCCGCGCAGCAAGAGGCTGACCTGCTGATGAAATTCATCTCTCAGAACGGGGCGCTACAGAAGAATGCCCTGCAAGTTGATGAAGGACTGCCACCGATGGTGTAAGTTTTGTTTGTATGTTGTTGATTTTAAAGGCTTGGACGAAATTCGTACTAGCCTTTTTTGTTATAGTGTGATTTTGATACTTGAAAAGTACCAACCACGTTGGTAGAATACGCTGACAGGTTTTATTTCGGCTGTTGATTTCTTTGTGATTTTAGCGTATAAAGAAATCTCCTAGCACCATAGCAGTCCCCGCCCTGTTAGGCGGTTTTTGTGTCTATAGCCTTGCCCTCAATGGGGAGGCGTCCGGTACCCGTAAGGGCCGGGACGATCTATGGTCGTTAGGAGCGCCTACCCCGCCAGCGCAAATGGCGGAACTCCTTAAACCATAGGTGTTGTTATGACGACTCAAGTTGTTCCCTTCATGTTTGAATCCTCGCCTATTCGCGTTATCGTTGTTGATAACGAGCCAATGTTTTTTGCTACAGATATTGCTGTAGCTTTTGGAAAAGAAGATGATTTCTTTTCTAAAGAACTATTTACATGCATGGAGGCTTTGTTTTGCTATAATCTATTGGGAGGGGATATAGATTTTTTTGATTGGATTCAGTTTGTTGGTAAGTTTGGACACAATCAACCAGATTGCGCGATTTTTTCTCATGCTTATCGTGCGGCAGTAGCGCGACAGTTGCAAACGGAATCACGCGACTATTCTGAATATGCGATTGTAGATAAGTTCAAGAAAAATATTTCAACCTATATTCCGGGCGCTTCAATCACAGAAGGGCCAACACTCCGTAACCATATACCGGATGCGTGGATAAAACTACCGTCCGGTGATATATGTCCTGTTGAGGCTAAACGTACTAAAGCAGATAAAAGTGCGTTAAGCCAGCTAATACGTTATATGCGTGTTTTTAATAGGAGCACAGGGATATTGGTAGCAAAAACAATAACCATAACAATTCCAGATAATGTTGTTTTTGTGGGGGTTATGGAATGACTGCCGTAAAATACAGCCACATTTTCCAGCGAATCCTGGCGCTCGGTATCACCCCTCCCGAATTGTTGCTCTAGGAGATGGACGTTCACGCTACACAAGGTGTCCACTGCATGATGTTTTGGATCGTATCTGTGTCTCCCTGGCTCGCATAGGTCAACCGCTATAATAATACCCGTCCCCAGCGAAAGCTGGGTTTTTTAATCCCACTGGAGAATCTCCATGAAGAAAGGTAAGCCTAAGCCGAAGCCGTGCTGAAATAGCACCAGACCCCGCTCTGCGGGGTTTTCTACCAACCACGTTGGTAGTACAATGATCGTCCGATCAACACCCCAAAATACGCCATGTCCACACCATCCCTCCGTGCTGAAATCGTTACCCGTCGTACTTACAATCGCCCGCTCAATGAAGAAGGAACCATCTTTGAAACCTGGGAGCAAACCGTCGCTCGAGTGATACGACATCAACGATGGCTCTGGGAGAGAGCGAAGAGGAAGGATTTGACGCAGCAGGAGGAAAACGAATTAGCGCAGTTGCAGAGTATCTTGTTAAAACGAGAAGGTAGCGTTGCCGGAAGAACACTATGGTTAGGTGGTACTGAGATTTCAAGAACAAGAGAAGGAAGTAATTTCAATTGCTGTGGACTATTAATTAAGACGGTTTTTGATATTGTTGATTTAACCTGGCAACTCCTACAAGGTGCGGGCGTTGGATTTATGCCAGTTGTCGGAGTGTTAAATGGATTTTGCAAGCCGATTGACAGTATAGAGATTATTCGCTCTACGAGAACCATTAAAGGTGGTGCTGAAAATAACACCGAAACATGGTTGCATGAATCAAAAACATGGATCATTCAAGTTGGTGACTCAGCAAAAGCTTGGGCTAAAGCAATTGGTAAGCTAATTGCAGGAAAGTATCCAGCAAACCATCTTATTATCGACCTGAGCCAGATTCGCCCTGCGGGAGCCAGGTTGCGCGGCTACGGATGGATCAGTAGTGGTGATGAACAGTTGTCGCGAGCGTTGGAAGGTATTACTAAAATTATGAATCACTCTGCGGGGAAACTTTTGACTGCGATTGATATTTTGGATATTGCAAATTGGATTGGTTCTATTTTATCCAGCCGACGCAGCGCTGAGTTGGCGATGCTGTCAGCCAATCACCCGCAATGGCGGGAGTTCGCAACCGCAAAGCAGAATCATTTTTCCGATAACCCGCAACGCGCACAATCAAACAACTCTCTAGTGTTCTATACCAAGCCATCGAAAGAACGGTTGCGCGAGGTGTTTCAGTTGATGGTTAATAGTGGCGGCAGCGAACCCGGAATCATTAACGGTCAAGAAGCGGTACGCAGAGCACCAGATTTTGCAGTATTGAACCCTTGCGTGACCGGAGAAACACAGATATTAACAAGCGATGGATACCGTCCTATACAGGACACTATCGGGGAAGAGATTAAAGTTTGGAACGGCGAAAATTGGTCATTTGTGACTCCATTTAGTACCGGCGTAAATCCAATATTGCGCGTTGAACTGAGTGACGGTTCTAGCCTGAACTGCACACCTAATCATAAATGGCTAATCCTCGATGGTACATCTACTCATGTGGGCGTTGAACGCCGCGTTGAAGCAAAAGACTTGCGCGTTGGAGATCGACTAACAAAGTACGCTATGCCTGTCGTAACAGGCGGTGAAGATTATCGTACCGATGCATACTCACAGGGTCTTCCCCGACAGAACGCCTGTCGTTTTGTGACTGTGGTGGCTGTCATTCCCTGCGAAGAGGAAGAGACTTTTTGCTTTACTGAACCTCTCGCTCACCGGGGAACATTTAACGGGATTGTAACCGGCCAATGCGGAGAGGCGATACTTGGAGATAAGTCTTTATGTAATTTAACAGAAATTAATTTAGCTAAATTTAACGGTCGGTTTGAACAGTTGTGCGAAACCGCAAGATATATTGCTCGCGCTAATTATCGTCAGACCACCGTTAATCTATGCGATGGTGTATTGCAGAAGACTTGGCATGAACTTAATCAATACCTGCATTTATGCGGTGTTGGTTTAACAGGATATGTTCAATGGGAATATCAAGATAACCCTGAAAAAATGAAAGAGTTGTATTTATTCGTTCGGGAAGGAACAGATGGGATGGCAGAGGAACTCGACCTACCATACAGTAAGCGTGTTTCAGTAATTAAGCCTAGTGGTTGCCGTCCTTGGTATGCGCTGGTTACGACCGATCAGGGTATTCTGTCTATGGATGAATTATTTACTGACCACTTGGAAGGTGATTGGGCGTATTTTCAAAAAGACGTTAAGGTTATTCAGAAAGAAGGAAGTCAGCGCATCACGAAGACTTACGATAATGGAGTTGCTCCGGTTATTAAGATTAATATGGTTTACGGGATGTCCGTAGAAAGTACCACAGAGCATTTATGGAAAGTAATTGGGCGACAAGTTCCTAAAGACAAATACAAGAAGATGGTAGTCAGCGAAGACCGTTGGGTTAGGGCGGATGGGTTATGTGTTGACGATATTCTTGATGTAGAACTTGGTGTTTATAGATCAGAAAATATCGTTCCTATGGAAAGGTCGCGAACTCGTAGTATTCGTTCTGACGCTTACGAATTGAATCCACCGACGCACATGAATACCGACCTGGCATGGTGGTTAGGCTATTTGTGGGGTAATGGAGCGCAGTCGGAAAGTGGTAAGCGCACTCGGTTTATGTCTGCTTATAAAGCGCATATTGATAGAGTTGCTGAATTATCACAGTCATTATTTGGAGTTTCTGGGAGTGTTTTGCCAGTAAGCGGAGGAAGATGCGCTTGGATATGCGATATTTCTTCAACTAAGTTATGGTATTGGTTGGACGCTAATGGATTCTTTAAATATGGGTATTTTGATGGTCTAGCTCATATTCCCGCAAAAGTCCGCCAAGCCTCAACCGAAGTGATTATTGCATTTATTGCAGGGCTGTTTGACGCGGATGGTTGCGCCAGTCAACATAAAAATGATGATTTTGTTTCTATCTCTTACACTACAGCAGATGCTGCGTTCGCACAGCATTTTCAGGATGTTGCTTGGGCGGTTGGTTTGGGATTTAGTCGATCCCATAATACTGGTGGGAAAAACTGCCAGAAGTATAAATCCATGTGGTTGTTATCGCTTGGCGCTTCTGTTTTACCAGAATCGTTTGAGATTTTCCGAAAACATTCTTTAAAAATGACTGCTTTGCCTGAAGACAGTCGATTTAATATGAAAACACAAAAAGCAATTACAGGAAAGATTACGAGTATTGAATACCTAGAACCAACGAGAACGTATGACGTAGAAGTTGAAAATACCCATTGGTATTACTCAGGATCAGTGAAAAGCCATAATTCACTGTCAAAGATTATGGATTGTACTGAGGGTGTTCATAAGCCGCTAGGTAAGTATATTTTTAACAATATCAATTTTTCAAAACATGATCCGTTAGTGAAGACCTTACAGGCTTCTAATTATCATACTTTTGAAAATCCATACGACCCAACAGGAACGATTGTTCGTTTGCCCGTGTGTTGGGATAATGTGGATTTTGAGGAAGTAGATGGTCGATTTGTTAATCGAGAGACTGCAATAGTGCAGTTGGAACGCTATCGGATGCTGATGGGAAACTACGTTGACCAGAACGTTAGTATCACGGTTTCCTACGACCCGACTGAGATACCCGCCATTATTGACTGGTTGGACACACATTGGGACAGTTACGTCGCGACCGCCTTCCTTCTGCGCAATGACCCCACGAAAACCGCTGCTGACCTCGGATACCCCTATCTGCCCCAAGAGGTAGTAACCCAGGAGACGTATGACGCTTACGTTCAGACCTTGCTCCCGGTGAATCTGAACCATACCGAGTCCCTGCTTGAAATCGAATCCCAAGAATGTTCGGGCGGATTTTGCCCAGTGCGCTGATAGCGTTAAGTCTTAAATTTTGATAGAATAATGTCGCCTGCCCGACTGTTCATGCAACCGGGCAGACTTCCCGATAACCGACAACACAGGAGTCGATTATGAGCAGCGCCCAGTCTACTATAATTTCCATGGATCACAATGATTTGGTTTGCGAATTCAACGAAGAGGGTTGGCTTAACGCCACCAAGGCTGCGGCGCATTTTGGTAAGCGTCCTGTAGATTGGTTGGTATTAGCTAGTACACAGAAATACATCGAGGTTCTAAAGCGTAAACACGAGAACATATCATCGTACTGCACAACCACAAGAGGCTGAATTAAAGGATCGACATGGATGCATCCAAAACTTGCTATAGCATTTTCTGCTTGGTTAGGTGGCGTTGATATGCTCGTAGAAATGATTGACTCAATTCAGGATGCAACAGTAATTATTAATGCACTGCGTAGTTTTGAGATTCCAGACGACTTTCCAGATATGTATGTGTACGCAATCCGCGAGAAGGCGACAGGAAATATCAAGTTAGGAATTTCTCGCAATCCCGAATATAGATTACGCGAATTGCAAGTAGGTAATAGTTCGGAATTGGAACTGGTTGCTTACCGTAAAGCACATAATCATTTTTGTGATGAACATGCATTACATACTGATGCAGCAACTTATCTGGTACGAGGTGAATGGTTTGCGCCTCCTGCCGCAGGTTCTTTACCACGATATTTTCCAGAAGGATTTGGTTAAATTTTAGTTTCCCAATGACCCCCGCTTGCGGGGTTTTTGTTGACCCATGTTTTAACTTGAAATTGACTAACCACATTGGTAGAGTATATAATCTTATCCTCAAGCCACAGGTTTCTCTCGGAGGAATTGATGAACCGCGAATTGAAAGAAAGCTTTTTGACCGCTGTTGAAAACGCAGTGACTCAGTGTTTGATGGAGGTTCCCGTTCATCCTTTGATTGAATTAGGAGAGGCGGTGGCTCAGACGTTCGACGAGATTGACGCCGAAGCGTGCGTTTTGAATGCCGATGGGCGACTACTCGATGTCTGGGAAGCGGCAAGCGAAGTCGAATGGTCGTTATTCCCTGAAGATGACGATCATCCTTCACAAGCACTGGTGAACAACGCCACCCTGTTGGTTTTAGCCAATGCGCTGCGTTCCTATCGTGAAGCGGAAGCAGAGGCAGTGATTACGGACGATCCATTGTCTGCACCGCATTGGGAAGCGGTGACGCCAATGGGCGTTAACCCTTGATGGATGGCACCCACGATGGACGCCCTCTATCTGGGTGTATGGCGTTGAAAGGTTGTCTGAAACAAGCAGACTGTCAGCGCTATATTGAATATCAACAACACCCGCTGATGGGGTTCCATGCTTATCGCATGTGTAAATCCAGTCAGTTTGTAGAAAACAACTACCCGTTTTATATTTATGGAGTAGCCCATGATGACTCGTGACAAGATGCCTAATTTCATTAAATCCCCCTCTCCACCCAAGGCCACCGAAAGCGCCATGAAAACCCGGTCGCGAAAAGCCGGGGCGGCGGATATGGTAGAAGGTGCAAAGGTCGGTACAGCAATGCCGTCTCCGACCAAGCCCAAGGATGTACTGAACCCAAAGAGAAAGCGGTGATGATGATCCCCCGCAAAATCGCCGACCTTCCCGATGGACCTCGTCCGATGAAGCGTAGAACCAAGCCATTATCGATGATGATTGATGGTGAAAGGCCGATTCGTAAACCATCGCTTCCTAAAGTAGATAGCGAGAGGCTAGTTCGTAAGCCTACCAAGAAACGGGAGGGATAATGGATTTTATCGAGTCCTACCAAACGACCTTGCGCGAACTGATCCAGGAACAAGCAGAATCGATTGCCAGCGGAAGTTGCAGTACCTTTGACGACTACAAGTTCCGCATTGGTTTTCGTAAAGGATTAGTTTACGCGCTGGATAAGTTAAACGACACGATTCAGCAATTTGTGATGGAAGGTTAATAACCCCGCCCTAAAGTACGGGGCTTGCCAAGCTGGATTAACCAACTAGCGTACCAAGTTAACATGCCGGAGTCTCTCGTGGAGAAAAAGATGAACAAAGGTATTGACAAAACAAATTATTTTTGTCACAAGTGGTGACGAATGGAAAAAACCTGAGAAAAGCAGGTTTTTTTATGCCCTATTTTTTATTACCGCTTCACAGCGGCGAGACCTATGAACTCAGAATCCAATCTTCCGATTGAGCCGGTGGGCTATCGCCTGCTGATTGAACCCCTGCGCGCCGAAGAGAAATCCAAGGGCGGCATTATCCTGGCGACCGAAACGCAAGAGGCGCAAGGACATTTAACGTATGTCGGTAAAGTCGTGGCCATGGGCGACGATTGTTATCAGCATCCCAAATTCAATCAGCGCCGCTGGTGCCAGGTGGGGGATTATGTCGCCCACGGACGCTATGCCGGTCAGAAGATGGAAGTGAAAGACGGATCGGGCGGTTATATCGCCTATCGCCTATTGAACGACGATGAGGTTTTGGCACGGGTAGATAATCCCAATGTCGTGCGGATTTACATCTGATGAACGACGAACTGCTGTTTATCGTTACTGTGGCGGTTTCCGAACACAACTCTCTGAAAATTCACCAGCGTCATGTCTGGGCTACCGATGCCCAACAAGAATCGGTGAACGCGGTGATTACGGAGTTGATGAATAAAGTTCCTAATCCAAACGCTTCCAACGTGCAAACGCTATTCACGATTATCCAGGAAGCACAGAAAAAAACAATTGCAGAATAGAGAAGTAGTATCTCGTTGGTCTCATAAACCAAAGATCACTGGTGCAAATCCAGTTTCTGCTACCAGTCATTCAATCACTTCGGTGATTGCCTAGCGTAACTCGCGATTCGCTATCGCGTTGACTGTCGTGAGACAGACGGAGCCTTTGTGTCAAAAATTGATGATAGAGATGGTGACGATCTCTTTGAGGATGATGTTTTAGACGAAGAGTTTTCGGAAGAGGAAACAACCTCTGAACCCGAAATTCCTGAACCCAAGAAAGAAGAATCTCCTACCCAAACCGAATCGGCCAGCGGCGAGGGAAAGGAATCTTACGGACGCAAGGTTCAAAAGCGTATTGATAAGCTGACCCGCGAAAAACGGGAACTCGAAATGCGAGTGCAGCAAATGCAAGCTAAGGTGGAAACCATCGAGGCAAAGCATACGGCACGCGAGTTTTCTGAATTGCAGCAACAGGTCGCTTATTCGGAATATCAAGTCAAGAGCCAACTGGATGCGGCTCGTGCGAATTATCGCAAGGCGGTCGAAGAGGGTGATATTGAGGCCCAAATTTCCGCACAGGATCAGATGTTTGAGTTACGGGAGCAATGGGCTGAAAAGCGCAGGCAGACCGAACTCGCCAAGGAACAAGCACAGAAATTCCAGCAGCCTCCGGCCTCTGAGAAACCGGCTGACGTGCCAACGATTCCCGAGAATTTACCGTCAGGAACTCGCGAGTGGTTGAAACAGAATCGCTGGTATGTCGATGGTCACGATCCAAAAGCCGCGAACTATGCGCGCCAATTGGATGCGGACTTGCAGGAAGAAGGGTTTAGCCCAGATGATTCTGAGATGTATCAGGAATTGGATCGGCGGCTTCATACTGTGGTGCCTCGTCTAGCCAAGAAATCAGCTTCCGTAGCTGAAAAGGTTGCAGACGCCCCGCCACCCCGTCCCGCCCCCAAGGCTCGTGTCGCCGGTTCTTCGGCAGACGGTCAATCGACCGCTGAAACCCGAACGCCCGCTCGTCGCCTGACCAGTGGGGATTTGGAAACTATGCGGAAGTATGGCTTCGATCCCAATAAACCCGAACATCGTAAAGCGTGGATAAAGCGGAATGACCCGCTCTAAAACCACTTCTCAGGAGATTCTTATGGCAGACACCCTTCTCAAAGAGGCCGTCGAAAAAAACGACCGTCAACGTCTTTCCCGCACTCAGGAAACACGGGATGCTGAACCGATCCATGAACCTTCAGGTGATGATCAGTGGCAGCAACCGATGATGACCAGCGCTCCCGAGGCGCGACCGGGTTTTGTGCAACGATGGGTCAGGATTTCGACGCTGGGTACTGACGACGTATCCAATATGATGCGCAAGCGCAATGAGGGTTGGAACCCCCGCGCTGCGGATACGGTCCCGCCTGGGTTCTTTTGCCCGACCGTGCAGCACGCCCGGTATGGCGAAGTGATCAGTAATGGCGACATGATTCTGATGGAGCGCCCTGAAAACATCCATCAGCGTCAGAAAGAGTTTATAGATCGACTTACGCGCAACCAAACCTCCGGGATTGAACGCTATCTGTCGCAAACCATGCCGGGTGGACATGGGTTTAGCGCCGGTGAAGTCGATAAGTTTGAACGCAAAATATCAACTGGTCGGCGTCCCAAGATTGCCGACGATTAACTTTTACTAATGACTGTCGTGAGACAGTATGGAGTTGAAACATGGCTAACACTAATGGGCCTCGCGGCCTGAAAGCTGTTCGCAAACTGGGTGGCGGCAATATTAGTCTGACCGAATACTCGATTGCTACGACTACCGCCGTTATTTATAGCGGCGACAAAGTAAAGCTGACCGGTACTGGTAACGGTATTGCCAAGGCGGATGAAACGGATGAACTCAATATCGGCGTTTTCGCCGGTTGCCGTTATATTGCTGCGGACGGTAGTGTGAAGTTTTCCGCTTATTGGCCGGGTAGCGTCAGCGCAACCAATGCGGTCGCTCTGGTTTATGACGACCCGACGATTGTTTTTGAAGTACAGGGTGATACGGTCAATGAGGCCGATATTGGTCTATTGGCGGATGTTCATGCGGGAACAGGTAGTGCAACCACGGGAATGAGTGGTAGCTATATTATCGCCAGTGCTGGTGCAACTTCCGGCAAGAATTTCCAGATTATACGGTTAGTGCCTCGCCCCAATAACGCTTATGGCGCTTATGCAAAGGTTGAGGGTATTTTTGTGGAACATGCTTATAAGACTGGCACCCCGACTGCTGGCGTTATTGGCGTTTAATCGCTGACCCCTGACCGCTAAGGAAAACATATCATGGCAATTACAAGAGCTTCATTTCCACGCGACCTGACCGAAGGTCTTAATGCGCACTTCGGTATGTCTTACAATGAATATCCGGTGGAATATACCGAGGTGTTCGATACCTTTACCTCGAACAAAGCATTCGAGGAAGATGTCCTGATGACCGGATTTGGCCCGGCCCCGCTGAAGGGTGAGGGTGAAGCCTTTGCTGAGGACGAGGCCCGCCAGGGTTGGTCTTCTCGGTATCAGATGGTTACTGTGGGCATGAAATTCAGTGTCACCCAGGAAGCTCTGGAAGATAATCTGTACATGCAACTGGGTTCTCGTTACGCTCGCGCCATGGCCCGGTCGATGCGCGAAACCGTCGAGGTGATGGGTGCTAACGTCCTGAACCGGGCGACAAGCGGCAGCTACCTGGGCGGCGACGGCAAGTCACTGTTGGCAACGGATCACCCGCTGCTGTGGGGCGGTACGTTCAGCAACAAGCTGTCTACGGCATCTGACCTGTCGGAAACAGCGCTGGAAGATATTTCGATTCAGATTCGGACGGCGGTGGATGATCGCGGACTGCCGATTTCGTTGAAGCCGAAGAAAATCATTATCCCCCCGCAGTTGGAGTATGTAGCCGCTCGGCTGCTGCGTTCTACCCTGCGCACCGGGACGAATGACAACGACATCAACGCGATTCGCACTCTGGGTGTATTCCCGGAAATGCCTGCCGTGGTGACTCGGTTGACCGATGCTGATCAATGGTTCGTGAAAACCGACTGCATGGACGGCATGAAGTTCTTCAATCGGAAGGCGCTGGAACGCGGCTCTGATGAAGATTTTAACACTGGTAATCTGGTGTTCCGCGCTCGTCAGCGGTTCGCGTTCGGATTTTCTGACCCTCGCGGTATGTATGGCTCAGAGGGCGCCTGATGTAAACTTGTTGGCGTTTAGACAAGCCTAATGTAAACTACAGACTCAATTGTTAATGGAGTCTGTAGTTGATAAACGGGATTTTTAATCTCGCCTGATTGAAAAACCTAAGCCCCGAGTTGTTTCCCCAACTCGGGGATTTTTTTGTGCTTGCGATTCATGAATCTATTGACAAAACCATCTGTTTTTGTTTAACTTTTCCTACCTTCCCCATCTGCCCTAACGGCGGATTTTTTTAATCTCTGCTCATGTGAGCGTTGACTGCTGAGAGAGCAGACAATGGAGAACAAATATGTCGAAACAAACCCTTTCCCGTGCGGATCAAGTTTATATTGGTGCTGGTTATGACGGTGGCGTTTATGGCGTCAATGGCCGCGCTGGTGTTCCGGTTAATATCATGACCAAGATTGATTTGGGCGCTCCCAAGCTGGCTGTAGCAGCCGGTATTGTAAAAGGCGCAACGGGTGCTACCGAAGCCCCTAACGCGAATACAATTACTATTACCGCCGACACCTATCCTGCCTCCCCGCTGGATCAAACTGCACTATTAGGCACCACGACCGTTAACGGACAGACCGTGATGCCATTGGATGTCCCGCGAAATGTGACTGCTGCGATTAATACAGCGGTAGGTAATATTACGGTTCTTGTTACCGGGTACGACCAATATAAAGCACCTATGACTGAATCACTAGCAATTGCCGCAGCAGGAACAGCGGTCGTGGGTCTTAAGGCATTCAAGTATATCCGCAGTATTGCACTGACTTCGGACGCCGATGATTCAGCTAAAGTGATCAATGTCGGTTTTGGTTCGCTGTTAGGGTTGCCCTACAAACTGGCAGAAAAGTCTGACTTGCTGTCGATGTTTTTTGATGGCGCTCTGGATGTTCCATCGGCGATTGCGATTGCGGTCACTACCGACCCGGCCACCACAGTAACTGGTGACCCAAGAGGGACTATTGCAGTGGCGACAGTCGGCAATATGAACGGTACCAAGACCTATAAAGGCTGGATGCACGTTGCTGATCCTAACAGCACCACGGGTTTACGTGGTATTACGCAAGCCTGAATTTAACGAAGCCCCGCAAGGGGCTTTTTCGTTTTGGACTGTCGAGAGGACAGCCCGCTTCCATTGATGGATTCTTGAGGTGTAGGAATGCAACGAGTCACCACCCAATCAATTACTCTCAGCGCCGCCGTAGGCAATGCTGTTTGTGCTTCTCAAACGCCCACAGGGGCCGGGTTCCTGGATATTGACGGCGCGAATACCTCGGGTGGCGTCTATACTGCGCCCACCAATCCCCGTCATCTCACTATCGTCACCGCTGCTGCGGAAAACACTAAAACTTTCACGATTACCGGAACGGATCGCAACGGCAATCCGATGGTGTATACCACGGCAGGAGCCAGTGGCGCGGCGACAACGGTTTACAACGTCAATTTCCAAACCATTACTTCGGTGTATGTCAGCGACGCCACCACGGGCGCGATTACCGTGGGCTTTGCCGCGCAAGGCGCAACCGGCTGGATTCCTCTGGATCAGTATTCCAGTCCGGTGATCGGTATTGGCATTGAACTCAGCACCAGCGCCAATCTGACGTTTACCATGCAATCCACCTATGACGACGTACAAGCTGTGGGTTTCCAGGAATGGGACGCTTACCCCATTGCCAGCGCCGTGGTCACAGGAACGGCATCTGCCGCGCACACCATTACTCATGTGGCTCGCGCCATTCGCTTTGTGGTGAATCCGTGGGTGGGTGGAACCGCTACCTTCACTGTGATTGAAAAAGCGACATGAAAGTCATCATTGGATTGCTCGGATTCATCGCCATCATCCTAACCACCTTCATCGTGATTATTGGCGGCGTAATGGGCCTATTTGCAGGTATCGCGGTGCTGATGTCGTGAAAGGGCAATTGCAAAAACGTACAGATTCTTCGGCCTTAGCTTGCTATTCTTGCCGCTGGTTTAAAGATGACGACCCCGATATTTTCTACTGTGAACTTCAGCGGGAAGAATTCCCTGGACTCTGTGATGAATATCAGAAAGTTGGAGAATGGGCTGATGTCCGCACGAAATGGACAGCAAACGATGATCCCCCTGCAATACCGAAACGGTAGTAGGGAAAATAAAGAACGGTAAAGCTTTGGAGTCAGTAAAGCATGGAATTATATAATTTTGAGTTGTTGGTTAAGGAGCTTATTCGTGACGAAGGAATGGTTTTAAAGCCTTATCGTGATTCTTTAGGTTTTTTGACAATAGGGGTTGGTCATCTCATAAAAAAAGGAGAGTCGTTTGGCGAGATTACGAAAGACCAGGCGATTTCTATCTTGGAAAATGACATCAAAGATGCGGAAAGGAAGCTAGATAGTATTTTACCAGGATGGAGAAAGCTAGATGACGTAAGGCAAAGATCAATGATCAACCTTTCAGTGAACCTGGGTTACAAGCTCGGTGACTTCCGGCGATTTCTTCATGCCGCGAAGAGTGGTGATTGGGACAAAGCGGCGGATGCGCTGATCCAATCGCGCTGGTTTAAGCAAGTGAAGTTACGTGGGCCACGGATTGTTCATGCAATTCGTACTGGAACCGAGTGGGATGGAGTATGAGAGTTGTTCATCCTAAAACCAAGAACGTGCTGTTGATGACAGAAGATTGCCCGTTTATTGCTGAAGTTGAAGCCAACCAAGAAAATCCAGAATACAGTACCGTAGTGATTGGTCATATCGGATACAGTAATCCGAACATTGAGATTTATAGGGACGATTGGAATGCGTTTATGGGATTGGTGAAATTGATTGACTTAGAAATGCAGTATGATATGAGTGCGAAGGGAGATTTAATCTAATGTTGATTAGATGTAGATTTACGATTTTAACTCTGCTGGAATTAGGAATAGCAACGAACGTTACTGAGTTTTTCGGAGTTCAAATGAATTGTTGGTTTGATAGTGCCTGTCGAATTACGTTAAACGAATGTGCTATTTTTGACCTTGGTGGTTGTCTGGATAGTGGATTAATTTAGTGCGGAAACATAATGCGTACATCTGGATTGATTCGGAGTTTCGTTACGCCATTATCAACGCTATTTTATCAGTCGCATAGTTTGTCGCTTTGTCTTCCGTGAGGATGTAAAACATGATCAATTCATTCCGCTTATCAAACCCCAGTAGAATGCTGAATCGACTGTGCCTATCCAAAAAAACCGTAAAATTGGCGTATAATGACTCGCCGGGAGCCACCGTATGAAAAAATGGCTTATTTCCCGAGCTTCAGAGCCATCGACCTGGAGAGGGATTGTATGGCTATTGACCGTTGCGGGAATTTCTCTGAACCCGGAGCAGGTCGAGGCCATCCTTACCGGCGGGGCAGCGGTCGCGGGGCTTCTGGGCGTCTTCTTGCCCGATGGATAATAATGTGGAGACCGACCCGTCTGTCGTGCGAATGCGCCAGGCGTTTAGATTGAACACCTAACCGATTTTGAATTTAACCTTCAAATTTTAGCGGAGTTTTTATGTCACTTCTTGATGTTTATATTGCGTCGAACGATGCAGAATTCCAAGGGCGGTGTTGGGCCGCCGCAACTATCACAGCGCAACACGTCATTGTCGAAGACGAGGGATATGATGTCTCTTTGGCGAGTAAGAATTATGCGTTGAAGCTATTACGTGACGAGTCGTCTGTCACGGAAAGGCAGATTGCTATGCAAGTCCTGCGAAATGCGACGATTGCGTCAAGCCCATCGACGGCCAGTGATTCGGATATTGATTGGCAAATCAAACAGATTTGGCCTGAACTCGTCAACATCGGATGATAATTTATGGCGGATATTAAGATAAAATATCCAGCATCAAATGCGGATACTGTTGCGATCACAATTACACTCGCTAGTTTAGCGAGTTCAACGGCGTGGGCCGGGCGAGCGTCCACAGCCATCAGTAATTCCAGTAATTTAGATTTAGATCATTTGGTTAGTGGGAAAATTAAGCTGGGAACATCGCCGACAGCCTCGAGAACCGTTCAAGTTTATGCGTATGCGGCGCAATCTATTTCCAGCGGGACGCCAACTTATCCAGACAGCATCACCGGGACGGACGCCGTAAAAACCATGACCAGCGCCAATGTGGCGTATGGCTGCTTACGCTTTTTGTGGGCAGGAACGACAGACGCAACAACGGGGCTGGTATTAGAAATGCCTCCAACATCAATTGCGTCTGTATTCGGACAACTTCCTACGTACTGGGGATTATTCGTTATGCATGATTCTGGCGTCAATCTGGATTCGACGGGAGGGAATCACTCGTTCCAGTACGCTCGTATCCAAGGCCAGAGCGTGTAATCATGGCTGGATTAATTGGGATGCCCCGTGCTGCGTGGAAACGGCAGCCATCGGGGCCGGTGCGCATTGATTACCAAAACCCCTTAGCGGCGGGTTTGCGTGTTTTCGTTACCCACTGTGCAGGAAAAATGGTTGAGTGGGTAAAAATGCATACCGTATCCACAGATACGTCGATTCCCACAGTAAGCCCATTGGGGGTTTCCCGCGATTATACGAACCAGCAAACGATTATTAATTCAGACGATTCGTATAATATTCTTGGGCCGATTACAATTGCCACTTATGCTCGGGTAGACGCGCTGACGAACTACGGGCAAATTATCACTTCGGGATTGGGGACAACGACAAATCTTCCTTTTGAATTTCGTGTGGGACGTACTGCTACGGATGGGAAAATTGGTTTTATCCGTTCTAACGCCGGCTATAGAATATGGGCGTATCCTGCGGATATCATTTCTGCGGGGGATAGAACTTTTTTTGGCGTCAGACAGCCATCAGGAGGAATTGAAATCACGCCGGAGGCGTTTGTCAGATCAACATATTACACAATGTCTTCTGTTTCAGGAACGGGTACAGGCACTCCGACAGCGGGAAACGGAAATCTCTATATCGGAAAACGATCGGATGGATTGACTTACCTGGACGGGGCGATCCTCTATGTTGCGGCATGGGCGCGCGCGCTGAGAAATGAAGAACTCAGTTTGTTTCAAGAAAATCCATGGCAACTCTTTTCCCCCCGTGTCCCGCTATTTTATTCTATTCCGAGTGGAGGCGCAACCACTCATGATTCCGCGCTAACTTTTGCTTATATTGCCAGTATCTATCCTTCTGTAAACGCTCGGTTCAATGCCGGTCTGACGCTCTCAACTCTCGCTGGAGCGATGTCAGGGCCATCGGCACAGTTTAATAGTGCGCTAACACTTGATACGAATGTTAGTATCACCCTGCAACGAGCGCTGACGGCATTAGCGACTGTGCAGATGGATATGACGGTAGGACAGTCGGTATCGGCGTTGAATGCGGCGGTGGCGGCAATTACCGAAAGTATTTCTTGTTCTTATACCAGTAGCGTCACCGCAAATCTATTGGCCGGTTTGTCGCTAGCGATTTCGCAAGGGTTGTTGAGTAGCACGAGCGCAACGCTGAATAAAGCGCTGACATTGGCGCTCAATGCCACGTTGACGCCATCATCGACCGCAGGATATGCAACGCAGTTTTCGTTACTAACCACTCTGCAAACGGCATTAAACGCGGCGTTATCGACCTCTGCGACTCTGACGCTGCCTGCAATTTTTACGGTTACGATTGACGGTGAACGGTTTGGTATCAACGACCTCGTGTTGGCGCTGAACGTTCAGACTGGAATTAGCACCACGGCCACGGCGATTCTCAGTGCGCAGTTGACTCTCGCTACGCAATTACTGGCAACGCCTGCGGGTGTCGGGAGCTTCCGAACCGCGCTGACCCTGGCGAATCAACTCAATGCGCTGTTCACGACCGGCAACGCTATTACGTCTTCTCTGTCGTTGGCGGTGTCGTTGGCGCTGGCCGATGCCGCAGCAATCTCGCTGGGCGGCTCATTGGAACTCGGCGCGGTGCTGTCGCAAGTACAAAGCGCTCTGGCGGCGTTTCAAGCCGACCTGACCTTACCTACTACGTTAGCCGCGCCGATCACGGGCGGCTTGGCGATGGACGATGAGATTAGCCTGGTTTGGACGCTCAGGACAAATCTCGACGGCGCGTTCTTTGAGATCATCGTTACGTTATCCACGGGCCGGCTGGTGGTTATTCAATCCAGCGAAAGACTCATTTCTATTCAAGCCAATGAACGGCTCATTTTTATTCAACCTTGATTCTTTTGTACAGGTGTAATTATGGAACTCGGTAATCCCATCAAGTTAGAGAACTACTACGAAATCGAATGCCATGGCCCCGATGGCCAGTTGAAGTGGCGGGAAACGATTGAAAACCTCGTCACCACGGAGGGACTGAATGACATTCTCGACAAGTATTTGAAAGGGTCTACCTACACAGCAGCGTGGTATGTCGGGCTGACCAGTGGAACGCCGACCGTCGCAGCGGGCGATACTATGAGTTCCCATAGCGGCTGGACGGAGATTGCTGATTACTCTGAGTCGGTTCGTCAGACCTTGACGTTGGGTTCTGTGAGCGGAGGAAGTGTCAGCAATACCGCATCGAAAGCCACGTTCAGCATTAATGGCACCGTCACTATTGGTGGCGGGTTTGTGGTATCCAACAGCACCAAGTCAGGCAGTACCGGAACCCTGTACGGGGCTGGGGCGTTTACGGGTGGGAACAAGGCTGCTTCTAGTGGCGACAGTTTAACTGTAACAATTACGTTAACTGCTGCTGCTACTTAATGTTATAGTGCGCCATTTTAACTGTATCTTGGAGTGGCGCATGAAAGCACATGATTTGACTGGATAGGAACAACCTAAATGGCCTACACGCACACAAAGAAAACCCCGGTTGTACTGAAATACGACCCAGTTGATCCTGATGGAACCGACTGGGTGTATTTCAGTTATGGCGACTGGTTGCGCGATGGCGAGACGATCACCGCGCATTCAGCCTTGTGCGAAGGTGGAACCGTGGTAACGGATTCCACTTACCTGGGCGATATGACAGATAGTGAAGGTACTGCATTTACCGAGGTCTACGGGGTGCAATTCTCTGTTACTAGGTGTGTAACGACCGTGACCGTGACCCATCGCAAATCTACGGAAACGGTCGGCAGCGTGAATCTCGGTCGGTTGAATATCGATCATTCCGCAACGCTGGTAGTGAAACAGCTATGACCCAAGATGCTATCACTGAACTCGCTGACGATCTCACAGGTTCATTAATCTCATTAGAAAAACAGTTGAGTGAGCAGCGGCGGTCTATCCGAGATCTGCGTGAACCTGATTCGGCACGGCAGTTTAAGCAGGAAGTCGAGCGGGAATATCGGGCAGAAATACGTCAGTTGCGTGAAGAATCCTCTGCCAAAGATCGGTTGATTCTAAAGCTGCAAGGTGAGTTCGTGCAGTTGCGAACGGAGTTTATTCAGTATCAGGAAGCAAATAGGAAACCGCTGGAAGCCGCACAAGCGATGTCGGAAGCCAGTCGTACGATGCAAAAGGCCATGGCAATTATCATTGCAATCCTCATGACGATTGGCGGAACCGCCGCCAGCATTGAAGCGTTTCGGAAGTGGATGGGGAATCAGTAATGAACCTATGGGAAGATACCTGTCAATTTTGCCAGCAAGCCAAATGGCTGATCGTCTCCATCCTCACCCTGGTATTCGTTGCCTGGGGCGTGTGGGGCTGGCGGGAGGTCTCCATCTGGTATGAAGATACCGCGCCCGCTGTGGAGTTTTCGCAAGGAACAGTCGCCGATAATGACTTAGCGTATCCGAGTGAAGTAATTGTTTTCTACCAGCCTGTCAAGAAGCTGCGAAACTGCGACGGGATGATTCATCGCGTTGTGACGGGACAATGCGGGTATTTCGTTATTAGTGACAAACATTCAACGCTGGAAGCTGGATTTGAAGGACGCTTGACGATTCCGGTGCAAGTCCCATATGAAGCTATTCCTGGACAGTGTGTTTTTCAAATCCATGCGCGTTATTACTGCAATCCGTTTGATTTTTTGTTGCAGCGACAGGTATTTGTGAGTCCAGCGATTCCATTTACGGTAAGGAGTTGGGGAAATTGACACAGCATTGGCGCTTCTCCGTGGCTCTATTTATCTTAATTATCCTTCTCGCTGTATTCGTTATGGGCGATTATTTGCTGTTCCGCAATAAAGGCGCACGGTTCACTGCAAAAGATGGACAGGAATTGTGCCAGCGATTGCAGAAGATGGATGGTCTTCCCTATCTATATATTCAGCCATCGGGTAATTTATAACATGGCCGAAGCCGAAAACAAGGCTCTAACCTTTAAGTTTCCTAACGGGATCGATAACCGTAGCCGAGAATATGCGCTTCCTGAAGGAGCGTTGCGGACTGCGAGCAATCTGGATGTGACTCGAGATGGCGGGTTGCTATGCCGGAAAGGATTGCGATCAATACTGAGTGGAGATTTTCATTCGTTTTTTGTCCATCCGCGTGGGCAGTTTGCGGTAGTCGTTAAGGATAATAGTCTTTGTCGTCTTACTAAAGATAATCAGATTGTTGAGCTATCTGATGTGGTTGGTACGGTTTACTACGCAGTACTGAATGACGAAATTTACTGGATGGATCAAGGTTCGATTGGGCGAATTACTTCACAGGGCGAATTAGCGACTTGGGGACTCAACTCACCACCACCACCCCAGGCCAGTTTGGTAGAGGCGGGAGGGCTGATTGGCGGATCATACCGGGTTGCGATGACAGCGGTAAATGCCAGTGGGTTAGAGTCACCTGCTTCTGAAGTGGTGACGCTGGATGTTCCAGATGGGTGGGGGGTGAGCGTTACGACCCCTACAGCATCCGGGGTGAATTTTGCGATTTATCGAACTGAACAAAACGGGCCAGTCGAGTTGTTGCGGCAGGCTGTTATCGCCCCACAGGCTACAACGGTGCTGTTGAGTAACGCACCCATTGGTAAACGGTTGGAAGGTCTTTATGCGGTTCGCCCGTTTGCTGGGCAGTGCTTGGTAGCGTTTAAAGGGCGGCTGTGGTGCGCGACTGGGAACGTATTATGGTTTACCAGCGAATTATCCCCGCACTGTGTTTTTCCGTCGCGTGGATTCTACCAGTTTGAATCATCGATTCAATTATTAGGAGCCGCCGAGGACGGAATCTATGTGGGCCTGGCGGATAGAATCTATTATCTACAGGGCAGTAATGCTTACGAAATGACGCAGCGCCCGGTCGCCAGTGTTGGAGCGGCTCGAGGGTCAGTCCTGGAAGTTCCTTATGATTTATTCCTGGGGCAAGGTTCTTTTCCCTCTCGCCAGTGTGCGTTTTTAGATCGGGATGGGTATCTCTGTGTTGGGAAGCCGGGAGGTATTCTGGTTCGCACTACGCAGGAGAGGTATAGCGCTGGGAATAGTGAGCAGGGCGTACTCGCCTATTGTGTTCATGACGGGCTGCGACAAGTGTTAATGGCGAACTCCGTAGATCATACAGAACAGCAAGCGTCGGACATTATTGTTTCTGAGGTTTTTGCTAATGGTGTGGCGCTTAACGCGATCTAAAGAAGAGCGAGATCGGAGGAAAGCGATTTGTGAAAAGTGTGAGCATCTTCGGTGCTCGACGCTAAAAGGAATTGTGTTTAAACGCTGCGGACACTGCGGTTGTTTAATTATTGGGAGAACGGCAACCCGTTGTCCAGTCGGTAAATTTTAACTGTCGAGAGGACAGAACGATGTTGGAAATAACACAGGCGCTAAAGCCTAAATATTGGCGTGATTTGTATCGGCACTTTCGTAATTTTAATTACGACGTTAATGAGCGGGGTGAGTTACTGATCGCTCATGCGACAATTAAGGGAGTTTACCAGGTCACCGCACCGGATGGACTAGGAACTCAGAAATACCCGAACCTATTGACAACAGAAGGAATCAACTATCTGTTAAGTGCGGCGATTGGGAACGGAACTCGCTACACAGCGTTCTATCTGGCCCCTTTTAGCGGCAACATAACGTTAGCGGATACGCTAACGGCAGCGACTTTCTCGTCTACGGCCACTGAGTTGACCACGCAGTATTCACAAGCGACTCGTGTTGAGTTTGTGGAATCTGTTCCTGCCAGCAAAACCACTCACAATACCAGTAATCCTGCGGTGTTTACGACTGCATCAGATAGCGTGTCCGTATGGGGCTGCGGGTTGTTGTCGAGTTCAACTAAAGCCAGTACGTCTGGAGTCTTGTTAACCGCTGTGAAGTATGGAACGGTGCGCTCATTACCGACTACCGGTGATCAGCTATCGGTGACTTATTCTGTGTCCCTGGCGAATGCGTAAGGAGTAATAACCGATGCCTTCTTATATAACAAGTTTACGGACTACGCGCATTACTGACGTACTGACTGCGATTGATGCGGGTTCCGGTGCGGGGAAGCTGAAAATCTATACCGGAACGTCACCTGGAGTTAACAGTGCGGCAACCGGGACACTTCTAGTGACGCTGACGTTCTCCGATCCGTCTGGTACCGTGTCCAATGGCGTGTTGACCTTTTCGGCAGTCACCGCAGGAACAGCGGTCGCTGATGGTACGGCAGGTTACGCACGGGCGACGACTTCGGCAGATGCAGCGGTAGCGGATTTCACGGTCGGCCCGACGAGTTCGGGAAAAGAGATCATCCTGAACAACGTCAATATTGTGACAGGCGGTGAGGTGAGTTTGGATACTTCAGGCGGCATCTCGAAGATCACCGAAGGCAACGCTTAATCAAAGCTAACACTCCCCGATTCTCCGGGGAGTAGGAGAAAGACGATGGGCAATTGGGTCTTTATAGCTGGCGAGGTTAGTGGGTCTTTTAATGGGGCACGGCGATTATATGTTTACGATACTGTGTCGGATATTGTTACTATTGGGAATAATATAACAGATACTATTATTTCTACCACTAAACTCCATATAACGGAAAATAGCTTTTATTTTTCTCCTACCTATTATGTTGGAACTTCGTTTATCGGTGCGCTGCAATCACGATTATCAGATATTGATTATTTTTCTAATTCGTATTATATCTCTAGCGATAGTAGATATGGGATACCGTTACGGTTTAACGGAATTGACTTTTTACCGTATAAAAATGCTTCATCAAGTCCGTCTTACCATTTAATGCGATTGTATGATACTGGTAGCCCGGTTTTGATGTACACGTTCTCACCATCTCCATACCCTGTTAACTCTATACCGGTATTAACTATTGTCGGCAGCACATTGTATGCATTCTATACGGTATTAGGCGCTTTAACTACTTTAAAATGGAGAACATCTACGAATGGAATTACTTGGTCAAGCGAGTCTAGTACATCTTCTGGAACTTTTTATATAGATGGTACATTAAAAGTAAGTATGATTTCAGGGAGTTATGGGATTGTCACGACTGGATTCCCAAGAACTTCAGTGTTTACTTTAAATGGCGGAACAACTTGGACAGTTATTGGAAGTGGTGCGCCTTTAACAAACAACGGGTGCCTTGCGACAAGTGATGGATTGTATATTATATCTGATAATTTGATATATAAGTCAACAAACGGGACAACATGGACTTTAGTTTATACACACACAGAGATTATTAACGATGTTGTGTATGGTGATTCAAAGTATATGATTGTTGGGGCTGTATCTAGTTTGGCTACAACAACTGACTTTGTTACTTATACACCATTTACAGAAGTTGATTTTAGTTACCACGACGTTTATACCGCTATTTATACCACAGCGGTTGTGTCTGTTTCATCTGGCCCGCCAATTTTATCAATTAATTCTTTACCAACAGCAATCGTTAATGAATTATATAATGAAACGATTGGTACGACTACTGGAGGAATTGTTCCTATTAGTTGGTCTGGTACAGTTAAAGATTCGACTAATGTTACAGTTTTTACAATAGTAGCTAATGTGATTTCATTTACTCCGATTAGTTTAGGAGAGTATACAGTTCAAGTTACGGTTACTGATGCTCTGCTTCAAACCGATACGGGAGTAGCTACTTTTTCTGTAACTACGAGCGGTGGAGTGACGGCACTTAGTATTGTTCCAGCAATAATGCCAGATGCTACAGTTAATGTGGCGTATACTGCTTCGGTGGGTACAGCTATCGGAGGCACTTCACCTTACTTTTGGAGTTTAATTAGTAAAAGTTGGACAGATGCCGCGAATTTATCTACTGCCGGGTTATTAACTACTACGTTTACTACTGATGGTAGTGAAAATGTAGAGGTTATGGTAACAGATTCAAGTGTTCCTGCTTTAACAGATTCAGCTATTGTTCCGTTACAGGTAAATGTTAATGAAAATACTTCAGTAATTAGTGGCACTTTGCGATTGGATACTTCATTGGGTAATTTTGCAGCTAGAACGGTACATCTTTACACTTACCCTAATGGAGATAAAGTGGGCACTACGGTATCAGATGGCCTAACGGGTGCTTGGGAGTTTAATAATGTAGCTCCAGGGGATTATTTTGTAGTGGGAGTAGCGAGTCAGTCTGATTATGAGACATACTCGCGGGATTTTGATGCACTAGGCGCGATTACGGTAATTTAAAATGGCAACTGTAACGTGGAACCCGGATGATAAAGATGCTAATGTTGCATTGTCTGATGGAAATTTAAAAGCTACTCCGTTAGCTGGAACTGGTACTCCTAGAATTGCACGGGCTACTCGGGCAAAATTGGGTGGAGGGCGATGGTATTTTGAGTGCCATATGGTTACAAATTTTGCAGAAAATCCAGTTATGGCTATAGGATTAGTAACAAAAAACCATGTTTTACTTAATTCAGATATAGGAACTTCTCATTTTATTAGAACAGAGGATGGATTTGGGGTAGAAGCTAAGGGTACCATTAGATATACGAAAATAGGTAGTTCGGATAGTGAAATTATTGCCTATTTGCCTGTATGGATTACAAATAATGTTGTAGGGATTGCTTATGATTTATACTCTGGAGATTTTTGGGTATCTATTGACGGGGTATGGGTAGGCGGAGGAACGCCGGGTATTGACGCTACTCCGGCTGTTTCTGGGTTAAATATATCATTACCGCTTTACCCAGCGGTTAATGTATATAGCTATACTATTGTGCAGTATATAACGGCGCATTTTGCAGAAGCCGATTTTACTTATACTCCTCCGGCTGGGTTCAATTCTATTGAATATCCTGAGTTTGACTCGAACGGCGGGGAAGTTATAGCGGGAGAAGGAGTAGTTTCTGGGACTATAACGGAATTTTTAGTTCCTGGTGCCTACATGGCTCGTATACATGATTCAGAGACTGGAGCATTAGTTCAAACAACTTGGAGTGATTCTAACGGACAATACACATTTACCGGATTATCAACTACCCGCGAGTTTTATGTAGTAGCGTTTGATCATACTGAACCCCAGCAAACAGCCGTTATACAAGATCGAGTGGTGCCTAGCTAATGGCAACAATAGTTAATCTTAACTTCGGCGGTGAACCTACTAGCCACGTTTACACGGCTGACTTGGTTTTAAAGTCTCCTTATGAGCATCCTGTTGGAACTCTGCTAGTTCTCCGATCCGCGCCTGATATTGAACCGATAACTGCGAGCTTAATAGCCGTAGAGCAGGCGGATGTTGGGTATTTAGAAGTTATTGTTCCACAGCCTGTTGAGCCGATTAGTGCAACGCTAATATCCATTTCTGCCCATGATGTAGTTACTTTAGTAGGAGTAACGGATGCTAGGGATATTACAACAACTCTAATAGCTACAGAATCTTCAGACGTTGTTGAATTTACTGGGGAAGGATATGTTGGAATTGGTGTAAGGCATGGAGCATTAGTTTCAATAGAGTTACCTGATGCTGCGAGTTTAACGTCTAACTTTTTAATGAAGTGGGTTGCAACTGCTGCCGGGGTAGAAACTCAAGATGTTGCATCGTTTAATTTTGGGTTTATTGAATATACTGGGCCAGGGTTTATTAATGGTAAGGAGAAGCCGGATATTGTTGAAGGGCTTTTAGCTCGGTTAGTTTATGATGTTTCTGGGACATTAATATCTGAAGAGTTTGTAGACCAAACCGAAATCACGGTTCTTACTAATCGACAAGAAGTAGAAGCGATTGAAGATGCGCTAGTTGTTAGTGAGACGCTAACTGGCGTCGTTGTTAGTGACATACTGCGTGATACGCTGCTGATTTCAGAGGAACTAGATGATTCTGCACTGCCTTTTGCAGACGCGGCGGTTATTACTGAGAACCTGTCAGGGGCAGTATGGCTCCAGGGAACGATCCAGGAGGATTTGCAGCCGACAGAACAGCTTGGCGTTGTTCTACATGGGCCGTTAGTCGATACTTTAGCGATCAGCGAAACACTGAATTCGCAGTTTTTATTGCCTGAATTAGTCGATACTTTAGCGATTATTGATGTGTTGCATAGCCACCAACATCTTCTTGGTGGACTGTCGGATGTAGTTTATATCACGGAAGAAATTGCTTCGTCTGCCTGGGTTGAAATAGTCGATGTTCTAACGATCAGTGAAACGCTGGTTGGTAATGAGGCAACATCTGCGCCAGTGTTAGCTGACGCATTACTGATCACAGAGACGTTGGTTAACCTGATAACGGTTTACGCGCCGACTTTGGAAGAAGACGCACCGTTATTGATAAGCGAACTCTTGGGGAGTTCGTTAGTATTGGCGGGGGTGTTATCTGACACCTTGATTGCCAGTGATATGTTGCTCGGACAGACTACTGAGACCGTTCATGTGGTGAACGCAGAAACCGGCGCAGTGAGCACCTATCTGTTTACCCATGCAGTTCGCGGAATGGCGCAGTTCCAGGGGACACTGTATCTAGCTACCGCTAACGGTCTGTTTGCCGTAGACGCCGAGCAGGATGATGATGGTGATATTGTGTGGACGATGCAAACTGGGTTTAGTAACCTGGGGACTGATTTATTGAAGCGGATTCGCGACGTGAATTGCCAGGCTCGCACCAAGGGTGACATAACATTGCAGGTTATTAGTGATCGGTATGGGCGTAAACAACAGTGGCAGTATCGGTTGCCACCAATGACTAGAGAGAGCTATCGAGACGGGGTAGTTAAGCCGGGTCGTGGCATTCAGTCAGTGTACTATGCGTTAGGTCTGCAAGGGGTTGGCCCAGCAGAAATTGATCAATTACGAGTAGCGGTTGAACCGCTCAGTCGGAGACGGTGAGATGAGTCTGGACGGCGGTTGTGGGTTGGTGACGGGAGTAGGTGCGGGGACTTTCGATATTGTCGAAAGTCAGATTAGTCACTTTACTGAGAAAGGCGATGAGGCTTATCAAACCGCGCTGGACGCGCTGCAAATGATTAGCCAGTCGTTTACTCAAAACATAAGTACGATAGACTCAGCATCGCTAAATCCATCAGTGAATTCGGGTAGTTTACCGGAATATATGCGACCACAACCAGAACCTGACGTTCCTGACTTGACTTGGAAGGATACGGACGCCCCTACTGAACCGCCTACTATAGACGCGGATTTTAGCGATTACTTTTTTGAGATACCCCGCCCGACCTTTCAAGGAAAATCCCCAGAGTTAAAATTTATTGGTGTGCCTTCACGAAATTTACCTAATCCGCCAAATGAACCTGATCCGTTTAAGGCTCCTACATATCCAGATAAACCGACCATTGAATTACCGCAGATAGTTTCCCCTATAAATATTGTATTGCCCACGTTAGACCCCCCGGATATTTCAGGGATTCAAGCAACTATTGCCGGTCTACGGGACAATCTTCCAGAAGCCCCGTCGCTTCCGCAGGATATTGGCTTTACCGACATTGTGAATCAGTTTTTTTCGTCAGCCAAATTACAGATAAGTGATACAGTGTTAGGGCTTGTGGAAAAAATTAATACGTTACTATCAGGCGGTACGGGAATTCCTAATGATGTAGCGTTAGCGATGCGAAATCGAGCGTACTTCATTGAAGATCGCATGGCTTATCAAGCCGAGCAAACGGCAATAGCTGATTGGCTGGCTCGTGGCTTTACTCTACCGGGTGGATCGTTAGAGGTTAAGCTGACGGAGATTCGTCAGAAGTCAGTGGATAAAAAGTCTGAGTTGAACCTTAATTTATGGATCGAGGAAGCGAAACTTGAAATTGAGAACATGCGGTTTGCTGTGCAGCAAGGGATTACGTATGAAGCGATGCACAAAGATGCGCTAATTAAACTTTATGGGGTCTGTGGTGATCTAGCAGCGAAGGCAGCAGACGTACAGATAAAGCTGTTGGACGCGGCAGTTAATGTGTTTCAGGCTAAAGGGCAAATGTGGCAAATCCAATTTAGCACAATTAATAGCGAGATACAACTAGAGTTAAGCAATATTGAAGTGTATAAAGCACAGCTAGAGGGACAGAAATTAATTTCTGATTTAAATCAGCAAGAAGTTGAACTTTATAAAACGCAAATTGAATCAGTTAATAGTAGAGTTAGCTTGTATAAGGCTGAAGTGGAAGCAACAAATGCGTTATTGCAAGGTGAACTAGGTAAATTGCAATACGCCGCTGAGCGAGTAAAGTTGTATGCTACGGAGATTAGTGCTTGGGAAGCTGAATGGAAAGCCTATGGGGAGTCCGTGCGCGCAGAGCAAGGGAAAGTAGAAATCTATAAAGCGCTGGTGCAAGGTTTTTCTTCGGAAGTAGAAGCGTATGCGAAAAACATAGACGCTGCGAAAACCGAGGCTTCTTTGCAATTAGAGACGTTGCAGCTTGGACTACAAACTTGGACAGCGCAGCTTGAAAAATATAAAGCCGAGGTTCAAGCGGAATCCGTCCGGTTAGGGGCAGCGTCTGATGTATACCGAAATCAAATGCAGGGGTATGCGTTAAAGCATGAAGCGGAAAAGGCTTATATCGGAACCGAATTACAGAAACTTGATTATCTGCTGAATGTAGATAAGTTCAACGCGGATAAAACGATTAAACAAGCAGACTTAGAGCAAACTAAAATGTTGCAGCTTACTAAGATTGCGCAGGATTCATTAGATGCTGTTGCTCGAACTGCGGCGCAGTTAGCGGGATCAGCAATGAGCGCAATGAACGTGGGAGCATCGGTTTCGTCAGGGTCGTCGTTCTCGTCCGGTAATTCTTGTTCAGAAACCTATACCTACGAAGGATAATTGTGGACTGGAAACACCTCGCAAAACAGCCGGTCGGTGGGCGTGAATGGAAAGAATCCATTAAGCGTTTTATTGGCGACACAGTGTTGTCTGCGAGGTATTTGCCGATAGCACGAGTCGTTCTTGGCGGGCTAGTTCAACGGATGCATCTCGGCGGAATTGAATCCGGGCATAGAGTAGTTATTTTACCTGATTTAACCAGGATAAGAGTGATTAGTAATAGCGGGATTAATACTATTGAGGTTGCAACATACCCTGCGTTTGGCGAAGTATTCAAGAAAATAAGCAGGGGATTTATTTTTTACCCAAAAACAGATAATAATTTAAACGGAATTTATACTCCTAAATCCCCATTAAATACTTTACCGTTAGTTGATAATACTTATTACTACGATCCGTATTTGCCATTTTCTACATTAGTTGTAGAGTATAATAAAAAAGAACATACTTTTAAAACTACTCCCAAAGCTCCATCTCGTAAACAATCAGGCAATCAGTTTTTTGTAGATAGTAGTGATAATTTATACTCTTGGTGGCATAGCTCCTGTGGCGATGGGCCGATGGGTAGCTTTAAGAATACGAGTATTTTACTAGAATCAAGAACTTATTTTTCAGGGTATGACTGTTATTTAAGATTATCTAGCAAATCGTCTCCAATTGGCGTAACAGGGTTATTGTATAAGAATGGAGAATTTTTTAGTAAGTTAATCGGAATAGGATTTATCGCTGGATTTTGGGCGGGAAATGTAGAACTAAAAGATGATGAGGGTGTTACAGAATATCGCTATGTGGCTGTTACCGTAGCAAATAATAATGAGTTTTCTTTAACCTCTTTCGTGGCCGGAACAGGAAATTCTTTAACTAAAGTTGGAGAAGTAAAAAAGTTCTTTATCGGCGGCGAGTATAACGTTCGTAAATTATTATGGCCGGTGCGTTTTAGTAAGGATGGAAGTAAGTTTGCATTTTTAGATAATAATTTAACATCAACAAATATTGACGAGATTAGGGCTATAGAGTGTTTAGTTACTCATAATACAGATAGTGTAGAAATTACGAAGACAGAAATAGGTTATTGGCATAACGTGGAAGTAATAAATACTATTAGCATAATTAATAATTCCGATAAAACATACCACGAAAACGGGCAGTTGCTTAGTGCGAATATAACTTATAATTATACTAATTTAACTAGCTCTGCAACTTCGGTTGAATATCCGATTGCAATGACTTATAATGATTCTGACGTTATTACTTATATGATGGTAGAGGAAATATATCCACCTTATAATTATAAAAATGAAATAGCATTTACTGAGGTAAATCAATACAATAAAAGAGAAGATGATACTTATTATTTAGCAAGCCGAGCAAATACTTATCATAAGAAAGAAGTTGGGGTACAAAATACCCTAAAGAATGTTATATTTAAGGTTAATAATGAGAATATTTTTAACGTTAGCCTTGTAAATACAACGTCTTTTATAGCAGATATGAGCTTAGACTCTGTTTCTTCTTATACTTTAGACGAATACACTGGAGGGGTATTATCTAATAATTTATCTACACAAGATAATCAAACGCAGTATAAAAAAGAACAGGTATTTTTTATAGGATTTATTGATGTAAAGTATAAAAGTATTTTAAGTGTAATAAACACAAACAACTCGGATTATATTACTCATTATAACACAAATGCTACTAATGGAACTTCAACAGTAGATTCACACTATAATTATAAGTGGTATGGAAATACTACTTGCCTATTAAAAATAGATAATATTGATATAGTAAACGAAAATAATAACAGTCAAGAAAATAGTAGAAACGAGGATACTAGCGCCACTACGGAGGGCGCGGTAGATCGAGGAATAACTTCGGATCGGTTTAATCAAGGTTATTATTTTCCGGTGGGATCAGATGACTTTGAATTAACAACTAATACGCCAGTTAATATTAGATTCTCTGCTATAGACGCGATGTACTCTATAATTGTTAGTAATCCTCCGGCGGCTGTTAAAGATACTAGTAAATACGGGTTCTCGTGCGTTATTGATCCGAGGCAGTATGTGGGCTATGATTATGCTGTATATTCCGCTAATTTTAACATAAAATCATATTTCCCTGTGTATAATAACACTACTGGAATATCTGATTATTTTTCGGTAATTATTAATAAGATTTCTTGCGGAATCAGGAATGGCCCGCTAGTATACCAAATTGATAATGAGGGTAGATTAACTGAATTACCGGTAACTGACCCTACGCTGACTATTTACCCCATAGGTCTTTATTAAAGAATATTTTTTGTCGTCCACTATTAGATTTTTAATAATTACGGAGCAACTACGATAAGCGATCTAGCTTATAAATACTCTAATACACAAGAAGAAAAAATGAAACAATTGAAAGCAGTACAGACTTTTCATAAAATTTCCCAATGCGCAATTACGTCCTTGGTTTTTCAAGAAGGTTCCTAATATGACTCCCCTTTCTTTAGTTTACGATATTCGGTTGCGCAGTGATGATTTAGGCGGAGATACCGGCGCTGCCCCGGCTGGATTTACCTATTTTTGGGAGTTCGATGATAGTTCTTGTCTTTTCAAGAATGCCGAATTAATTCAGTATTTAAACAATACTCACCGTGAAATTGCCATTCGCACTCACTGTTACCGCGATACCGAAGCGGAGCTCTGTCAAATTAACGTGTGGGCCGGTACAGCTATCTATGAGCTTGATCAGCGCATTCTGTCTATTGAAGACGTACTATTAAACTCAACCGGGATTTCGATGATTAAAACTCAGTTGCGCGATCATCGGGAAACTGCGGATCATCGTACTACCACCGGAACCCCGACACATTATCTGGAAGAAAATAAGCCATTTCGGCTGGCACTATATCCGATTCCAGTTGTGGCGGACAAGCTGTATTTGACGGTTTATCGACTCCCACTAGAAGAAATGACCTGGGCAGGGAGAAAGTCGGACGTGGATGAACCGCCTGAACAGTTGCGTGAAGCTTTAATACAAGGTGCGCTGTCTTATGCCTACCAGAAGCGGGATGCGGATACGGTTGAAGCCGGTCGGCAACGCTTCCATTCCCATGAATTTGAAAATCTGGTAGGTAAGCCGGTGGACTATCGGACGTTAGAGAGTCGGCGGGCGAATGCGAACTTGAATATCACGATTCGGCCAGAACCCTATGTTCGCAGCCGAAAAACCGCTGAGTGGGAGAGTTGACAGCATAGAATATTGCAGTTATGATGCGTTCATCTACTAATCCATTGAGTAGACAACTCCCGTCTTCCATTAAGACGGGAGCCTATCAACGCTGCTGAATCTTTTAAGGAAGCAACATGACTGCTCAACATTCTATCACGACTTTCACCCTGGATGGTCAATTTAAAATTCGCACGGACGGCGATATGGTCAACCTCAACGACCTTTATGTGGCCGCAGGGAGTCCGACGAACAAAGAGCCTAGACGTTGGCTTGATACTGAAAGCTCAATAGAAGCCATTGATTCTGTTTGTAAAAATCTACATGTAGCCAAAATCGATGTGTTAAAAACCAGTAAGGCACGGGTAGATCGCGGTGGCGGAACCTGGGCGCACAAGCTGCTGGCCGTAGAATACTCTGGCTACCTATCCCCAGATTTTCGGTTCAAGGTCAACGAAACCTTTTTAAAGGTTGAAGAGGGCGACCTCTCTATCGTTGATCGGGTGTTTGATAATACTAAGGCACCTATCGAAGATCAGCAGCGTGCCGTCACCAGGGCGCAAGGAAAGGTGGTTAGAAATCACCATACCGCTGTTTTGCAGGCCCACGATGTCAGCGCTGCCGGGTTTGCGATTTGTACGAACGCCACTTACAAACCTATTTTCGGCGGAACCAAAAACCAGATTGTTAAAGAACGGAATCTGCCCACAAAAGCTAACCTCCGAGATCACGCCTCGTTGAAGGAAATTGCGGCGATCCTGTTGGCTGAGATACTGGCTGACGAAGATATTGAAAAAAAACGATATACGCGGCAATACCCCATGCGCCAAATCCTGTCAGCGGTCTGCTGAAAAGATTGCAGCCGTTATTCGCTAATAGTATTCAAACCTGACGACCCCGCCCTTGCGGGGTTTTTTATTATAGGAATTCTAATGATTACATCAGTAACCCCGAACAAAAACAACGACGGTAATTTCGTCAGTGGTTCCTCAACGACCTATTTCCCACCAGGGTCAACCGCTAATAACGCCGCGATTCTCGGTGGCGCTAAAGCCGGTATCGCCGCTTTACCTGATCCTAACAAGGCAGCTACAACAAAGCCCAATAGTTTTAGTGATGCTACGAATCCACAGAAACCTGCTAGTCCCGCAACGCCTGCTGTAACCACAGCGCCGATTACCACACCGGGTATTGGCGCGTCTGTCACAGCCTTGCCGCAAACATCCGTTCCCACTATTGATTACTCATCGGCTGCTGGGAAGGATATGAACGAGCGAGTAAGCAGCGGATTAAGCAGTCCTGTCACTGCTTTGCCTACCCCTGCCACCAACTTGAGTGTCACTGGTCAAGATTTATCCATGGCGGATCGACTAAATAAAGCAGCCAGTACCTATCAATCGATGCAGACCCCGGCTGTAACGACAACACCCTCGATACCAGACTGGAATGACCCCAAGCAAATGGCGCAATTAGCCAGTCTTTTTGGATTAAGCGCGACTCCGCAAAAACCCATGGATAGCGTATTGAAGAGTGATTTGAATCGTGCCGGATTGGCATCTACAGGTGGTTCCGGGTTTAAAAATCCATACAAAAACAATGATACTAGTCGTTTAAATAACGATCCGTTTGCAACTACGGATGCATCCCGTGCTTTGTTTCGTTAGTGATTAACAAACAAAACAATTTCTGTAGATTAAAGACAACCCTGAGATTTCGGGGTTTTTTATGCCTGGTAGGTAGGAGAAGAAAAATGGCTGGATTAATGTTTGATAGACCGTTTACCCCTAGTGAATTGCGATCATTAATGCAAGGCACCCCGGTAACTCCGAGCCAAATAAAATCGGGTGCCACACCTGCTAATTTTTCTCAAGCACCCACTCGAGGTCTTGTTGATTATGACGCATTGCGTAATTTGCGAAACGCCCCAAAACAACCAGTTAGCACAACTACCACAGCTATTCCTAAACAACCTGTAGGAGTAGGAACGCAGTTAGCTAACGGATTAACAAAAATAGCCGCATCTCCTGTAAGTAGGGTGGCAGGTGGAGTTGGGATGATGATGTACCCATCTCCATTAGGCGAAGGAACATTAGATAGTCTAGAAGCGAAGCAGGCTATGGCAGCGAATAATGCTAATAAGGTTATCGGGTTTGAAGGTGATGTACCTATTATTCAGGGGCCACAAGGACAAGTCTATAATAATAAAGAGACTATTCAAAAGCAGATGCAATCTGTTAAGGCTCCGGTATCAGCGCCGCTTAATCAGGTAGGAGTAACACCTCCCGATCCTACAAAGAAATTAGGGGGAACCGACATTAATGGTGTACTTTCCTATCTTGGAGATGGTGCTGCACTTAAGGATATGCGAGAGAGAAGTCAAGTCGCACAAGAAGCTGGGCCTTTAATATCTAATGGCTATCGTTCCTTGAATAACCCAGAAGTCAATAACGCTATTAGCGGAAAACCACCGGGTTATGATGAAAATATATTGATGAAGGAACGTTTTGGTACACCGAAAGAATACACTGCTGCTGTCCAAAGTAATGAAAATGTTACTCGGTTTGGTCAGCAAATGGGGTTGGAACAATCGTTCGGAGCAAGAGGATATATACCCAACGACGCCACTAAAGCCGGTATGGAACATGGCGGTGCTATTACGGAATATGCTGTTCCAGGCAAAGGATCAGCGACCTTCTATGGTCAACGCCAAAGCGGCGGCACCCTCTCCGTTGTCGGCGGACGCACCCCTGAAGAACAAGCCGCGATTGATGCGCGGGTCAAGACGATTGACTCTCAGACAGCCGCGATGCGCGATATTCGCAATGCGAACCGCAAAGCGCAAGGACTACCTACGGTTGAACAGGAAGCGCAAACTAACGCGATTCGGGCCATGATGAGCCAACTGGCTCCGTCCCCGGATATGAGCGCGTTGCAGGAAGAGCGGGCTGCGTTAATTCAGAAACTCAAGGATGCGCCAAATGACTATGGGAAGGGTAAAGGACGCCAGCGTCGTGCTGCCATAGAAGCATTACAAATTGGTCTAGCACAAAATGATAGTGCCACTCGAGCTTTACAACAGAGCCATGGTGTACAGGCGGGTATAGCGTCAAACCTGTTAGGTTCTGAAAACGAGATGGCTTCTAAATCAGCAGCGAATGAGTTTGCTGCTTTGAAATACGCAGCGGAACGCGGTGATAAGCAGGCTGAACAAAAGCTTAACGATCTTAAAGCTTATATGGAAATAATGGATAAAGGCCAAGGTCGCGCTTTGGAAGCGCAGCGCAATGCGATTATGGCGAATCGTCCTGCTAGTGGAGGCTCTAATGAAATGCCTGGTGTTTATAAAAGCATGGATGAAAACGGTCGAGAAATTTTCAATACGGAATTATTTGAACAATGGAATAACATCCAACCTTTAGGTGACGGTAAATCTGCCAAACAGGGTCAAATCTACAAATCAGGTAGCGGTACTTACGGCATGATTGATCCAAAAACCGGTCAGTATGTCGATGGGTTAAGCTATCAACAAATTCATAATATGCGTTGAACAAAGCAGTATTCTATTCAACCCGCTTCGGTGGGTTTTTTAGTTTTTAAAGGGTGATTGATATGGCTAATTGGTATGACGACGAATCTGCTCTCCCCACCGAGGTTCCGTCCACCATAACTCCGGCACTCCCGGAAAATCCGCTGATGCAAGCTTATCAACAAGGCTTGTCCGGTGTGGGATTATCGGCGCTACAAGACCTACCGACCTATTCAGGAACCCCTGGCGTTCGGCAAGGATTGAGTCAGTACGGGACGCCTACAGGTAAGACCCCGGAAGAGTACGCGGCGAGTTTGCCGCCTGTACAGACCGCAGTATCTCAAGAAGATAAACCTTTATTCGATCTCAGCAATACCGCCAGCGCCCTATGGGATGCCGGAAAGAGCTTGGGCACCACGTTACCGAGTGCCTATTACCAGATGAAGGAAGGGCTGAAACGCCCGGATGAGTATTCACCCGAAGCGGTAGCTGCGTTTGCTGCGCAAAAAGAACTTGAACAAAAGAACAACGAGGCTATTCAACAGCAGATTGCTGCGGGTAATACGGATTCCACTAGCGAGTCAATTCGAGAAGCGATCCCCAGTATCGGATTTAGCGGCGTTTCGATGGGTGCTGCAATTCCGGCTGCCTTGGCCGGTGGCGCATTAACTCAAGCGGCGGTTCCGATTCCGGGTTCCGGTATTGTGGGTGGTATCGCAGCAAGTATGGGTGCGTCCGGTACTGCGGCTTTCCGCATGATGGGCAACCAAGTTTTGAATGATATTTTTCAAACTGCTGAGGCGGAATCTCAAAAGAAACAGCAGCGTAGTTTGAATGAAGAAGAAAAGGCAAAACTCTATGCCGATATGCTGCCGATTGCCGAAAACTCCGCTTTATGGGAGGCCGGCCCCGAGGCAGTAGGTAATGCTCTGACGATGGTGGGTGGTGGTATCGCCCTGAAATTACTCGGTAAGTCTGCACTTTCCAAAATCACCGGAAACGCTTTTAAGAAGGCAGGAATTCGTGCAGCAGCCGCAGGTACAGCAGTTGGTGGTGAGTTAGCCACCGAAACCGTTACTGAATATAACCAAGGAAACAACCAAGCCAAGATTGATGCGTACCTGGCAGGACAGCCGATAGATTCCGCGTTACCTGCTTATCAGGGTCTCAGTGGCGCTGTTGAGGCGTTTAAGAAGGTTGCGCCGCCGACTCTGGCGCTGTTAGGTATGTTTGGCTTGGTGGGCGGTGCTGTCAAGACAGGTTCAAAAATCCACGAACGATTCGTACAAAATCCGCGTGATGCTGAAACTCTGGTGGGGTTAGCCGAAGACCCGAACGTCCTGTCGGCGATGCCGGAACAATCACTGGATAACCTGGCGGTACTCGGCCAGTGGTTACAGAAGAAAACCAAGAATGAAAACTTGGCGAATGCTATCGGGAATATCAACGCTGAAATCACGTCCCGCAAGGAAGAATCACCTGATATTCAAGCAGAGCGACAAAAGGTTCTGGGCGAGCTTTGGCAGTCGATGGAGCCAAAACAGCAAGCCGGGATTCTCAGTTTTTTGGGTAATGACAGTCCAGGATTAACTGGATGGGTAGACCGCGAAGGGGCTGCAACCGGCGATATTGATCTGCAAGGTCTCCAGAAGCTCAGGCCCGTCTTGGAACAAGGTGGCGCTGCTTTTGGTGTGAATCGCGACTTAATGACCGAGCAGCAGCGTATCGCTGATGAAGTTCGTACTCAAGAACAAGCGAAGCAGCAGGCTACACAGCAAGCCGAAGCCGCCCGCAATACTTCTGTCGGTGGCCTCCCTAGTCTCAATGACATTCAGACCCTCGACCCCATCCAATTTGACGCGCTTCGCCAACCGCTCACGCCCGAGGCGATTGACGCCCAAACTCCCGAATGGCAAGATCGCTTTGATCGTCGTCTGGATACGCTAGACGATGAGGTTACAGCAACGAGAAAACACGCTCAGGTCATCGGAGAAGCCCCTGAAACCTTAGCGCAAGCCGCGACTGCTCGCCAAGCTGCCCGCACTGACACTCCGATTTCCTATCTAGACGCCCTCAACGAAACTGTTGTTGAGAAACAGCGATCGTTGTTAAATAACGAGATTGCTGAGATTGACCAACAGATTAATGAATCAACGCAACTGCGTGGATTGTCTGCTCCCGATATTGAACCACTGCGTCAGCGTAAAGCGAAAGCTTATGGACAGCTTTTACAGTTGCAGGACAGTATCAACGGCAAGCCTACAAAGCCGCTGGACTCACTGATTGTCACCCCTAAGACGCCTACCGAAACCGCTCCATCGTTTACACCCACACCCTCGACCATAGAGCAACGTCTCCAGACGTTTGTGAGTACCCCGGAAGAAAAAGCCCTACGCACCGAAGAAGATGCGCAACTGTCCATCTGGCAACAGATTAAGCCCACGACCCCGCAGGAAAAAGCGGTGGTACAGCGGGCGATGCAGACCATCATTACACAGCGCAATCAACGTGAACAGGACTTCTTGGCGACTCAACAAATCGGTCAGCAAGCCGGTTTACAGAGCCAGGCGCAGCAGGAAGAAGGGCGTCTAGCAACCTTACAGGGCTTACAGATGTCGGCCCCAACAGCGGCTGACCAGCAGAATATTGATACAGAAATTGCTGCTCTGGAGAATCGGCAACAGGCGTTGTCTGGTTTGAACGCCGCCAATGCCCCACTGATGGCAACGCCCAATAGTGGGCAACCCGTTAATCCGCAAAGCCAGCAACAGGCGCTCTCCGGCCTGAATGATGCAAACGCTCCGTCGATTGCTCCAGCCCCGGCTGTTTCTACGCTCACTAATCCATTGACCGGGAAAACTACGACCCTGGACACCAGCGGTGCCAGTCGCACTCTGGGCCTACTTCGTCGCGCTGCTCAAGTGTCCGCACAGCGAGTTGCGCAAATCACTGCCGCTCGGACACCGCCTGCTGCTCCCAAAGTCGCTCCCGCCCCCATTCACCCGCAGGTGATGACGCCGGTACAAATTCACACGGCTCACGCGACTCATCCGTTCTTGCCGTGGGAACATAGCTTGCCGATCTGGAACCGGATTGCGCGGATCGTTGGTGAGCCGGAACTCACTGAATCGCTGCATACTCAGACGGTAGAGACTGCCAAGAAGCAGGGAAAGAAGACAGTAACACCATCTGCACAAAAAGCGGCTAGTTCTACTGCAACGCCCACAGCGTCGGCAGCAGAAACCCCAACAACGTCTCCCACAAAAGATGCGAAAATAGAAGTTCCGAAAACCGCCAAAGATCGTCTGTCGAATTACGAACTCATTATTCCTACGGAAGACGGTAAAGGCGCTTCACCTAAATCAATGACACCACCCTGGATGCATGAGGTGGTACAAGAATTTGAACAACAAAACCCGCAACTCAAGGAAGCGACAAAGGGTAATCTTGTTAAAGATGACTTGAGCGCAGCAAACGGTATTCCGACTTTCCAAGGTGGGAAGCGGAAGGTTGCGCAAGTCGCATTTCCTTATTTTCGGTATCAATTACGTGGCGTAATTCCGTCGATTACCACGATTCATGATTATTTCGGCGGCAGTGGCGGATGGGGATTAGCGGTTGCCGCTCGCGTTGCGATCAATACCCAAGAGATTCATTTATATGAATTAAATGAAGATCGCTCCAAAAAAATTCAAATGTTTGCGGGTGTTAACCCTGACGGTAGTGTTAACCAAAACCGCATCACCGCAGATCGATTTATTGAAATTGCGGGTCATATCCGCAACACAGAACCGCAAGTTACTCAATTACTGAATGATATGGCGGTTAAGAGCCAAGCGGCTGGACGTGACGAAAAAGGCAGTGTTCGCTTACTTTCACAAGCAACTTTAGCGCGCAATTTGAGTGGCATTTTAGATTCCATTCCTGCTTCACAAGATGAATTGCGAGCGGTTTTACAGGCGATAATTGACCAAGGTAATAAACAGACACCGAATAGAATACAAGCCGGTGAAGATTATTCAGCTAAAGTCAATATACTGTACGATAATGCTGTTAGGGTAATTTCTAATAATATTAATGGCATACAAAACAATATCGAACAAATTAAGAAAACCCGGCCTAACTTCAAAATTATTGTACATACTGGAGATAGTTTTCAGGTAACTCAACAAACTGGCGCTCATGTTCTTGCGATTTATGATCCACCGTACTATGGTACGAATAGCTATAATGGTCAAGATTTGGTTCCGATTGAAACCTATCGGCAAGTTCGGGATGCTTTAGCTCGCGCCAAAGCGGCAGGCAACCATATCATCTATACCGATGCGCCCTGGTGGGGACATAAAGAGTTGCCGAATGATATGGCAATGGGTGAAGCGCATCGAATCTATCAAGACATTCAAACCATTACGCCACTGGTAATTTTACCAGTCGGTGAACGCTACGAAATTTTAGGAGTTTATGCGAATGAAGATGGAGCCGCCAAGCTCAACCCTGCCAGAACTCAACCCAGTTCAACGCCGCGCCCTGCTGCTGCTCCTGCAACTCCAGGGGCAACTGGAAAACCTGACACCGGAGCAAGTGGACAACCTAATCCACCGCCCAGTAGCGGAGTGGGATCAGGGACTCCTGCAAGTCGTCCGCCCTCTGCTCCCGTAGTAGAACCGCCGAATCCAGAAACCGACGATCTTCTGCTGGCGATCAGCAAGCTTGGCGGTCTGGATTCCGAAATTATCAATCAAGAACACATTGATCTGAACGGCAATAAGAACCTGCTGTTGGGTAATATCGATGGTAAAATGCGCTATGTATTTTCCGAGTTCGGGCTTTCTCTGGACGGAATGGCTGAAGCGCTCTCTCAAGATAATTACCCGGTCTTTAATGATCCCGATAATCGCCTGGAATACACTTACCAGATCGGGGAAACTAACCGATATAATGCCAATGCCATGCTGGCAGCGTTGCGTCAAGCGCTCACGGACTACGCACCCAAGAATCGGGGCGGTGGTAAACGGATTTATGCAGCGGTTGCTCAAGCACGAAACGCTGAACAGGATCGCGAAAATCAGTACCAGGAAAAACTGGCGCAGGCACTGGATGAGCACCTACAACAGCCGGTGCGTCATTACAACGCAGAAGTTGAAGGTAGAAAATGGCGTTGGGAGATTCGTCCGTATGATCCGCTGACGAAAACGAATGCAGCGGCATTGACAGAAGCACAGATTGGTTTTTGGCAGTTATTTGGTACGCAACAAGCTGACCCGAAAGCAGAACTTCGGAGACTAGGAACCCCAACAAAAGATATAAAATCGATCTATGAGCAAATTCGTAAAAACGCTAAAGATGCTTCGGTTAATACGAACGACGATTTGTTTGCTGAATCTTTCCAAGAACCCACACCTGCGTCAAATGATAAGGTTATTCCCGAAAGCGATAAAATAACACTCACTTATTATGAAGAGTCGATTGAGAATAACGAGTCGTTTATCGCCGAAGACCTGGAGCGTCTCAAGTCGCAACTCTCGCCCGCCGCCCAGGATGCGCTGAAATACTATACTCTGGAAACCGTGACCTTCCCGGATGGAGAGACGCTACTTATGGCGCAACCGCCACAGGAAAATGCGGTGCCGGATGCCGAAGCTGATGAGGTTCTGGAAACCGAGAATTTGCCGAATGCAGATGACATTTTAAACCCACCGCCTAAAGAAGCTAAAGCGCCTAAACCGACTGAATCGCCTAAAGCTACCCCGAAAGACGTTGCACCAACACTAGCGGAAACCGATCTTAATGCCATGTTTGATGACCTGCTTAATCAAGAGGTCGCAAAAGATCAGGATGAAAAACAACCCAAACCTGCCCCTACCCCCGAGCCACAACCGACTGCTGGACAAGTTGCAGCTTCTGCTATTCGTGAAACCGCTAAAGGTCTGAGCGATACCCTGGATGCGCTGGCCGAATTATTTGGCGGGAATGGTCGGTTGTCCATGAATCCGACGTTCGATGAGGAAACTTACGCCAAGGCTAAGCCGCTGTTTCAATCGGCTATCGCTCACTTCAAAAATGCCGCTGAGGATATTCGTGAAGCGATGCGCCTGGTGATCCGGGCGTTGCTGGATCGCTTTAAAGACCCAGAAATGGTTAAGCGGATGCAGCCCTATGTCGTTCGTTTTATTGAAGACATGCAGGCTGAAACGGTCGTACCTCCAGCCACGAAACCCACATCTGCTCCTGCTACCGAAGCCGTTGTTGCTCCGAAAACGGTTGCGGAAATTCTCAAGGAACGGGGTGTCGAAACCACTATAAATCGTCAATGGGAATGGGCGTTTTCCGTGGGCGATGCCGTATTAGTGACGTTGCCGGAAACTAACGAAACGATACCTATTTTAGTAAATTCTGAATTAGCTCCATGGAACCAACCCCGCCATTTTGACAAGGAAACCGGCTTCTATTTCCGTCCTCGCTTTGATAAAAAAACCTATGCGTTCGGGCCGTTCAAGAATAAAACCACGGCTTTTGTTGAGGCGATCTTTCATAAGTATTTAAAATCCGATCCTTTCAGTGTGCCGATACAATCGCAAATAAAGAAAATTGCGAATCGTATGGTGACGGATGTCGAATATCGCCAACAAGCCATTCAAGAAGGACTTGCTTATGCCATTGCCCAAAACCTCGGAATCCCTGTCTCCCGAGGAACTATATTTACTGAAACAGGAGCAACCGGAACTCGTCGAGCAAGCAGTAATGCAGTACTTGACCAGTTACGCGGAAGAATCCGAACTCTCGCTCGTGGAGATACCGGATCAGGTGATCGAGTCAGCATGGGGACTGAATCTCCCCGTACAAAAGATTATCGCAGCCAAGTTAGCCAGGACACCGTTGGTCTTATCGAACGCGGATTAGAGTTTATGCCGCGCCAGGTGGTAGACTGGCAGATCGAAGATATTGGTAAGGCATTAGCGAATTACGAGAAGAAACCGGCGTTTATGCTGTCTTCCGATCCTGGTAGTGGTAAGACATTTGTGATCGGTGGACTAATTAAGGAAATTCTGGCGCGCTCCCCGGATGCTCGAGTGTTGTACTTTACCAACAGCAATGCTTTGATTGACCAAGTCCGTCAGCAGGATTTACCGGATTATGGGATTAATGATCCGCGAGTCGATATTATTACCTACGCCCGTATTCAAAATCCGCGCAATGCCAGAGTTACTCACTATAAAAGCCATAGTACGATTGAGTTTGGCGGTGAAGATGAGCAACGGATTGTGGTTAATAAGGATACGGTTCTGATTTTTGATGAAGCCCATAAGGTTAAAAACATTATCGACGGCAGCGAAGGCGCAAACAACGCCGGAGAATTAATGCGCCGCGCCAAGTTTACCTTCTATTCCAGCGCTACCCCATTTGAAACCCCTAGTGAATCTGAATACCTCGCTAATAGTGGTTTGTTTAGTGATTATGACGAACTCGCCAAGCGTGAGAATATCCTCTATAAAGATTTACCGCTAAACGGTTTCCAAATTTGGGCGATTGAACATGGCGCAGATATTCAGTTGACCAAGGATCGCAAGAAAAGGAATGCCGAACCTCGTTTAACTATTAAATGGCCCGCTTCACCGACCTTTATTGCTGACCCAAAACTCAGCCAAGAAGAACGGTTAGCCAGTATTCGTTTATTTGAAGCGGCTCAATTGGAGTTTATGATTGAACAGCTTGAAGCCGGACAAAAAGCCCGCCAATGGTTCGTTGACCGTAACTTAATGTCTCATCGCCCGATTGAACTTGGTTCTTTACCGGACGGACGGGAAGCGAGCATTACCCATCTAACGCCGGTTGCGATTGATGCCGAATTCTACGAAAAGTACTACAATCCGATTATTGGTGTGTTTGACGCGGCAATGGCTGACCCCTCTGAAGAGGCGGCACCCATTAAAGATATGATCAAGATGCAGCGTGAAAATACTAAAAAACGGTTAGCGGAGTTCGGTAAGCTGGCCCCCACAGCGCGAATGATTGAACAAGACCTACAAGCTAATCCGGCGAATAAGGCTGTCGTGTTTTTGAGCGCAAAAGCTCCATTAGAATTAGGTACATTTGGTATCTGGAATGATGTTACAGATGACACCGGTGAAAAGCGGATTATAGCAAAAATTAACGCGGCTATTAATGGTGAAAGGTCAGACATTTTATCCGCAGTAGCTAACGAAAAATTTAAAGGCGACAAACCGCAAGCCATTGGCGCATTAAAGTATCTGATTAATCAAATCAGAAATAAACAGTTTACGATTGACGACATGCTGGAGTTGGAGAATAAATGGAAATCCACCTTGGGCGCAATGGTGGAAGTCACTAAATTCTCACCAGACGGGATGCCTTACCAGATCATTGAAAACCAAGGACTTTTTTCGGCTTATTCTCGCTACATGGCACAGGCGTTTAAAAACGCTGACATGGTGACTCGGCTGGAATCGCCGGTGAAAACAATGATGGAACTACTTGAACCTGTTTTCGGTAAAGGTTCAGTGGCGGAATATACTGGGGCGCTGACCGCTCAGAAGAACACAACGAATCGTGAAAGTTGGAAACAAGCCAATACTGGCCCCCGCATTTTGATTGCGACAATGGCGAAGGGCGGAACCGGGCTGTCACTGCATGATACCACCGGAAACCGTCCATCCTTCCAATACAACGTCGCGATTCCTTATAAAGCGTCTGAGTTCGAACAGGTGAGCGGGCGCATCGCCCGGTACGGTCTGAAATCCCAGGCGAACGTGCATTGGCTATTCGCCAATAATATGCCCGATGACTTTGATTTCCGTTGGGCGAAGATTCTGCAAGAACGCCTGAATAATCAGCAGGCAGTGGTGAAAGGAGCAATCACTGACACCACCCGTCGCTTGACGGCGGATAACATTCTGGGACAACGCGCTCAGGCATCTCGCACTAAGGCCACGGCCCCCGGTCTGTCAAAGTCCGGATTCGTTGCTGCCATCCGTGAACGATTCCCACACCTGTCAGGTGCGCTGGATAAGATACTAGCGCGTGGCGAGAAAGGCCAGAAAGGCGGGCTGGTGCTGATTAACTCGAAAGAAGTTGATGATATTGCACGGGTGTTTGCGGAGAAGACTGGGCGTCAACAAGATGATGCTATTCAAGAAATTCGTGGTAATGGCCGATTGGTTGGAATATTCGATCCCCGCAGCGGTTTAACCTTTGCGGTTCTCCCGAATCTATCTACCGAAGCTGCGCCCAGTGTACTGCTGCATGAGATGATTCACGGCCAGCAACAGGCCGATGTTGACGCGGCGGCGATGAAACTGGTGAAGAATCCGGCGCAGGAGAAGAATCCGGCGCTACGTCAATTCCTAAATCGCGTGTATGCCCGCCTGGAGGCCGCTGGTGCCACGAACGATCCCAAGGAGTACACCGCTTACTTGGTAGAAGAAGCGGTCTCTCAGGGCCGTTTAGCGGACTTCCAGGTAGCAGACGGGAAGTTCATTGAGTGGGTCGCTAAGACCATCAGCCCGAAGATCGCCGATTTCCTACGGCGACTGGTCAACACTATGCGTGGCTGGTTCATTCAGCGCGGCTACCCGATCAATGCGTCTAAGCTGACCCTGGAAGATCTGGTGAACTGGGCGCAGGCCGGGGTACGAAAGGCGGCTCGGGGTGACGTGCAGATTGCGGATCAAGCGGCGATTTCACGCGGTGATCAGCCGAATCCGATGTTCTATTCGGGATTATCCAAGGTTATTAACGACCTTTCGCAAAAGAAAGCGCCTGGCCCGCAATGGGCGTCGATCCTGGAAAACTTGGTGAAGAAAGGCCAGGTGAAGCAGGAAGAACTGGACTGGACGGGAACGCTGGAATGGCTGCGCGGACAGAAAACGCTGGTGCCGAAAGAGGATGTGTTGGCGTTTGTGCGGAGCAATGAGATTCAGGTGGAAGAAACTGAGTTTGGAATTCCAAGTAATAGAGTAAAGTATAGGGTTGATACAGGTTTTTGGGAAATTTTTGATGAAAATAATAATTATGTAGATGGATCGTATCATTACGATGCTCTAGAAAAGCGTTATCCTGAGTTAATAAATGAATACAAGCTCAGCCAAAATAGAAATACAAAATGGACTTTACCTGGTGGAAAAAATCAACGGGAGTTAGTTATAACAAATCCCAACATTGAACCCTATACTACAGACGAAACACATTATGGTGATATAGCAGATGGGCGGGCTATTGCATGGGTAAGGTTTAATGATCGTACTGATGAAAATGGAAAGCAGGTATTGTTTATTGAGGAGATTCAAAGCAAGAGACATCAGGAGGGGAAGGATAGGGGGTATATATTACTTACAACAGATACAACTGGATGGACGGCTATTGATTCCAACCCAAATGCACCCCCAGAAAACAAACATAACTATTATGTAACTGACGCAGAAGGAAGAAGTGCCGGACGTGAAGTACACTATCTCGCTTATTCTCCAGAAGAAGCTATCGCATTAGCAGCACAAGATGCAAATGAGATTGCAGATGGAGTCCCTAATGCTCCCTTTAAGCAAACTATTACAGGGTCTGGACAGACTCTTTCCGGCTGGGCCGGTCTTGTCTTTAAGCGGATGCTGAGATACGCAACAGAAAACGGGTATGATAAAGTTGCTTGGACAACGGGTGAGCAGCAATCAAAAAGGTACAAAGGGGGTGGAGATAAATTTTTAAAGCGTCTGTATAATGAGACGATCCCTAACGAAATCAATAAGTACATCAAGAAGTGGGGCACTCAGGTCGGTCAGACCAAGATTAACACTGTGAATGCGATAGAGTCGGTTCATAGTATCGACATTACACCCGACATGGTAGCGTCGGTCATGCAGGGCCAACCGCTGTTTAGTCGGGCCGCGATGAACGCCGCAAAGAAAGCGTCCGTCACTATTGGAGGAAATCGAGTAACCGCTTACCGTAAAGTCAGTAGCCCGGCTACCGGAGCGATTCAGGCAGGCACCTTCTACTTCCTGGATGCCGACGCGCAGCCGGATATGGTGGAAAACACCTTCACCTTCCAGCCCAATGAGTTACTGGTGGTGCCGGAAAGCGAAGTCGAGGCGTTTGAAGGGTTGCCATCCGAAGCATTAGCAAGTAAATGGTTCCCGAAAACGGACTGGCTGAAAAAGGTCGCTGAGTTAGAACTCCCCGGCGACCCCTATCAAGCGATGGGTGTAGCCATGGATACCCTGGTGGCCCAGGAAGCGCGTCAACGCGGATATCGTGCCATTCAGTACGGGACGACCGAGTTGCAGGTTCTGGAGTCGCCGGTTAAGGTCTACCAGAACAACGGTGCCTGGGTCGCTGATGCGCCGAACGGTCAGCGACTGTATACCGGAACTCCTGCCGCAGATCGAGAGTGGGTACATCTGAAAGGAGAGCAGTTATTTAAACGCTGGCAGGAAGAACACGCTTACGATCAACAGCCCCAAGTTACCGGGTATCGTGGCGTCATGCCAGAGGGCGGACCCAGCTTCGGAGCCACGGAAGGCCATGGCGTGTATATTGCCAAGAAGAAAGGGACGGCTTCGTTCTTCTCATTAGGGAAAACCAAGAAAATTCAGTATCGCCAACCGCTCAATCCGTTGATAGTCAACGAAGAAGTGTTGCCGATCTTGCAGGAAGATGAAGTCATCTTTCAGCCCATTGAGTCTACGGATAGCGCATGGATTCGGCTGAACAAGCAGGCGGCTCTGAATATCGGGATTACCGACGAAACTTGGGGACAGCAAAGCGATGAGCTAACAGCAGAACTGACTCAACTGATTTTGGACGCTGGTTATGACGCTGTGGATGTCACCAGTGGCGGCGAAAGCTGGGTAGCGTTGCTGAAACCAGAACTGATGACGGCCAGCGGGTTTGAACCAAAGCCGATTATCCTACCGTCCATTAGCTCTGACAGTCTCCCATCTATCATCGAGCCTACCGTTAATTCTCCACAACCTCAGATTGTTACGACCGCCCTGCGTTTGTTGGCGCAAGACCCGGCGCTGTTCCAGAATCCGAAGGCTACTTCCAAAAATCTACCCGAGGTCTTTCAGCAGGTTGTCCCCGATTTTACTGTCCGGGAACTCCCGAAGTCGGAAGCGCTAGAAGTGGATGCTGAGCAGGCATGGGAGATTCGGGTTCCTTATACTGATGAAAGTGGAGTTTCAGAAACAAGACACGGCTATGTAATGCGGCGCAAGCAATCCGTTTGGATTAACGTCTCCAATCTGAAAGAGGGCGGTCAAGGAAGTCGTTTCTATGCTGCCGTCTCTGATTATGCTGCTAATAATGGCCTCGTATTTATCGGAGACCCGATGGGACTCACCGATATTGCGGTTTACCGACGCACCGAGAATATGCTGGCGTCAGCTATTAAACATGGTACGACCAAGCACCTGTGGCCGCATGAAAAACAAGGCATTCAGTGGAAAGGAAATGATGAAGCTGATTTCCAGTCATTGATTGAAAAGTCGAATCAGAATATACTGGAGAACGTTCCTGATTTAAAGGCGATTCGCTATGACTTCGAAAACAGAAGATTTATCAACACTGACACCGGGCGAGCGTTTGGAGAAGATTTGTTCACAACACTCGCTGAGTCCCCAGGAGCGCGAGCGGCGCAGGCAGGGAGCGCGACGCTTAAGAGAACAGCTTATCTGCTTACCCTTTCATCAAGAAGCGGAGAAGGGGTGGGAGAATCCAGAAGATTACTGGCGGATGTTGTACAACAGTTGCGTGAAGGCTTAACAGGAACGCCCGTTGCGGGCATGGTTTACTCCAAATCGAATCCACAGACCCCGGCCCCTTCCGGGGTTTCTGCTTCTGGGGTCGAAAAACTGATTGACCCGCATCGAGTCGCTTGGCAACGAGCCGGGTTGACGGTGAACGTGGTTCAGTCCGTTTCCGATCTGTCTACTGACCTACAGGAACGCCTCAATGACCCCCGCGCCGAAGGTTTCTATGATTTACGCAGCAATCAGATTTATCTAATTGCCGATAATCTTGCTTCTTTAGATAGAGCGAGAGAGGTATTATCCCATGAGGTTGTAGGTCATTGGTCATCACAGAATCTTCGTGATTCTTCCGAGTTCGTTCAAGTACTGAACGCACTGGATCGTCTGGAGAAGGTCGATAATCGCGAAATTCGTTCCATTGCCGCACAAGTCGATGCGTCTCAGCCTGGTTTAAGTAAGCTGGATCGCGCCAGTGAAATCTTTGCGGTCACTGTTGAACGCGGACTGCATGAGAAGATCGGGCTGTTGCTGGCGGCAACGAACAAGCTGCTGCACTTGATTAAAGCGGTATTGAGACGATTCGGTTTAGCCAAGGACTTCGTGAACTCGCTAACGATGACCGACGTGCTGCAATTTGCGCGGGAATCTCAGGCGAAGCTGAATCAGGGTGAAGAGGCAACGAGCCGCTGGGTGTTTTCCGGGAAAAAGAGCGTGGTGCAGAGCTATGCGGGTGTGCGAGCCACTACGGCGAATCAGCCGCTACTGCAACAAGCGAAACAACGAGTTGAGAGCGGTGAAGATGCAGAGACGGTACGCAAGGAAACAGGCTGGTTCAAGGGATTCGATAATCGTTGGAGATTTGAAATCGACGATAGCGATTTTTCGTTCAACGCGGACTGGATTCAACAGCAGCCTGAAACACTAAATCGCATTCAGACTCAACTAGAGCAAATCGTTTCTCATCCACAATTGTTTTCTGATTATCCACAACTCCAGGGTATAAATGTTAATCTCACCATTAATCCGAATATACATGATGCAGGCGGTTCATATGGCCGGAACGATCAACGGATTAACATTAGGGCGCATACGTATGAAGACGCTAAGAAGACATTGATCCATGAATTGCAGCACGCGGTACAGGCGATAGAAGGCCATAGCCCCGGAGCAAGTTCGTCACTGTATGATGAGGATGATTTATTTTTCAAAAAGGATTATGAAGTTATCGAACGCGCCAAGCGCGAGATTGAACTACTGACCAAGCAGCAGAAAAAGGCGCGAACCAATAAGACTAAATTCGCCAGACTACGCGATAGTCTGCCACGCGGTAGCCAAGAGCGTGCGAATGCAGAAGAAAAACGTAAAGCTGCCGTAAAAATAGAAAATAATCTTACACTTGAAATTAGTAAATGGGGTCCTGGTGGGCTTTATAAGCGCAATTTTGGAGAAATTGAAGCTCGCGATACCGCAAGCCGTCTGGAGATGACGCCGGAAGAACGGCAAGCGACCCCGCCTTACCGTAATACGATGTTCCGAGATGGCATCGCCGATAAGGATGTGGTGCTACAGTCGAATTTCAGAACGGCGTTAAGCGTTAATTCCGACATCCGCTACTCCCTTCCAACCCCTCAATCCATCAACGACGATATTGGCCAGTTGATTCTTGACCAGCAGCCCGACCCGTTCACGATGGAGAAGTTGTGGGATAAAGGTCGTGACTGGTTTAATCGTGGGTTGGGGCTGATGACCCGCCAGCAGTTAGTTGAACTCGCCAGCCGAAAAATCCCGGCACTGGGACGGACGTTGCTACCGTCTGCCGAGTTCTTTGAGAACGCTGCTTCACTGATTGACGGTGCCAAGAGCCGCATTAAGCGCGATATGTACGATGGTCTAGTGCCACAGTGGCAGCGCGAGGCCGGGCGTAATCGGCAGACGGCTTATCTGTTCGACTACATTCTTCATGGATCGACGCTACACAGCATTGATCCTACGAAACCGCTCCCGCCCCGTGAGATTGATGACACGGATTACACCTATGCTGAACGAGTGCGCTGGTATGGGGTGCTGACGCAAAAGATTGTGGAACTGAAAAAGCAAAGTCCTATTTTGGCGGATATGGTACAGCGGGTGTTTGAGAATTATCAGTCCGTCAATGACATGAAGTATGCCGCCATGAAGGAGCGAGTGGGACGGGCCGGTTATGGGATGGTTCGGGTGACGATGGAACGCGCCAAGCGGATGGCCGATAATCACGCGGATGTGGCCGAGGCAGCGCAGCTTCAACAGCAGTGGGCGACAGCAGCCCTCAAGGATAAGACGGTCGTGGAGGCGCTGTATCGGTTGTTTAAGCGTGGGGAACGCTACTCACCGGGGATAAGCTTCAAGATCAGTGATCCGGTCGGCCCAATTGATCCTTCAGCTATTTTAAAGGCGAAGAATACCTATCAAACGCTCTCCAATGAGCAGAAAGCGCTTTATCAGTTGCGCCGTAAGATCGATGAGCTACCCCATGCGGCCCGGATGCGGGAACTGATGGATCGGGATCGAGCGACCTACGGGAAGCTGGAAAATTTGATTGTCAGTTCACAACGCCGGGCGATTAACGTCCTGGTAGATCGGGTCTCGCAGAAGTCCTTTGTGCCGGAAGAACACGCGGCGATGCGGGCTGAATTGGTGCAACTCCCTGAAGATGCCCAAATGCTGTATCGCGCTATGAACTATGCGTTCAAGGCCCGGCAAGAGAATATGATGGCGTCGATTCAGTTGTACGCTGAAGCTGCTCGAGGTCGGCAGCCGTATGTCCCGCTGACCCGCTATGGAAAGTACGAAGTCTTTGCCGAACGGATGATTCCGCAAATTAATAAGCGTACCGGACAGCCGGTCTTGGATGAGGCAGGTCAGCCGAAGCTGGAGAAGGAAGTGGCATTCTCGAAATTCGAGACGATCCACGAACAGAAGCAGGCTCGCCAGTTACTCGAAAAGGCCGGTTGGACAGTCAACACAGATTACCAGATCATACGCGACAAGATTGAGTCTGCCCCCAGTGGGACGTTCGTGGGTGAAATGTACCAGTTCATTGATGAATCGGTACGCAACCCGAAAGAACGGGATGCGCTGAAACAGTCGCTGTACGATCTCTATCTGGAGAATTTGCCCGACTTATCGGTGCGGAAACACCTGCTGCGGCGCAAGGGCATCTTTGGTTATAACCGGGATGCGCTGCGGGCCTACGGGAGGTTTATGAACGGTTCCGCAAACATGATAGCGCGACTACGCTATGCGGACGTGCTGTCGGAACAACTTTATCAGATGGAGCGAGAAGTTACGGGACTATCGGCCCATGAAAATGATCAAGCAAAAGCTGGCGCAATTCTGAATGAACTGATTAAGTCCTACGACTGGTTAATGAATCCCACCAATGCGACCTGGGCGAACCGTCTGACCGCTCTGGGCTTTATCTGGCACCTCACGAATCCCTCAACGGCGATGGTGAACTTGTCACAGTTGCCACTGATGACCTTCCCGGAACTGGCGTCCAAATTTGGCGGTGGGGCCGCGTTCGGCGCAATTCATAAAGCGATGTACGATTATTCCAGCGTCTTGAATCGCTGGCGGAAGATGGGTGTCAATCCGTTGAAACCGCCGATGGCGTTGAAAGCCAGCCGCACCGTACCGGATGCGAACGGGATTTCGCAGAATGAGGTGAAGTATTCCACTTATACGGATGAAGCGGAGTATCAACAAGCGATTAAAGCCCTGGAGGCTCAGGGTTACACCATAGACCGCGCTATTAGCCCATTAGAGGCTGCCGGAATGGAAATCCTGGGCGGTGAGTATCAGGGCGATATGGGCCGCCTTATGGAGTTCCTGGAGCGTTCTGGACGGGTATCGCGTTCCGCCACGACGCAGTTAGCGGGTCTGGGTGAGGATAGCTGGCAGATGCGGGATAACTGGCAGGGTAAGGCCAGTCGTCTGTGGGATTTAACGATGAAGACCGGCGCGTTCCTGTTCCATCATTCCGAAGTCGCGAACCGCGAAGTGACCGCGATTGCCGCTTATCGTCTGATGCGCGAACAGTTGAAGGATAAACCCCGCGAAGAGGCGCATCGCATCGCTCAGGATTACGCCTATAAAGCGATTGCTTTCACCCAGGGCGATTACAGTAACGCGAACCGCGCCCGCTGGATGCGCAGCGATATGGCGCGAGTGTTGACGCTGTTTCGTACTTACGCACAGATAATGACCTGGCGGCTGCTGCGAGATGCGTATCAGTCGATGCCGATGCGCAAGGGAATTGATCCTTCCGAACGTGCCGAAGCCCGGGCACGGTTGGGTTGGATGATGCTGAACGCCAGTCTGCTGGGTGGAGCCATGGGCTTACCGATTTACACGATGGTGGTGCTGATGATGAAAGCCATGGAGGCGGCGTTTGGTGATGATGATGATCCGTGGGATTTTGAACTGTGGGCCAACCAACAACTTACCGAAATGATCGGGGAACGCGGTCGGCAAGCGGTAATGACCGGACCAGTCGGGATGGCTCCGATGCTGTTGGGAGCTAAGGATGGAATTTCATTATCACCACGCTTGAGTCTGGACTTGATTCGGTTCTGGGTGCGAAAGCCGCCGAGTGATTTAGAAGGGCAGGAACTGGTCAGTGAGTACATGAAGCAACTCGCTGGCCCGGCGTTTGGGTTGACGTTCAAATTCGCGGATGCCGTGCGTGATGCGAATTATGCCAGGGAACGAAAGAGTGCGGATATGGGCTACCGGGCGTTTGAGTCGCTACTCCCGTCCCCGCTGGCGAACATGGTGAAAGCCTATCGCTATGAGACCGAGGGCATCAAGACCCGGCGCGGCGATCAACTAACGAATGATGTTGGCACCGGCCAGTGGGTGTCCCAGGCGCTCGGTTTCCAGCCCGCCGAAGTCTTTGAGGCGTACCAGGAAAACAATCTGCTGTTCGAGTTCAAAACTGAACGGGAACGTCGGGCGCAGAATCTGATTCAAGGTCTGGTCTATGCTCGCGAGGCCCGCGACGAGGAAGGAATTGCGGAGTTCAGGAAAGCGATTGCGGAGTTCAACCGAAAGAATCCGCTCATTCGGATTACCCCGCAACGCATCCAGAATGCCTTTAAACAGCGCCGGCAGGCCCACCAGAAGTCAAACCAGGGCATGTATATCGCTAGTAAGGGAATGCGGAAGCTGGTGGAGAACGAGCGGTTCTAATGGAAAGCCCCTCTCAATGAGAGGGGCTTTTAGGCTAGGGCAGCGGGTGGCCGATGCGGATTAGCGTTAATCGGAGTCGTTCCATGGCATCATTGAGAAGGTGATATACACCTTGGAAGGCGTGACTATCCATTTCATCAAACCGACTATGGTAGAGCAGCGACAATAGACTGTGCGCCACAACCAAGTCGTCCACCGCGTCGGTGAGTTTCATGCGGCCTCCCTCGGATACAGGATCGACATTTGTCCGCGCTTGAAAAACGCACAGGCGCAACGGTTATCAAAATCCTTGAAATCCGTGGATGACCGGGCAATCATCATTACCGCATCACGCTGTTTTTCTAACAACGTTAATCCGCCCGTTTCTAGCCATTGATGCATTTTCTCGCTCCTTTGGCGTTCCTTAATTTCAACAAGGATTTCTGAGGGAAACACCGGCTCATAAACCCATTGCAAGGTGATCTTACCGACGATAAACGGCTTCGGCTTGGCAGGATTGTATCGCCAGTTAAACAACCGATAAATCGCTTCGTAGAAGTCTGGATGAAACCGCCGTTCCCAGTCGGATGCCGTTTGCCGAATCAGCCGATCAAACAGGTCTTGGAGTGCGTCCGGCGCACGGTGGTATTGATAGCCAGTGGCTTCGTCAATGAGCGCGGTAATACCAACCTTAGCGAGGGAGTCTTGAATTTTCAGACAAGGCTCAATCAGCCCTTTGCGTTTCGCATGAAGCGTCCCCGCGACGGCTTGGCGAATAACGCCCATTGCAAAATCGGGGATAACATCGCACGGGATGAATATCGCTCGACCGCCATTCGGCATAACGACTGGTGACTCGGATTTATTAAACAAAGTCAAAGCGTTAGGAGCGATTTCAGCCAAAAAAGAGCGAAAACGGTCAGACCGATTATCTTTATGAAAACCAATGAGTTGCATGACTTGTCGGCGATTAAAGCCGCGTTCGCCATTTTCCAAAACCAGCGCTTGACATTCGACAGCCGCACCAAAATGAACGGGGCCGTAGTGAGTAACCCTAATCAGGGGAGTTTCAACTTTCATAACGGTACTCCTTGAGGATTGGATACCGCCACTGCTGAGGCTAACCAGAGATGGTGGCGGTACTGCGGGAAGTTAGCCTTACCGGCCTCAAGGAACCCGGCGACTCTTACGAGTCCATCCCGCAATCCCGCCATAGAAATAGCAGGCGTAAAAAATACGCCGGTATCGCTGATGGCGCTTTCGCGCTTGAGGTTCCGGGAGGCTAATCCCGTGTTCCACATGGAACAGACGTAGCCTAGCGCAACCATCAGCGAGTGTCAACTATTGATTTTATTGACAAGGCTTGGTGTGGAAGGTCGCCGGGAAGCCCAGTTTGACACGAATCATGGAAACCATTTCACTGATCTCCACGGCGTCACTGACAGCCAACTCCGACCCCTCTATAACACCATCGATATATTCATCGATGTTATTCAGCAGGCTTAGGACTGAGCAAATGCCGTCATCAGTGTCAGGCTTGTATCCCGCCAATTCTCGTTCGGCGGCGTTGTTGATTTGATCAATAAGAGTCATCATCATGCGGCTTCCTTCTGTTGAATCCCACCAAACTCATCAGTAAATACCTGATGAATAATTGCGTTAGGGTAAGCGTTGACCGTGCCATAGAGATCATCAGGTATAGCGTTAATCGCTAACCCCTGATTGATCGTGATATGAGAGTAGCGCTTACCCAGTCGCTGCGCTACACGCGGAGCTAACCGGATATTGTGCGTTGCGGCATAAGCGCGAATCGTGGTGTGCGTCTTGGCTGTAGGGAGCGCTGCTTTGATGTCGGAAACATCCCGCTGTATAGCCTGCATCGCTTCGCGTTGAGATTTTAGTTCAATGATCGCCTTACCAATCATGGCGTTTTGCTGGATCATTAGATCAAGGTCAACAGGTTCGGTAGATAGGGTTGGCGGTGTGGTTTTAAGGTGAAAGATAGTGTGGTACAGGCTGAACACATCTTTGCTCTTGCGGGCAACCATGAACTCGAAAGCCAGTGGGGACAGGCGGTAGGTAATGGGCGGGTTAGGGTTATCGTCGCTCCGTCTGGAGACGGAGCCGGTAAAATCAATGCCTTGCGTAAAGTCATTTTTTAAGGAATCAACAGCTATATCCTTCCGAGTAAACACTGTAGGAACCAACTCAACAAGATCGTAAGGAAACTCATCGCCGGACTCGTAGCGCAGCTTCACACCAACGAAATATGATTTAAGATCGATCTGTGATTGATCAGATAAGATGCCGGACTGGAAAACGTCTCGACTAATGAGGGAGGAAAAACCAATCGACTGCGTGGACATGCTTAGGCTCCTTTCTAGGAATGTTGGAGATAGGAGGCTAGAAACCGCACCTAAACCGGCGTCGAGTATTGAGTATTTCCCGACCCTCCGATCCCCAAATTGAAACCTGGGTGCAACGCAGAGGAAAAATCAGCAGAAAAATTCGATTAGGGTGGGAGGTTTCTAGGCTCCATTAACCCTATTCTACCAAGCTGGTTGGTAGAACGCAAGGAACTTAACTTAGCTGTTCCACCGCCGCAATAAAATTCAACACCTTCTCACTCCAGCCAGAAATCTCCGCTGTCCATACCCCTTCGTAATTTACGCCGCGCTGTTCGGCGCTGACATCAATCAGGTAGTTGGTTTTCCCAAACGGTTTCGGGACTGTCTTGACACGATCACAGTCCTGGCTATCGGAGAAAACGATAATTCGGTCGGCGGAGCCTTCCCTTTCTTTAATAAACTCCAGACATTGCCGGGTGAAGATGCCACCGCCCCCAAGTTGAGTCCTGGCAGTCAAAACCGCTTTCGATAATCCAAACCCCCGCAGATTCGGCAGCGGTGCTGTTCTATGTACGCGGGTACGATCACAACCCGCCGTCGCGTAAATCACCGCCCGTTCGCAGAGTTCCCGCGCCAGAAACGCCAAGGCTCCCGCGACATGCAGGCGGGTAAACTGGCTTTTACCGCTGATTTTCTTATCCATCGAACCCGAAACGTCCACCACCAGGATTGTCTTTCCAGGCAGCTTAGGTATGTCGGTCAGCCCACGGATTAATAGTTCTTCAATCTCCGCCGTAAACCGAGGTGCATGTTGAGCCGCCGCCAACCCGTTGACCGGGAGAATCCATTGCGGATTAATGGTCTTGAAGCCTTGCAGGATCACCTCGTCATTGACCCCGGCCTCAATCATGTTCCGCAGATTCCGCAGGAATGCCAACGCACCGAGCTTGCGCTCTTGAATGAGTCGCTCAAAAGTCGCCTTCTTATCCTTCCCGACCGACAGCGCCACTTCCCAAGTGTCCGGGGTCGGTAAGGTATTTGACGCCAACTGTTTCCACAACCCCGCTTGCTCGTCATTCGCAGGCTTGGCGTGTACCATAAACAGTACGTCCCGCAGCTTAATGGTGTCCTTCCGGTTCCATTTTGCTAACTGGTAAGCGTCGAAGCGTTGAAAGGCTTTCGCTAGACCAACCTTCACCTGCTTGGCGATGGGACAGCGTCCGTCCTGCCAGTATAGCGCCAGGAACTCAGTGAGTTCGTCCGGGCGTTGAATAATTTTCGGGAGCAACAATCCCACTAGCCCACGAGACACAGGCTGACGCGCCAGTTCACGAGCCAGGAGCAACGGAACATGCCGTAGCTTCTGCTCCATTCGCGCCTCAATCGCCAACTGTGCGACCGTCTCGGGCTGAATCTGTTCAACCAGGGACTGAATCTGCGCGACCGCTGCTTTCCCGGTGCTGTAGGCCATATCTTCCCATAGCAGGTTCGTTAGAATCACCCGACGCAACAAGGATTCTGGAGATTGCTTGGCGGGAATCATCCCTGCCCCACCGGCGAGGCGCGGCGCTTCATGATCTAGACGATAATCAGAAGGCTTGGTGTTGATTTTCATCATATTTTCCCAATAAAAAAGGCCCGAGAGAAATATCTCAGGCCGAAGTTGAAAAAGCTATCAAGGGAAACGGCGAAAACGGAAATTTTGCTGCTCTGACCACTGAGCTACCGTTGAATTTTATTCAACGAGCGGGATTTGAACCCGCGACCAGCCGATTAAATGTCGAAGTAACCGTTCTCTTCACCACTCAATAACTTTTTAGAAATCGCTCTTGGAGAAAAATCGATGACCGCTGTTTTTACACTTTTGCTCTGCCACTGAGCTACCCTGAATTCACGTATTCAGGAGCAAGATTTGAACTTGCGACAAAAAGTTTCCGATGAAACGGTGATCTGCACTACCAAAAGCGATTTCTACGGCCTGGGAACTAGCGAAATCAGATAGTTTATAATTCAGAGTGAACGGTCAGTTCGAAGTAACTGATTTCTTCACCACAGGACAAGGCTATTCTAACAAGACTCTTGGTAGGATGCAACCCCTAAATTCGATATTTTTTGCAAATTTTCCATTTCCCGACTCAGCCGTTTAATCTCTGCAATCTCTCGCAGCGCCCCCCGATGGCCCTGCGGCCAGTCAATGACCATGATTTCATCCATAATTCGACTACCGTATGCCGTAGGGTGGAGCAGTGACCAGTCGCGAAACGCCTGAAAATTCATTAAAAAACTCTTCCTATTATTTCGATTCACGTTTTAGTCCTCATTTTTTTTCGATGCGCCACAGGCACAATAACAGGTTCTACCGGGGTGCGTTTCTTGATTTGCACCGACACCACCGATGATTTGTTGGGGTTTAACTGCACCTTAATTTCTAGTGGTTTTTGGGGAGGATGCAAAACCTTCGGCTTATTTTCCTTCTTCACACAATAGCGGGTTTCTAAAAGATGCTGAGCATACTGTTTAGCCGGTTCTCCCACCGTTCCTGCTGGATTCATAAATAAGTCGTAGCGTTCGATTTTCTGGGTGAGCGCTAATTTATAGTAATAAGTCCAGCAGTAATGGAGGAAGATTTCGCTGAGTTCTTTTTCAGACAGTCCCGGTTCCAGGCTCTGCAAATCCTGATAGATGCCGATTTTTAATGGCACCACCTCTTTACCTTTACGGAACGCCGGGTATTTTTTCGCTAATTGCGCAATGCGGGTACGAATCAACGCACGACGGGTTGCCGTTATTTTCGCCATTATCCACCCCCCAGGTAAAAGCCTATCTCGCCTATCTCGCCTATCTGAGTGAGATAGGCGATCAACTATAGCCGCATTGGCATGATAACATGCAAACCGGCGTCAGGCGTATCGGCGTCTTCAATCAGAATGGAGTTCAACGGACCGGAGAAAGACCACTTTAACGATTTCCCATCAATAGCCTGAACCGCGTCTTGAAGATAACGGTAGTTGTAACCGGAGACAAACAGACCATTGTTGTACTCAACAGAGATTTCATCATTAGCCTCTTCGTTATCCGTATTCGTAGCTCGCGCACTCAGCGATCCGGAGTTGAACGTAATCTCCAATCCGTTATTCGATTTTGCGTTCAACAGCAAGGAAACGCGCCGCAATAACCCCAACAGTTCCTCTCGCGATACCAGGACGTTACTCGGTGGTTCACGAGGAATAACCCGCTTGTAGTTCGGGAACTCGCCATTAATGAGCTTAGCCACCAGAAACAGCGATCCGCTATTGACCCGAACGTGGTTCTTGCCCAGTAGGACTGTCACCTGTTCCTCGCTGTCTTCGTCCAGCAACTTCATTAACGCCCCGATGCTCTTGTTCGGCAAAATCATGGACTGGTCTTCATCGACCTGAATCTCGGCGTTTTTGATGGAAGTGACAGCTAATCGATGCCCATCCGTCGCGCAGACGGTGAGCTTAGTCGATGAGCACTCCAGTGAGAGTCCATTCAGATAATAACGCGCGTCCTGCACGGCCATTGCATACGCAGTTGCAGTAATGGCCTTCTTCAAATTACCTTGCGCAATCGAAATCGTCCCACCATACGGAATGTCGAGAAGGTTAGGATAATCACATTCGGGCAAGGCCTTCAACACGAACCGACTCCGCCCACTCCGTAGCGTAGTTTTACCGTCCTTTTCAACAGCGAGCGTGACATCAGCGTCATCCGGGAGCACTCGCAAAATATCATGAAGACGTTTCGCCGGGATGGACCAGCCACCTTCCGCTTCGGGAATGAGGTCGGTCTTTGCGGTGAGTTGAATTTCTAGGTCTGTCCCGGTAAAGACGGTGCCGTCGCTGCGCGCTTGAATGAGCACTCCGGTTAAAGTTGGGAGGGTTTGTTTCTGCTGAATGGCACCAATAACGGCAGCTATGGGATTGAGTAGGTTGTTTCTAGCGGTTTTGATTTTCAAACATTACCCCTTGTTACGTTGTGTTTTTTCGTTCAGTTGTTGCATAGTCAAACCCGTCGTTGCGTTGAATGAGTGTGAAGTGTTTGTGGTTTGCGGATATTCTTGCATCCGACCATTTAATATCGAACTGACCTTTTATTCGAATACTTGTCAGTCGAGCAATATACGTTCCCGCATATTTTCCTTTTGGCTGATTAAGATTCACGATGTCGCCGGTTGAGAAACCGAATGCCCGCTTAATACGCCCCGCTTTTCCACGCGGAAAGCCGTACTTGTCCGTGCGAACCACCTGATGCGTACCGCGACCTTTCGCTGTAATAACCAAGGGTTTCATCCCCTTCCGAATCGTGACCTGTTCGCCACTTTCGCCAACACAAGCGGCGTCAATCCAGTGATCTTTGTTGTAACCTTGTCGGGTACGATTGAACTTGGTGCGTCCGCCACTTCCTGTGGCGACAGGTAGCCACTGCTTAAGTCGATTCACTAGCGCCCATCGAGAAGCATTAACAGCGGCGGCATCTTTTAAAGGTGTCTTTGCTTGTGACTTAATTAGTTTAAGTAGTTCCGGTTGGTCTTTAATAAACTCATCAATTAGGCGACTACCTTTTTTCTGGTTACAGGGTTGACACGCCAAAGTCAGATTGGAAACCCGGTTGCTACCACCAAGCGCCTTGGGATAAATATGCTCAACTTGGAGCGGAACCTCTTTCGCGCCGCAATAAGCGCAGGCGCGGTGCCATTTCTCCAGGAGATACTCCCTGACCTCGTATCCGGCTAACTCACCCTGTTGGTACTCAGTTCCACTGATTTCCGGGTTGACCATCGCTTGCATGTCGAATTTGACGATCTCCACGCTGGCCTCAGTAATTGGACAGCGTGAAGCTAATCGGTAAATTACAGACTCGGTATTGCCTACTCGGCTTTCCACGGATGGCGGTAGCCGACCTGCTTTGCGAGTTCTATTCAAAAACCTGGATTTCCGATAACGAGTTTTTCGGCCCCGGCGACTCCGACGTAGCGAACTCCGGGACTCCAAGTTATTCTTTATGGCTTGGCCGCGATGATTCAGGTTTGCACCCCACAGCACCACCGCGCCCTGTTGTTCAAAGTGGCCTACCAGCGCAATCCCGGTCGTCTTGCTACCTGGATCAACTTTCACCTCGACATCCTGTGTTTCACCATCAGCCCGATCTTTCAGAATGATCGTGAAAGGGTGTAGACGGTAAACTGCCGCACGACCCGCTGTTAAGAGTTTTCGCGCCCGCGCCGGACGGGTCGGCATTAACGGATTTTGGGTACTACTCAGTACAAACACAGAATTCATGGGTGTAAACCCTCTCGATCAACGGTAAAGGTCATCTCGCCGAGATCATTGAAGTCGTTCAGTCGCAGCGTTCGCCCATCAACCGCATCGGGCAGCATCGCTTTTGACGATAGAGCTTGGAGCTGATGAAGCACCCCAAGGTATCTCGCTTTCGCTTCATTCAATGTCGTTTACTCGTTAAAGTCGGCTGGTTGAGTCTTTGCGAATTTGGGGCTGTCAAGGATGACAGTCACAAACTCACAAGGCGGGGACTCAACGCCTGTTCTGTGGTGGACGAGGTAGGATTTGAACCTACTTAGCCCGGTGGGCCTTCGGTTTACAGCCGAATGCAATTCGCCGTCATTGCAGCCCGTCCTCAAACCTCTTACTCCGCCGCCAACTGTGTCTCAGGCAGTTCACTGACCCAAGCTGGCTTCCGGCCCTTCCCAGACCAAGTCTTCTTTGGGTCATCGGGATGCGTGAATTTTACGACGGTATCCTTTTTTCTACTAGCCCGCTTGGTAGCTGGAGCCGAAAAAAGGACTTCAGGCTTAACGCCAAAATGCGCCGCAACCATCGCAGCACTCTTCATCAGCTTATCCTTTTCTTCCGCAGCGACATCGCTAATCCGCACATGAATGGCCGCTTCGGCATCTATAAGCTCCTGAAAAGACAGTTCCATCAGCAGTGATGCCAGCCGTTCAAGGCTGGTCAACGCCACGAATTTCCGCCCGGAATCTACGCCAAATTCGTCTTGCACATCGCTCATTATTTTTCCTCACAATAGAAAAAAAGTAGTTTAAAAGAACTAGCACTGCGCATTCTATCAATGAAGTTAGTAGGATGCAACTATTTATCGACTAAATCCTCATCATCGGTTGATCACTACCCGGCATTAAATGAAGCCAAGATGAGTTTCTCTACACAACTATTCGAGGTTCCTAACAGTTCGATCTTGACTTGTTCAGGACTAAACGCCCAAGCGGAATAATGGTCGGCTTTTTCCCAACTGTTGCAGTCGGGACGAATCCGCCGAGCGGACTCTCCATTCTTCGCCGCCACCACGCAAGAATCGTAAGTATTGTAGCTATGATTCTCGGTTTGAGTGAGTAGGTAAAGATTCATCAGATTCTCCCATTTTGTTCAGGGATTTTAAACGCAGTGACCAATTTTTGACATCCTCCCCGCCCTCAAGGACGGGGCTTGCGGCACTCAAAAAGTAGGGTCATGAGTTTGTTTTGTTTGAAAAACATCGCAATCTGTTGTAATAACCCATTAAACCCCACCATTCTACCAAGGTCATTGGTAGAATGACAGTAAAAAATCAATCTTTAACCTTCAACAAGAACCGATTGGAGATGGCTTTAAACGCAACCCGACCTATCCGCGAATCATAGCGTTCATGCAGCGGTCTCCAGACTAGACCCTCTCGTGGACAACTATTGCGCAACTGGCTATCGGCGTCCGCTTCCGCCAGCAGGGTATCTATTGACTTTAACCGAGCGCGGTAAGCGATCATCGGCACCACCTCTAAATCCAGGTGATCACAGAGTTCGCGAAACTCTAAAAAATCCAGATAGCGATTTTGCTTAAAATCGTAAGCATCAAAGAAAAACAGGGTCGGCTTATTAATTTTGTAAGCGTTACCCTGAATTTTCGGCCCCAACAATTCACCTTGCAGAGCAATCGGCATTCCGCACAGCTTATCTACCAAATTTTCACGATTCGCGACCTGCCAGAATGCATTGCGGTCGTCGGGTTTTAACTCCCAATTACGCGAACAAACATGCAGAACGTCGTCTTCCCACCAAACGGTGCAACTGGAATTATGAACTAACAACCCGCCGCATATATAATTGTGCGTTGTTGTTTCCAAATCAAACCCAGTACGCCCGCTTGGAAAGTTATCTTCTATCGGAGGAATTTCTTTTATTCTCGTAACATCAACATAAACAGGATTTTTCTCCTTCTTGCAGGATATATACGGAGTGAATTCCGTTGAGCGATACTTTTCTGGAAGCTTATATTTAAAGACTGGATGAATATGTCTTGCAATAGCGTTCCAGAAATTATCAATACTTCCTTTTCGGTAGTTTATCCTTATTGAGCAATACCCCCTTGACTCTTGGATACTCGTTAAAACACCATACATTTCCTCAAGTTTAGCCGCTAATCTTTCAACTTCGCTCTTGGTAAATCCATTTGTTGCAATGTTTGCCCTATCGTTTTGAAGTTCCGAATGAGCTATATAGCCATCATCCATATATAGCTTCGCAAATGAAAAATCATCAATCCAGTTTAAATTTTCTGGAAGTGACTTTTTTCCATTCGGATACCATTTCAATCTTAATCTATCCATCTCCTTATAGGTTCTTGATGCAACCTGTGTCATATTTGTACCATACCCACTAATCACTGTTCGCTGTGAGGCAAAACACTCTCCTAGTATTTGCTCTATATAATTACAAAATTCACCATGATCAGACTTATGACTTTCCTGATATTTATTGTTCTTTCCAAGTTTCGGACAAATACTGCCACACCCTAGAAGGGATGACTCGATATAATGTAGGCAATTTTTGTCTGGTGATTCCTCGTAAGAAATCAATTTATCAGAAATCTTCAAGTCACCTGCAAAGACTTCTTTACCAGAAGACAAAAATATCTTGTGGTTTTTTGTTACCCGCATCCTTCCAGACTTCCCGGCATGATTAGCTTTATGAACTGGATTGTAAAAAACATCTATCCAGTTATCTTTTTTACCGTTCCTGAAAACATCAGTAATTTCGCAAGGAATTAACTTACCGGTTGAGTCCATCCCTATTAGGGTTGGTCTTTTACCATGCAAGACAATTTCACCCATTGTTATACTTCCTCCGTCCCATAATGGAAGATAGGCATTACGTTCAAAGCAGCCGTCGAGCTTCTCAGTCACTCCCCATTCCATATCCGCCAGTTCTTCCAGAATCCACTGATGATTCTGAATCCGCTCGCAGTCGGTTTTCGGAATAAACGATGGGAACGTGCCTACAACATCACCACCCAAACACGCCGGGATCGGCGGTTGATAGAGGGTAATGCCGAGTGCTTCGGTAACATCCAAACCTTCAATCCACTCAGTTCCATCTGGAAGAATCGACAGCGGAAACGCAATACCCTGACTTAATTCTCCGCGTAACCGGATCGTCTTAATACGGAATTTCCGCTCCCGCAAAAACTCAAACTCCGGGCGTTCCGGGAGAACCGAGTCAATTTCCACATAAACGCAAAGTCCAGATGGACAGCCGATAGGTTTCTCATGGAACTCCCCTTTTTTGATGCAGACCTGCCAGCCGCGAATTTGCGCCAGTTCCAGATTATCTGCATTGGGGTGCGGAAAAATACGGTTTATTCTAGCAATCGTAGCAAGCTTTCTCATCATCCACTCCACATGATTATTGACATCCTCCCCGTCCTTTAGGGCGGGGAGGGATAGCGATGCTTCTTGCTTCTGATCTGCTCAATTTCATTTTCCAGATGCAGGGTGCGTTCAACCAGTTGCTGAACCTTGTCAGAGAAGTTGTCGCAGTCACCCTTGATCAGAAGCGCCGCCTGTTTGAATCGGTCTTGCAGGTATGCGCCGCAGCCCAACTTGCGCTGGACGTACATTTTGGGCCAAAATGAGAATTTCTGGCGGGGGAAGTTTCCCCCGAACCCCCTCCAGAGGCCGGGACTCAGAGTCCCAGAGGCCAGAGTTCCCCGAGGCCAGAGCTAACGAACAGGGGCCGAACGCAACACCACCCGAAAACCGAAGAGGCCGCGGAGGTCGGGGTGACCCCAGTAGCGGTAGGCGCAGCGCGCGAAAACGCGGGGAGCGAACCACGAGCCGCCGCGCAGGACCCGGAAGACGGCGTCCCCGGCGGCCAGATTTTCGCGGCCATCCTCCGCACAGTAGGGATAAACTGAATAATGACTGCGCGTCCACTCCCAGACGTTGCCGATCATGTCGTATAGACCGTAGCCGTTAGCCGGGAAGCAGCCGACCGTTGAGGTATCGCCGATTCTGGTCTCTTCGTAATTGGCGCGATTCGGGTCGATTTTGTCGCCCCACGGAAAGACGGCATCCCGCAGCCCGCCCCGCGCCGCCTTCTCCCACTCCAGTTCGCTGGGCAGGGCAACCCGCCAGCCACCTTCGCGTACCCGGCGGGCCATCTCGCTACCCTCGAAGGCCGGCGAGTGGGCGAGGCCATCGTTCAGCCAGTCGCAATAGGCCAGGGCCTCGTGCCAACTGACCCAACGCACGGGTCGGTGGTCCGGGTCGCGCAAGGCACGGTCATCGCCGACCTCGAACCGCGTCGCTTCGACGAAGGCTTTGAACTGGGCGACGGTGACCGGATAGCGCGCGATGTAAAACTCCGGGGTTGGCGTGAGCACCTCGTTGATTTCGTCGTCGGGCACCTCGGCGTTAATGATTTTGGCGACCCGCTGCGCCGCTGCTTGCCGCGTGCCGATCACGAACTCGGGGTCGGCGGGAACGCGCACGAAGCCGAGTCCGTCGTCGGCGGGCAGGTAGCAGCGCTGCGGGTCGAAGCGCGGGTCGCCGAGCGCCGCCAGAGCGTCAGAAATAGCCGAAATATCCAAATCGCCATCATCAGTTTCAAAGACCAAATCAGTCATGCGTTTTTCCTTCTGTTGAAAAATACTCAGCGTTCTCCATGAAATAGAACTGGCTTCCGTACCGAATCGGTAACGGCTCAATGCGCCGATTTTTGATCCAGCGATAGACGGTATATCGGGTCGGACGCCCATTGGGGGTAAATCGCGCATCTAACCACTCATCCAGCGTTAAGAGCTTGGTGGTCATTCTGACACCGCCTGCTGCTCTAACAGCCGGATAAACTGCCCGGTGGCTTCCATTCCGCTTCTATACCCGAATTCATATATCTGACTGAGAATATACTCGGTTTTTTCCGGGTAACGATGGATGAAATCTGCGTTAATGCGCACCAACGATTGATCTATTTCTGGATTCAATAAGCGCTGCATGGCTTGACTGAGTGTGGACATTTTTGGGGGCATTTCTTCGGAATCGATCATTAAAAATACCTTTCGTATCAACAAGATACATCGAGTTTTTGGCTGGATATTTGATCGGACATTTCTCTGAAGAATTCGGCCATACCCTGCAAGTCGGCTCGGGTCAAATGATCAGCGCCCAACCCCAAGTCCTCAATGATTTTATCCAGCCCTTCACAAACCGTTCGCCAACGTTCCGCCAATGGGTGAGTCTTAGGAATGATCTTAAGCCGTACATCATCCAGTGCAGCCAGAATGGCAGTTTTATCCGGTACAGCCGGTTTTTTAAACGCTGGGTTGGCATACACGATCATCTGCTCGGCCAGTTTTTTATCCTCTTCGCTCCCCTGCTGGCGTAACGCGGTAATGGCTCGTTGCGTCTGTCGAAGACTAGCGACTGAACACCAGCGCCCACAGATTTCCTTAGCGAGATAGGGTCCGCGACCGGAAACCTGTTCCTCCGCTAACCAGTTCCGCAGCCGCCTCCAGCGATAGGCACCCAGCCCCAAGTCCTGATACGTCTCCCTTGGGCCGTTTTTCAGGTTTTTCAGGATGTCCTGCACAATAATCATGCTGTCCCACAGCGGAAGTTCTTCGGGCCGGTATTTGGTGATGTTCTTTTTCAAACCCCGCACATAGACCAATTCCTCGTTAAGAATTTGTGCAAACTGCGCGTAGGTATACGGGCCAGCGCCTTCCTGATGTTTCTGTCGCAGTACGTCCAACACTAAATCCATTTTACTGGTTCTTTTGGCGGTTGCTGATTTTTCGATAATAGGGGCTTCAGCCGCTATAGGTGGTTCTATCACGGGTTCTGATTCTGGCTCGTCAAGCTTGGCACACACATCCAGATACCAACGATCATCTTCACCTTGAATGACCTCATGGCCCAACTCCATTAACGCCGCCATAATGTCGGAATGCTCCACATTCAACGTTTTACGCAGGTCTTTCGCAAAAGCGCCATCGTTGATGGTGTGAAGGTATTTTTTGATTTTAAATCCTAATGACATGGGAACCTCTACCCCGCACGAAAGCGGGGATCCAATGATTAGTTCGCCGCCAAAATATCTTCGGCGGTCTGGTTAGCAGCGACATGAGCCGGTGCTTTCTTGAGTTTTTCGTTGAGCGCCGATTCCTTGCCAGCGGGTTCATCAGCGATCTCAAAGAAGTCAGCCGGTTTTGCCATTCCGTCTCGAATCGTGGTGTAGATTTTCTTTAACTGGAGCACCTCCGCCTGGTTAACGGAGTCAAGCCGATGCTTGAGACGCTTCACAATATGATCTGCTTCCACTCCATACACGTTAAATGCCTCCACCAGTTTCTTGATTTGCTCTTGGGGCGCACCCCCTTTATTAGCGAGAGTCGTCTCGCATTGTTGCTCTGCTACTTCAGTAACATCCGTGGGAATAATACCCAGGATGCAGGCCCGGATACGCCGGGAGGCTTGATTAAGGATCAGTTCAGCAATATCCCTCTCATCCCGCAAGGCATACCCACCCTGCTTGGTATCGCGCCAATGTTTGATGAAGAAGGTAATATGCCGCTTGGTGTTGGTCTCCAAGTCCCAGGCAAACGCCATCACTTCAGAGGATGATGTCCCGTCTTTGACGAACCGAGAAAGCTCCCGCATTCCGTAATCCATATTCCCCCAACACTGGGCTAGAACCTCCGCTAGGCGAATCGATGGACCAGTCACTAACTCCCTGCCCCGTGGGAATGCATAAGTTGCTTTTTCGGCTAACGAGGGCCGGGTACAAGCTTGGAGAATCCGATCCACACATAAAAGCTGGTCACGCGGAAACCGCTTTGCGATCAACATCGATGACTGGACTTCGGAAAACGCCCGACTCTGCTCAACCGCCGTGCTGCTAGTGTCGGTCTTGATTTCCGCAACATTGGACGCAAAAGGATTAGCAATTAAATCAGTTGACATTAAACACCTCTGTGGGTTGTGATTTGGGAGTTTTCACTTTTTTAACTCCCGAATTTACTATAAACGACATCGGTTGGTCACTCTTTATGAAATTCTCCGCGTTAGACCCCGTCCTTTATGGCGGGGTGATTGACGTGTTATTACTCCTTAAACCAGGGTGGGGGTGACAGCAAGGTGATTCCTTTGGTATAGCTAGGCCAATACCCGCTGGCTGTACACTGCTGATGGAGTTGCATAAGACGCACAATCTCCCGTTCGCCAGCCATGCGGAATTGACGGTCTAACTCAATCAGGACAGGTGGAATTGGCCTATCCTCTGGATCGCGAGGTTTCTCATGGAACGAGAACACAAAATCCGGTTCGACTCCAAACACATGCCTCCAGCCCCGGATATAGAACGCTTCCTGCAAGTGATAACCCCAGTCCACGACCCCGCGCTGTAAATCCTTTGGATTCGCCGACCGGGTGGTTTTCACGTCAACAAGCAGGTTAGTAATTCCAGTCGGCAACCAGTCGATTCGCGCCTTGCACCAAAACCCTAGTTCGTCTTCCCAGATCAAGGTCTGCTCGGCGGTGCCTTCATTAAACAACGCTGCTGCCGTTTCGTCAGTAGTGGTTTCCTCATGCATTTTGTTGAGCATAATCCAGTGATCGGCGCTAATCGTTTCCCGGTCGCCAATGATCGCTTTCGCCGCTTCACGCTCGGCTTTGCCCTCCGCTTTGCGTCCATTTATGATATAGACTGGTTCTCGCACATATAACTGATCAAATTTCTCGTTCTCCAAAAGCAGCGTATGAAACTGCGTCCCGAAAATTTGGTCAGATGTTGGCTTTGAGTAACGCGCCGTCAAGGCATGAAAGGCGCTCTTCTTAAACAGTTTGAGATAGCTCTGATTGACGCAGGGCAGCGCTAAGTATTCAGAGGAACTCATCTCAAAGAGTCCGGCTTTAAAGATTTCCATGATTTTTCCCTTGCATTTTGTTTACTGAGTCGTTACACTCAGTTACTTCGTTTAGCACGCGAAGCGGAGTTTCGTCGCTCCGTACACACACCTCTGTGCCAGCCCGCTGATTAAGCGGGCGTTTTTATGGGTTCGAGAAAGCTTCTTCCCATTCATCCAGCACTTTCTTTTCGGCCATCGAAGTTAAAGTATTGCGCAGACGAACGATGGCATCATGCTCATGCAGCGGTGAGCAGATCATGATTTCATGTAGGTCATGCGCTAACCGCTCCAGAAAAAAATAATCCTCGGTTATCAGTAATAAATCAGGGTATTCCTGTGAATCACCAAGGAGTTGAGTAACACGCAACTCTTGTGCGCATTCAAGCTGCTGAACTTCTGAGAGCGACATTTCCCGATGCGCCGAACAACCGCCAAACTTCTTGAGAAGTTGGCGCGGACTAAATAACTGAGCGAGACTGTTCAATTTTTTTCCTCCGTTGTTTTTCAAAATATTTATTACCCCAGTACGCCATAAACTGCTGATGTTCCTCATCGTTCCAGGTTTCCGGGTGTTTCTTCAGGGGTTGGTCAGGGTCTAAATCGGTCGCAGTAAAAAACGCTCGACCGTCATGAACAGAGCGTTGTAAATGACCCGTTTCCACTAATCGCGCCAGCAGATTCTTGACGGATGTATCCAAGTTATGAATACTCCGTAATCCGTCAGCGACTTGCGCCATGGAAACGGGGTTCAACTGCGTTCTAACCCAGTCCAACACCAATCGGCCCTTACTTCCGGGCTTTGGGCCATAGATTTCAATGCTCACCACACCACCATAAGCAGCAGCATTACCGCTACCCCGAGCAGTACGGCACACAGCCGGTCGGTTTTCTGCGTCATACGGGCGGATACCGGATGCACGACTGGGTAATGTGGGATGTGAGGATAATACGGAACCCGCTCGGCCATCGGTTTGCGCGGCCCAGGGTGATAACGCGGAATCGGACGCTGCTGGCTGTGATAGAGCGTATATCCGTCGCGGTCGGTGACTACGGTTTTCAGAATCATCTAAACCTCTCGAGAGACCCTGGACTTCAGGTAGGGGTAGTTGACTTGAAAGATGTTGCAGTCTACCAAGATGTTTATTAAATTGCAATACACGATGTGCGATGAGTGTACAAAAAAATCCCGCTAAAGAGCGGTCAGTAACTATTAAGAATTGACTACTTTGACATCCTCCCCGTCCTTCAGGGCGGGGTCTTTCGCGCAAGACCTGATAAGAAAAAAATATTTACATTCTACCCACATGATTGTTATAATAAGTATCCTCCTTTGGTTGTTAAGTTTTGGCAGGCATTACGCCTGCATTTTTTTTGGAACATTATGTCAACTGAAACCGAAATTGGAATTAGCGCATTAGTCGTTGCCCGCAAAATTCGTCGGGCTATCGGCACCTCTTCTGCTGTGCGCGTCATTATTCGCCCGACTCCCAAGGGTTACAGTGTATCCGTGCGCTGCCTGCCCGTCGCAACTCCTGAATCGGTGATGACGGAAAAGTGGAAAGGATGGATAAACATCGGCGTCTATGATCGCGGCATTCATATCAGCGATTTGGAAGAAGATGTCGATTTTTTAATGGGGAAGGGAATGCTGTTTTAAGATGCACTCCAACGAAGCCTAAATTTGCCTGCATTTACCAACCACATTGGTAGACCCCATGCCTAAAGCCGCTCGCCGTTCCAAGCATCAAGCGACTCCATTGATCAAACCGGCCCCGGTGCCGCAATTCATCGCGACCCAGGAGCAGCAGGTCATCGGCCAGCACTTTTTAAAAGGTGAGAACCTGTGCATCAATGCCTTCGCAGGCACTGGGAAAGCGCTAAGAAATGATCAACCAGTAATGACTCCGTTTGGCTATAAGCCTATTTCTGAGTTATCAGTCAACGATCTTGTAATTGGAAGTGACGGCAATGCCTATCCAGTTACAGGCGTTTATCCACAAGGAGTTAGATCATTGTACGATATTGAGTTTTCTGACAAAACTCACGTCATTGCCGACGCAGATCATCGTTGGAAAGTCTATCGCTCAGATCATCGTTTACGTGACGGCGGCGATAAATTTTTAATCAAAACCACATCTGAACTTGCTGAAAAGACCCGCACAATGGCTGGCTCAAAAGCAAAATCAAGGGATGGCACTCGTTCGTACTGGTTTATGCCTATGACGAAGCCAGTAAATTTTTTTATAAACAACGAATCCTTGTTTGATGGATTGCCAATCGACCCTTGGTTGTTTGGTGTGTTGCTTGGTGATGGCGGTATCAGTGGCAAAAGCGTTACATTTAGCACTGCCGACGATCAGATTCTTTTTGCGGTGCGGGATATTATCGCGCAGATCGGAATGATCACAAATAAGGCCGGGAAATATGACTATAGACTTACTTGTATTCATAAAACCATACCGGGACATAGGGGTCTTTTTAATCCGTTATCAAAAGCGTTAGATCAACTTAAAATCCGTGGTTTGCGCTCGCATGAGAAGTTTATTCCGCCAAGTTACATATTTTCTTCCGTTGAAGATCGTTTGGCTGTACTACAAGGATTGTTTGATACAGACGGAAGTGTATCTGGCTCTGCTGTAGAGTACACCACCACCAGTAAGCAAATGGCTAATGAAGTACAGTTTATTGTTCATAGCCTTGGTGGTACTGCTACCATATCCGAAAAGCCTACGCGATGCAAATTATCGTATCGGCTGTATATTAAGCTGCCAGCGCAATTCATTCCGTTTAGACTGAAAAGAAAATTTCAGTCAATGAAGCCAGCGCAGCATCCTCCGTTTAGAGCAATAAGGTCTATAACTCCTGTTGAGCCAGCAGAGGCAACCTGTATTTCTGTAGGATCACCAGACCATATTTTTCTGACAAATGGTTGTATTCCTACGCATAATACCGCTACCCTGGTCTACCTGGCTCACCTCGGCGACGGCCCTGGAGAAATGTGGTGCTTCAATAAGCGCAATGCCGATGAAGCCGTGGAGCGTTTCCCGAAAGACAAAACTCGCTGCACCACCGGCCACTCCCGCGCTTACCGAGCAATGGAAATGGGCCAACACCCGAAACGCAGCACGCTAAACGAGACCTGGCCGAATTGGCGAATCGTGCGGGAGTTTGCTGTCGAAGGCGTCTCCGATATTTCCAAGGAACAGGTGGCCTATGCGGCAATGAAAGGACTCCACCGATACTTTTACTCCGCAGACCCTGACATCACCCTCCGTCACTGTTGGGATAGTGATTACCCGCTGGAGTGGTTTGAACGGCATCTGAATAACGAGCACGCCAAAACCCACCCGTATGATGCCTCGGAATCGACGCAACGGTGGCAGGCAACTCAGTTACCTAAGCTGGCGGACGCTTGGCACCAGGCTTATATCCGCGCCGTTCACGGTTATGCCCAGCAGTTCCTGGATGCGATCTGGGACGTGGGGCACCCGTTCCCGATGCAGCATGACGCTTATTTCAAGGCATGGCAGTTGCGACAGCCGGTACTGACTGATGTTAAGTACTTGATGCAGGATGAATGTTTCCCTGCCGGAACTTACGTTGAGACCGACAGCGGGTCGGTACTTATCGAAATTATCGCCGCAAACCCTTCAAAGCGTTGGCGCGTTTTATCCAGCCAGGATGGCGGTAAGACGTTGATCTATAGCCCGGTGACGGCTGCGTATAAAACCCCTACTCAAAACCCATTATTCAGGATTCTGCATGATTCAGGCGAGTTTGTTTGCACCGCAAATCATCCCGTTTGGGTTCAAGACTCCGGTTGGAAAGCAGCCGGAACACTCCAAGTCGGGGACACCTTGTCTGGTGTGTGGAACCCTAAAGTCGAAGGAATACAAAACTTGCTCCCGGAAATGCGGATCGGTATGGCGGGTCGCCAACATGACACCGGAAGCGGAACAGCAGCGCCGGGAGAAAATCAGTCGGCGGATGAAGGTGGTGCGAACAGAGATACCCAATCCAGCGAAGCGAACAGATGTTCGGGAGAAAATATCAGCGACTCACAAGAGTCGTGGGAACACTTTCAAGATTCGCGGCGGCAACGGGCATGGGCCGACCCTGTGCGAACAGATGCTTTATCAGGAACTCACTCAGTTGCGGCCCGATGGGCAATGGAGCCTCGGTGTTGCCGAGTCGAATGGACGGCCCACACCTCCCGGATTGCCTACCTGCTACAAGATCGACATTGCTTCGCGCCTACTGAAAATAGCTATCGAAGTGGATGGGGGTTCGCATCGGAATCCAAAAGGGCGAATCCGGGATGCGAAGAAAACCGCTGCACTCACGGCTCGCGGGTGGTTGGTGTTGAGATGTGCGAACCAGACCGTCCTGGTGGATGCAACAGCAGCGGCGTTGCACCTGTGTTCGTTTATACCCTCTCTGTAGAATCCGGCGCTTATTTTGCTGGAGGCGTCCTGGTGAAGAATTGCCAAGACTCGAACGCTTGCATGATGGATATTATTAATCGGCAAAAATGCCAGATCGTTATCGTCGGCGACCCGCAACAAGCCATCTATGGCTTTCGTGGAGCCGTTGATGCAATGAAAGATTTTCCTGCCCGCGTCTGCTATCTTACCCAAAACTATCGATCTGGAATCGAGATTGTCGATGTCGGCAATGCGATCTTGCAGGGCGCATATCCGGGTCTACCGATGATGAAGGGACACCCGCAAATTGAATCCAGTATCGGCCCCGTGGATCGTACTCAACCCTATGCGGTTTTGAGTCGCACCAACGCCGCACTGTTTGAGGGTGCAATATCAGCGACCCACTGTCAGCAACCGATGCATGTGATTGGTAAGTTGAAAGATGCGATCCATCGCGCTGAAAGCGTCTACGGGGTCTATATTGACGACCGCGATAAAGTGACTCACCCGGAGATTCGCCCTTTCGAGGACTGGAATACCGTGTTGCAGGAAGCAAAATATAACGCTGACCTGTTTCGCTATGTACAACTTACGAAGGACTACGACAAAGAGTTGCCGGTCATTTGCGAGAAGTTAAAAAAGGCGGGTGAAGTACCGATAGAAAAAGCGCAGGTAATTCTAAGTACTGCGCACCGCTGCGTTCATCCCGATACGTTAGTGGAAACGCCAAATGGTCTTGTACCGATTAAAGAGATTTCCGATCAAGGGAAAATAGCAACACCGGACGGGGTAAAGATGTATGTCGATAAATTCACGCAAGAGGAAAGCGAGACATTTATTGTAACGACAAAAAAAGGTTATCACATCGAAGTTACCGCCAACCATGGCATGACGGCTTGGGATGGTACTCAACAAGTTAGAATCAACGCCGAACATTTGTGTATAGGGGATTTACTGCGTTTAAGGGTCGGTTTGGTGATTAATTCAACAGTCTACCCAACACTTCCTAAGTACAGCGGTGAAATTGATAAACGCGCAATAATTTATCCAGTTCCTGCTGTAATGAATGAAGATTTTGGTGAGTTTCTTGGGTTAATGGTCGCAGACGGGACTGTTTATCATAAAGGATTTAGGGTGGTAAAAAGTCATATGGATGTCAATGAACGGTTTAAATTTTTAGTTAAAAAGTTGTTTAACTATGATGCTAATTACTGTGAAAATCTAGGAACGCCAGGATATGACGTTTCTTCTGTCTACCTTTCTAAATGGTTGAAATTGTTTGTGGGGGTTTGCCCAAAAAACAAGTCAATTCCAATAGAGATTTTGTATTCACCTATGACGGTACAGTCGGCGTTCTTGCGTGGTTTGTTTGAGGACGGAACCGTAAACTTAAAAAAAGGAAATGTTGACCACATTCATTTTGAAACAAAATACCAATCAATAGCCGAAACTGTACAGGTCATGCTATTGCGATTTGGTATTATATCAACCCTTAAAGATAGGGAAGTTAATGGTTTTCAAATATTTACCATATATATTTATGGTAATAATTTGAAAACATTTTATCGATCTATAGGATTTGTTAGTAGCTGGAAAAACAGCCGTTTGGCTACGCAAAAATCGGTTAGCAGATCAAATGACTGGGTTCCTATAACCCTGCAAGAGCTTGAATCTATCCGTCCTTTTATTACTAATGCGGATCATTACAACATAAAAATAGTATTAAGAATCAGCAGATATAAGGCCGATGAAATTCTTGCGAAAATCGACCACGATCTGTGTGGAGCATTTTTAGCAGAACGAATCATGTGGCATTACGATCCTATTGTCTCGATTAAAAAGTCGAGAAGCAAAACAATTTGCATCACAGTACCTGAAGGCAGTCGTTTTATTCAAAACGGCTTTGACGGATGGAACAGCAAAGGATTACAGCACGACCAAGTCGTGATCGCTGACGACTCCACCCGCATTCAGGTCGAAACCGATGAGGACGGGAATACTCACTTCATCGGCCCGAATGAAGAGTGGAATTTGAAGTACATCCAAGTGACTCGCGCCGTTCATCGCCTGGAACTAGACCCCATCACCCATGCCGTCACCGGAGAGCGTTATCGCTGATGGAGTCTCCGACCTGGGCCAAGAACCCCCGCTGCGAAACCTGCCAGCACTGGGAACACCGGCCCCTCCCACTTAATCCCTTGATGGGTGCCTGCTTATATCGTTCGTTCGAACAGCACGAACGGACATGGCCCATTACGACTATTAATCGATACGTTTGTGAATTATGGCTAAAAAAACTATGACCCTCAGCCCTCGCTCGGGCAGTTACGATGTTAATACGCCCGTAGATGCACGCGGCTATTTGCTCCCGTCTACCCAGGAGCGCATTCAATATCTTCGCGCCGAAGTTGAACGACTACAAAAACGCAGGGCAGTTTTGTGCGAACAATTAGGAAGTCCCGTAATGCGAAACATTAAACGCTATAAAAACCGCGAATTTTTACAAAAGTTGTTCCCGCCAGAGGTGCTGAAAGAATACTTTGAAGTGGGTGAGTTACTGAATACCTATAACAGAGAAATCAGTCTACTGAATACCCATCTACAACAAACCACCGATGAATCGTTTGAAACCATGTTCGTGCGTGCTGCGAAAAACATGCTGCCCTCTGAAGAATTTAATCGATTAAAACACTATACTCACATGCTGATGGATGAACTAGCGAAATCGGTGTGCCTGCCTGAAGATTATATGAATGGATGACGCAGAGATTATTGCTGCTTACACCCCACCCTACCGTCGCGGGGAAGTGGCGCGGTTGGCGCGGCTGTGGGGGATTAAACCTCATCACATCGTTCGCCGAGCGCGGGAGTTGGGGATGCCGTCGATTATGGATGATGAGTTTAGACGCGGCCCTGAATATCCAGCGCGAAGCGCTGGCTACCGCCAGTTGGGCGGGAAGTCACGCCTGTGGAGAGGAAGGCGCTGGCCGAGGTCGCAAGACCCCGGTGAAACCGGCCTCGTTGAAGCAGGAAGTCACTCATGTCCTAAAATGTCATGGTTGATGCAACGCGAATCCATAGTCATTCAAAAAGGCGCAATAGCGTGCATACGGGTAAGTTGCACTATTGACCTGATTAGTGGACTTTGTTGGTTGTGAGATAGACGGCGATTATTTCAACGCGGCAAAGCAACGCTTTGAATGGCATATAAGGAAAACGGCGATGTTTGGTTATTAAGATGTTGCATCAAATCTGCTGTCTATTATTGGTCCTTTAAGAAACCCTAATTTGTACGCTTCTCCAGCCCTTGTTCTATCGGTTGAATCTTCACTATGAATCGCTTCTTGAAATCCTTTTTTAGTGTGAAATTTATTTTCTGGTATTTGGGATAAAGCACCTTCTGACCAATTCACCCATTGGGACTTTGTAAATTGATCTGTATAAGAAAAAAGAAACTGTGAGTTAATACTCATTTTTAAATCCTTTTTACGAGTTTTATAACATGCTCATAAGCTATTTTTCCGCCATTGCCATTTCGAGGTATAGAAGTTCTATGATCTCTAATTGGATATTTAAAATAACCGTCCCATGAATATCCCAAATCTTGGGCTATTTCAGCAATAATTTGATGTGTCGGTATGTAAAAACCTCGTATAACACTATCACCTATAATCATATGATACTCACCACCATTGACTAAAGCAGAATACACACATTTTAAATTTGATGAAATATCTTGAAAATATGCTTGTACTGTTTGAAAACGCCTAAAATCAATTTCTCGAATATTTTTTAAATATGGGGTAATAATCATAAATATATTGGCATCTATATTAACTGACTTAATTCTGCTTATTTCTCCTATTTGCTGACTTTTTATGTAAGATAAATATGCATCATCCATTAACCCTAGCCAACAGCTTTCAAGTTTTATACATCGAGTGTAATCCAAAGCATTTGTATAAGGTGGTGAAGTTACAGCAATATTTATTTGTGAATCTGTCTTAAAATTAGTAGCATCTCCTTCAAGCCAAATTATACCATCAGAAAAATTACATGAAGAATTTGAAACTGATAAAACATATTTTTCTAAAGCTTTAGCAAAAGTAGGTAAAACCGACTTCGGTTCTTTAGGAAATCTTTTAGAGATATACGGCTTAAGTGATTGCCTCTCCGCTTTAGAGCAGGCTCTGATAATTTCGGCAAAAACAGCTAATAAAAAATTCATTATTTTTTCATTTCCTAAAGTTAAGTCAAAAATAGCAGTTTTAAGCTTTAGCAAATCAGTATATTCATTCTCAGTAAACCAATAACGAATATTTGCAAGCAGTGGCTCAAGTGATTTTTTTGGCTTAATAGTTTTCCATGTATTAAGCACCGTATTATAAACTAATTCAATTTGTTGTATTTCAGATTTAGTATATTTTAAATTTGATGCAGTAGCTATTAAACGAGCATACGGATCAACTTCCAACCCGTATATTTCTGAAGTGCATTTATTTGCTTCTATAGCTGTTGTTCCTGAACCCATAAAAGGATCAATAACTTTAAAGTTTTTATGTGTATGCTCACTAGAATATTTTTTGAAAATCATTCGTGGTATGTATGCAACGCTCCGACAAGGGTATTTACCACCAATTATATGAGGCGTATTTTGTAGACTTCTAGTATTTGGGAGTGCTATTTCTGCACCCCAATGCAGTTCACTAGCGGTTAATTCATTAATTTTATTAATCATTTCTGAAAATCACCAAGCTTTCTCTCATATAATAATTATCTTCAATTTTTTTAAACTGTTGTGAAGAAGGGATGATTTTTCTATAGGTTACTATTCCTTCTACTTTATAACCATTTTTTTGTGCTAATTCCGCTATTAGCAAATCAGTAGCAATGACAGTCCCCCCATAAAATGAATTCCCCACAACAAAGCCTAAAAGAGCTTTATTTTTTAATTTAGGTTTTATTACTTGCAATAATCTGTTGATGTCTTTGAAATATCCTGAGAGCATGTTACCAATTTTGTTTGACCAAAGTTGCTGAGATTCAATAATTTTTTTAATTTCGTTATCAACAATTTCAAGACTACCTATTTCATAACGAGGAACCCAAATAGAATGCACATGTGATCTTAGTGAAGTATCTCGGAATTTTTTTTGATCATTTTTAGATAAAAAGAAATCACAAAGCCAGAGTTCTCTCATATAAATTTTACTATAATCGAAACAATTAGCATAAGGAGGAGATGTAATTACTGCTGAAATATTATCAATATTTTCGTAGGCGTTTTGATCTAACGAGGAACATTGAAAGTATTTAATACTAGAAAGACTATTATCTATTTTTAAATCAGCGATATACAAATTTAAAGTTAATATAAGATCTGCTCTTATTTCTTCTATAGCGGTTAGCCCATTATGACCATAATTTATTCTTGTTTTTTTCTTTACACCATTTCCAGCTTTACGGTGTGTTGAATATTTTTCAACTAAGGATAGTAAACCTAATTTAAAAAGAGATTCAAATTCAGTTATTTTTAAATGCTCAATAAAGTATTTAATTTTTAGAATAGCATCCAAGTATTTAGGATCAAAATACTTTATGACAGTCTCATTTTTTGGAGGTTCAACAGAATTTATTAATAATGCCAAACTAAATTCTTTAACATAAGATTCTAGTTCATTTATCTGTTTAAGACTAAGTATTATAGATTTTGTTTTTGCAATAAAAATGGCAAGTGGATTAACATCAAAACCAATAGATTCAAGCCCTAAACTCGAAGCTGCAAGCGCAGTTGTGCCGACACCTGAAAAAGGATCGAAAACTGTACCGGTTAGATTATCGCAATAATCAGTTAAAAACTTTTTAACAAATGAGGGGGAAAAACCTTCTTTATAAGGGAACCACCGATGTCGTGCCGTAGACATTGATTCTGTAAAATTCACAGGTGAAAAATATGTAACGTTATTCCGAACACTTTTTATATTTAAATTTTTTTCTAAAGAAGAATAATGTGCTAAAATTTGTGATGTCATAATTATTTTTTCTATTTTAGAAAATAGTTCGGATGGTTCTAATAACCATTTGATTTTTAAAGAAAGTCCGTGGTGTGGTAGACTAAAATTGACTAAAACCTACTACAACCAAAAATTCTCATGTAATATTAAAGAGTATTTTATAAAAAATGTCAAGTTCAAAATAAACGAGCATGGGATAGAAAATCCAGTCGATATTCCAGACTTTATTTTGGCCGACATGATATGTATCATGATCGAATCAATGGAACTATCCATTAAGCAAAATCTCGACTGGCATGGATGCGACTCAGTATGTCATCCTAAATTTAATGAATTTAACGATAAGGTGAGCCGCTAATGATACCTGATTACAGGCTGGACGTGACCGGCTCACCTGTCATTCGCTCCACCGCTTGGTTAGACGCCATTATCCACGATGACTGTTTCAGAGTCCTGCCGGAAATGCCTGACAAATCCGTGGACGCCGTAATCACCGACCCGCCGTATGGAGTCACTGGAAATCATTGGGACATTGCGCCGAACCTCCCGCTGCTGTGGAAGGAACTGCGTCGCGTGTGCAAAGGAAGAATCGTGATAACCGCAACGCAACCATTCGCAACCGATGTGATAAACTCTAACCGAGAAAACTTCAAATGGGATGATGTGTGGGTGAAGCCGCCGAGCAGCGCCTGGAGGTTTACCCGTTCAGCGCCCGCGTTGAGCAGGTGGGTGGCATCAGTATGGCGCAGCTTGTGCGGGCTGATCTTTTTTTCAATGCCCGCCTTCTGCAACACCCCCCGCAGATAGGCGCGGAGATCGCGGAAAAGGAAGCTGCCTTGCTTCGGCAACTAAAGGGCCTTCTGAAATAAGTAGCAACGTAGGCACAATCCCTTTGTTGGGCCGACCTCGTCGATAGCGGAGGCTCAATCGCAAACCCCGACTCCCGCACCGTTCCTGAATGTGATAACCCCTAAAAGAAAAAAGCCCCAGTGATGAGGCTTTTATATTTTTGCACATGTCCTGTGGACTTCTACCAAACAAGATAGTAGACTTCACATTGCGCCAGGATGGGCCGCTAACCCTAATCCTGGCCAGCACCAGCACTACCTTATGCAAGAAGGATAGGCACCAGTGAAGATCCGTAACATGCTCATAGAGCATAACGGAATTCTACATGATCTCATCCGCTTAGGCAACCCTTCCCCTTCTCAACTCCCGGTAATGCTGGCCCCCAAAGCAGCGAAACGGCCCTGCGGCCTGCAAAAACTGAGGATTGAACGATGAAAGATTGGTTCAATAGTGACCACATCATCCCGCTCTGCAAAGACGGTAGCAACAACATGGATAACCTAACGACCGCTTGTAAATCATGCAACTTATCAAAAGGCGGGAAGCTGATAGAGGGGTGGAGGCTATGAGTATCGAATGGTTACGATGGTATCATGGGACAGTTACCGACCCTAAGTTGGTTTTGATTTCCAGAAAGTCCTCTCATAGTCGGATAGCTGTCATTGCGGTATGGGCGGCTTTGCTAGAACATGCCAGCCAAGCAGAGAATCGCGGCGACGTTTCCCGTTTTGACGTAGAAACCATAGCTGTTGCTCTCGATGTTGATGATGATGTTGTCCGCTCCATCATGGATGCGATGACTGCCAAAGGTATGATTGTCGATGGGCGGTTGGCGGCATGGGAAATCCGGCAACCACGACGCGAGGACGGTTCCGCCGAACGGGCAAAAGCTTGGAGAGAACGCAAGCGAACGCAAGCGAACGCAAGCGAACGCACGGAAACGAAAGAGAACGCGGAAGAACAAATTAGAACGCTAGATAAAGAGAAGATAAGAGAAGAGAAGAACAGAGAAGAAAAAGAACATAAAACCTCACGCAAACGTGAGGATGATGTGTTTGAGACCGCGTTCTGGGTTCGCTATCCGAAAAAAGTTGGTAAGCAGGACGCAAGAAAAGCATGGGACAAACTGAATCCCAATCCCGATTTGGTGGAAACAATACTCGACGCCATCATTAACCAGGCGAAGGACAAAGAAACCAAGCAAGCCTTGGGAGCGTTTTTCAACCCTTGGCCTGATCCCGTTCGCTGGTTAAGCAACCGGAGATGGGAAGACGAAATCGACGCAACCACCACCCAATCCACCTTAACCACTCAAGGCCCGAAAAATGGACGAGAAACGGTTGGACAAATACAAGCCAGAACCGACGCTGCTTTCAAAGCTCGCTTCCAACGAGAAAACGAAGCATCTCAAGCCATCTGCACCGAGCGAGATATTTCACATCTCGGACATCGAGTTACGTGACGAGGTGATGTATATGATCTGGGCGCAAATGACTAGAAACTACGGCAAAAAGTGGATAACGGAATTCGGAGAATTCTGTGATGAGGATGGCAACGTAAGCCCTACCGTTACTCACTGGGCGCAGATGCTTTCCCGGATACCCCTAACCCGAATCGAGCGCGGCATGACCAAATGCGTCCAAGAACGTAAGTCCCCCTTCCCACCGACCCTTCCGGAATTCTATGCCCTGTGCGCCAAGGAGCCGTGGGAATGAACCCTGAGACCCCGAAAGAACTGGCGCAGTACCTAGCGCGGGATGCCGAAGCGGTCTGCCGCGCACTGCTAACTGATGGTAAGCGTGACGGCAACGAGTGGGTGGCGCTGAACCCCTCTCGCGTTGACAAGAACCTGGGCAGCTTCCGCATCCTGCTCGTCAACGGAAACAAACCTGCCGGATTCTGGAAAGACTTTGCGACTGATCAGAGTGGAGACCTGCTCGACCTCTGGTGCCTCGTGCATAGCTGCGATCTGGGTGAAGCAATGCGCCAGGCCCGGAACTTCCTGGGGATGGCTCCACCGCCGATCCTGAGAAAGTCTACCAAGACCTACGCCAAGCCCAAACGGCCCCCGGCCAGCAAGCCTGCACAAACCAAATCACTGGTTGCCCGCTACTTCTCGGGACGCGGGATTACCGAAGAGACTCTCAAAGATTTTCACATCCTTGAACAGCCGAATAGCTGGAGCAATCACCCCGATAATCCGGCTGACATCGTCTTTCCCTACCTGATTCTCCAGGATGGGAAGCTGGAATTGTTCAATAACAAGTACCTAGCGATCAAGCGCGAAGCGGACGGTAAAAAAATCACTCGACTGGAGAAAAACGCTCGCCTGGGGTTGTTTGGCTGGCACCTCATTAAGCCGGATTCCCGTAAGGTATTGATCACTGAGGGAGAGTGTTTTCCGGGGAATGCCGAGATCCTAACGCCGGACGGGTGGGTGAGTTTTTCCGATTACCAGAGCGGCGCAGTGGCTCAATGGTGTGTAGACGGAAAGATCGAATTTGTCGATCCTGTCGCTCGAGTAGAAAAACCCTGGAACGGGTTGTTAATTCAGAGAAAATGGCGCGGTTTTCATTCAGAAACAACACCTGACCACAAGATTGTTTCGATGGATGGTCGCGGACGTATCTACACACATACTGCCCATGACGGTCCTGCGGGTTATGGGCACAAGATTCCAAGATGCGGCATTGCTGATGGACCAGGAATTCCATTAACAAACCAACAGTTAGCGTTATGTATCGCGATTAGCGCTGACGCTTCCATCGATCAACGAAATGGACAATCACCAAGAAATCCACCCAAGGAGATGCGTTACGCTAGGTTTGCATTCAAAAGGCAACGCAAAATAGATCGTTTGCGTAAATTGCTTACTGAATGCAGGATCAAGTGTAGTGATAATGCGATAACAAATGGATGCCAATCTATTTGCTTAAGTATTCCTGACTGGGTTCCTGGTCGTTTTTTACCATGGAACTGGATTTATCAAGCAAATGCGCAGCAGCGCGAATTCATGATCGCTGAACTCACGCATTGGGATGGGAATTCTGTTCCAAACCGCAATATGACTGAATACGCCAGCAAGTATTTTGAAAATGCGAGTTGGGTTCAGACTCTTGCGCACACGTCTGGACGCTGTTCAAGCATCGTTGATCGTAAAAATACTTACGGAGAATGGTTTAAGGTTACGATTTTAAACGATAAAAAAACTTCGTCATGGCAAAATTACAAAGAGCATACACGGAAAATTCCGTATGACGGAATAGTGTATTGCGTTCAGGTTCCTTCTGGAATGCTTCTTGTTCGCCAAAATCGACAGATTACGGTTACAGGAAATTGCGATGCGCTGACTTGGCATCAAATCGGTGCGGCGGTACTCAGCGTTCCAAACGGGGTGAGTAGCGGGAAAAAGAAGCCTGGTGAAGATGAAAACGACTGGCTGGAAATCGAAGAATCCCGGTTGGCCCGCTTCGATGAAATTTTTATCAGCTTCGACATGGACGCGCCTGGACGGGAAGCGGCTCCGAGACTTATTCATCGTCTGGGCCGGCATCGCTGCCGATTGGTTAAGCTCCCGCACAAAGACGCCAACGAGTGTCTGCAACAAGGTATGACCGCCAAGGACTTCGCTCAGTGTCTGCGGCAAGCGGAGTACCTGCGGCCCGAAGAGTTTATTACCTTCCAGGAAGGGATAGAAGTCGTCAAGGCCACCCGGCGACAGAACGCCGAACGCGGCGGCATCCCCGAAGGTATGATGTTGCCCTGGAGGAAAGCTACGAAATTCTGGATGATTCCCAGTCAACTCACAGTCTGGACGGGTTACTCTGGTCATGGAAAAACCACACTGGTCAGCCATGTTCTGATGGCCGCGATTCCCAAGGGCGAGCGCATCTGCATCGCCAGCTTGGAAATGACCATCAACGACACCGTGGATCGCATGTGCAAGCAGGCCACCGGACGCACTGACCTGAGCGATGCAGAACTAGATAAGCTAGGCAACCTTATCGAAGACCGGGTCGTGGTGTACACCCACATCGGAACCTCCAACTTGGATACTATTCTGGAAATATTCCTCTACGCTCGACGCCGCCACGGCTGCACACAACTAG